CATTAATTTGCCCTGTTATATATGCATTTTTTGATAGTGACTTCCTTCACAGGGCAAACTATACTGCCCAGAATTTAACTTATGTTTTTCATTTTATATGTACCTTAAATGATACCACATGCACTTGCAATCATTGCAATAATTGCAAGGAACAAGATGCCTCCGAGCAAGCTACCGATACCAGATTTGGTAGCATCTTTTCCAAAAAGCAGTACACAAACAATGATGATTAGCAGGATAACAATCATTGATTTTACCTCCCTTTTTATTAATAATATTTGTATGCATCTTTGTCAACACTTACGTCAATGACATCTCCATATGTGATGTCAGGATTTGCCATCAAAAATCTGCCAATTGCTTCTTCCATTGAGTATGCCTCTGTATCGTACCATTCTGTGGTTCCGTTGATGTTAACGTACTCGATAAGATAATAGCCATAATTGTATTCTGGCTCATCACGAGTAGCGTTTTCAAAATATTTGTCAATGTCAAACAGAGAATCATATCGCACAGGTGCTTCCACATAATCGAATTTGTCATTCTCCGTTGTGCGCTCAAGGATTTTACATGCCTCCTTAATGCTTCTTTCCATTTCAGAAAGAATGACATATTCACTTTTTGTATGTGCTTTGTAATAACCACAAGAAAGATTTACTGCTGCACAGCCAAGAGCGGGAGCGATTTCACAGATATCAGAATAAGATCCATACGCTGTTTTATAAAATTCCTTTGTAATAAAGTCCTCGAACTCATCATTTGCACAGGAATAAAACACTGCATCATTTGCGTTGGCACGATCAAATTCAATAATGTAATTGAACTCAAGATTTCTTGCCAGCTCAGAGTCTGCAAACTTACTTGAGCCTACGCAACCAACCTCCTCGTCCTCGCAGAACAGAACAGAGCAGTTAAACTTTTCAAGAATCTTGAAAATCATGTAAACGCCACATCTATCGTCACCTCCGATTCCGTTAGGGCTTGAAACTTTATTGTTCTTTTTGCTATACATGAACATATTAGGAAGCTTTTCATGCACAGTGTCAAGATGTGCAACCAGCAGCACAGGGAATTTCCCTTGTGCATACACATATCCATCTCTATTAAGGATTGTTCCATGAGTCTTTTGCAACTTCTGTCTCACATGATTCTTTAGACTTGTTTGAGACATCTTGCAAATTTTTTCAAATTCTTTATTCATAATTATTTTACTTCCATTAAACCGCTTCGTCAATTTCTGTTTCGTTCTCAAGGATTTCTCTCAGGCAATCTTCACAGTACATTTTTCCTTTGTGTTCTCTCAAATTGTTGTTTCTGAAGCATTCTCCACACTCTTCACAGCAGTTATAATATGCATCACAGCAATCATCACATACATATTCCCCTTGAGATTCAACATAATTCATACGCCCTCTTGGATGATATTCTCCACATTCAGCGCAATACCCATAATATTCGTCTCTGCAATCTTCGCAGACACAAATTTCATAGCCTCGTGAACTGTGAACATATGTCCCTTCGCCAACGAAATACCCCCCACAGTCCTCGCAATAGAAGACACAATCTCTGCAATAAGGTTCTCCATCAACATAGATTAAATCATCTTCATCGACATATTCGCCGCATTTGGTACATTTAATTCCGTTATGACAGCAAGAAATATTATCTTCGCAATCATGCTCATAACCACATTCAATGCAAATTGGTGCATGTCCAACAGTAATGCAATTATCGTTGTCGTTTCCTTTAGGGCGGCTAAGAGTGCAATTTTCAAAGTTATCGTAATCTCTATAATGAGTGCCTTTAGACGCAATATATTTACCTGCTTCGTTAGTTCCCTTGCTTACAGTCCAGAAGTTCGGGAAATCAAAAATTTCAGACATGATTTTCTGAACAATTGCTCTGAAAGCGGTGTAGCCGGTGCTGCATCCATCATTGTCTTGCGGATAAAGTCTGCCCTGAATCAGTTTGCCTTCTCCCCAATGATACATCTGACGGTTAATCTTTGGTTCATTCCAGAAATCGTTTCCATCATAAAATGCATCCACAGTGTAAAACACCATAGAAGGAGAATCGAGCATGTAACTAATAGTACCAGAAGAATACATTCCTCGATAACTATTAGGCATGTTTCTTTTGTTTTGCTTATCAATTGTATGACAGCTTGCCCAGCTATTGCCGAAGCTCATTGTGAGATAATCAAGAGGATTTACAGAAAGAATAGTATGCCTTGTAATCTTGAGCGGATTGAGCGCGTCAGCATACTTTGCAAACTCCCTATTGTACTCAGGATGCTTGCTAATACCAATGTAAGCAAGAAGCTTATTGATAACACGACTCGTCTTCTGCCCGTCATGTGCATGAATTTCAGGACAAATTGCGTTTAGCTCATCAGCAAGTTCGCTATCAATATACTGACAAGTATAGGCTGGAATTTTAATCAAGAAATTAAAAATCTTTGTTGGGTATTTCTGTCCATACAGTGAAGCTTCTTTCTTCATGTTTTCGGGCATAAAATTATTTTCTTTTACATATATGACAACATCATCATCAATCACCCATGACTTGAATCTCTCCAATGCATTACGATCAGTTACACGTTCAAAATCATGGCTGAATACAATCATGAATTTGCCTTCCAGATAATTCGGATGCTTCTTAAATGCAGCAATCAGGTCTTTCTTGTTGTTTGCCCATGTGTCAATGATTTTGTTCAGTGCCCTGTCCGTATACTCATAATCATATTCATCAAGCAAGTGCTTCATCTGGTCAAGAAGAGTTTTTCTCTCTTCTTCAGTAATGATATTACTTACATCCATTTCGTTTTCTCCCTCCTTTTCCTCCAACAGATCAAAATAGTTTGCATTTACCCAATAGCCTTCACCGTTTCTTCCTTTAACAAAAATGTTTTCGTCAGTATATTTACTAATCTCTATAACACGCCCCCTCCAACCGTTTGTTGTGACGCCATAAGGAGCACCACTATCCGACCAATGCACTGTAGCATCTGTCAAATCTTTCTTTATAGCTATTAAGCTCTTCCTGAAGCTCTCTGTTTTTGAACTGGAGCATAGCCTTTTCCGTTTCAAGCTCGTCATTTCTCATCATGGCAGCATCGTAATCTTCTCTTGACACACCGTGCCGTTTCATTTCAATGATACTTGCGGAAATAGCGGCTGCGTTATAACCCATTTCAGAGATGTAACAAAACTGCTTTCCATTTCCTGTGTGATTATGTGGAGCTCCACCACAAGTTTTCTGTCTTCCAGCAATCTGATTAGTAAGGGATGCATAACCAATGCCATAATAATTAGCCGCCTCTCGCGCCGACTTGAACACTTCTCCAGTCGTAATACACATGACCGCTTTCCCTTTGTGAATGTCTTTGTTTTCAGGGGTGATATCGTACTTTGCGCGGCTAACAATAACGTTTCTTTTCATGATGTGAGCTCCCTTTCTGCCTTATAAGGCTACAATTTTGTGTTGTTTATGTTATATTAAATGATTCCGTTGTTTTCAAGCTCTCTTTTTGCTTCTGCATAAGTGTCTGCTGTGCAATAAAAGCTACCATTCACGAATACTGAATAGTAGCCTTTGGTGGGGATTATTTCAATTTTCATTTACCTTACCTCACCCTTACACAAAGTTCGTTATCATAGAAGCCGAAGGCAACAACCTCCTTCTTTATTCTTTGAGCAAAGCCCTTAATGATACCCGCGATAGATTCCCATCGTGGGCATGATAAAGGTTTCGCTTATTCAGTTCTCCATTCACCAACGAGATTTCCGTTGCTGTCAAAGAGGCAACCATTTTTATATCCGCATGTGATTTTTGCCGGGATTGTGCGCAAGATTTTTTCAAGTTCGTTTGCGAGTGCATAGTTGTCCATGAATGCATCTTTGCTTTCGCTTTTGAATGCATCATTACTTGTGTAGACTTTTACTTCAAACATAATTTACCTTCCCTTCCTTTCCATTTCTATTGCAATATGTGACATTGCAATTGCGTTGGACAGCGAAATGATGATGCCGATAATTGCGAAGAATGGAGTGATTGTTGCGCATCTCCATGCAAGCACTAATGTAAGAAGCACCGCAACACTCAATGCCGCGATGCACATGCACACGTTTTTCATTTGCCTTTTTCCTTTCTCTTACTTGTCGAGCCAATTAGCAATCAAGCTATGGCAGATATTGTCCATCTGAATTTCGCTTGTGCAACGTTTCAGTTTTGCCTTTGTGCGTTCCGTAACAGGAACTCCAAAATCTTCGAGCAGTTTCAGTTTCTCTTTATAATAGGCTTTCATTATTTGAAACTCCTTTCTCTTGATGTATGCAAAGCCCATAATAATACCCGCGAGCTTTCGCTCGTGGGCATGGGAAGCAGGGCACTTGTTAGTCAGTCCCGCTTTTCGCTGTAGCTTCTCCTTTAACACGGTTTTCGGTGGACTTTCGCCCCCCTTGCTATGAGATTGAAATGACTTGCTTTCGCTCGTCTGGAATGGGACTTTTTTGGATAAATCCCCTAGAACCATCTTGTGGGCAATAATCTTAATCAAAAAACACTCGCAAGTGCTCACTTCTAGCATTTTGCCCATAAAGTGAATATGTTTGTTGCACATATTCAAGCCCTAAGAGTCTAAGCCACTCTCACTCTTTGCTGACTGCAATAAGCTCGCAGTCGTTGCTCTGTTGATATTCTTCCACCGTCAACAGTCGGAGACGTGGTGCTTTATGGATTGTTAGGATACGCATGTCAATGCTCACTTGGTGTAGATATGCTCATCCCCATCGAAAGAGATGGTATATTCAACACCATTATCTTCTACCAGTTCGGCAGACTTGATTGTTCGCAGTCTGACATACTTGCCATATGCCACAAACAAAGCACATATCACCACAAGAGCGAGTATGCGCATGATGTTTTTTTTCATAACATTGTACCTCCTACTCTTCTTGTTCGGACTAATGCGGCAACTTGGTTCAGTGTGTTCACACTTATCCACTCACGCCACGTGGAGGCGTTGCCATACGATAATTTTGTACTGCTGGAATTAAGCGGCAGCAGCGGCTTTCTTCTCAGCCTTGCGCTTCTCAGCAGTCTTTGCGCGGCGAGCCTTACGACGCTCTTCCTTCTCTGCTTCCAGCTCTTCCCATGTCTTGGCATTCTGCTCTGCCACGACAGCGCCCATAGCCTGCTCAATCTTAGAGCGGAAAGCGTTGAATGTCACACGAGTATATACAGTCGTGCAAGAGTCCTCCAGCTTCTTGAGCTCTGCGAGTTTAATCTTTGCCGCCTCATACTTTGCGGTCAAGTCTGCTACATATTCCTCGCTCATGCCGTCATTGACCTCTTTGAGCTGGTTACGATAGTTCTTGACGATGCTGTCCTGCTTGAGGGCTTCCCCGGCGAGCGGCTTCTTGGCTGCGATGACACACCCTGCGAGCACGTCAAGCATAGCCTGATTCTTGCATACGGCGTACCCGTTGACTTCACCGATGCAGTCAAGCATCATCTGAATCGCTTGCATAGCGTTGCTGGTGAGCTTAGAGTCCACGTGTGCAGACTCACCCTCATGCGCCACATTGTGACGAGCGGCGGCATAGCGATAGAGCGCTTCATACGCGATAGTCTCTGCGAACTTCCAGCTTGAGAACTCGTCAACACCTACGAGTTCGGCAGAGAGCTTCGCCTTGCTGGAATTGGATACGGTCATGTTGTCCATGAGCGCGATAGCGATAGTTTTCTTCATAATAAACCTCCTAAATTGTGGTAGGTCACAACCCATATTTTTATGGTACTATGTACCACTATCTAAGAATATACTAATGTTTATTCTCACATAGTAGCACACAATACAATGTATTATGTGCTAATGGTCTATAATGTGTATATTGTCACTAATATTTATACAATACCCATTCATACTGTCACTATGAATATACACACATTAACCTATCACAATATAGTCGGATATCCCCTATATTTATAGATACTTGCCACATATCGCCCTCGCCTCATCATTATATAATATCCTAATGACTGTACTTTTGCCCTCTTAAAAGTGTCTATATTGCCATGTGGGAACGGTATAGTCATACTACTCCTCTTAATTAGTAGACTATTACAGATTATGCTCATATGTACAGATATAGTCTTTTTTAAGACAGCATTTTCCACTTGAGCAGCCTTTTTGTGGAAGGTTATGGAATTTTCAAGGAACACATTTAAGAATCACAAGAACAGCTTTTTCAAGCTATAAAGTCGGCACGCTTTTTCAAGCTTTGATTTTTTCGAAATTTTCTTGTTCCTCTTTGCACTCTTAGAATACTACTACCACATAAAAAAGTCAATAAAATATAGATTTTGATGAATTATTTTTTTATAGCAAAAAATATACTATATATAGTGTGTCGGGGATACTTAAAACTACAAAATGTAGTGTTTTTTGCCCGAAGACTATAGGGTAGTTTAATTACACACTGACTTGAAAATACACAAATTTCCTTACAATTGCACCTGCAAAATTACCGCAAAATTACACATAAAAAATGTTCGTAAATATATGCAACTTTTTTTTATAAACATATTGTTGTTTATACTTCATTAGTAAAAATAATCTACAAAATCACATATAAAAAGCATGTATATATTAATATGAAACCACTCAATTAACACATTGTCGTTTTATTTATAAGCATCCGCATATAAAAATGATGTTTAATTCATGTAAATGCTCTTTATAAATTCATAAATGTTATAACAATCTATAAACCTATTATTTATTTTATTAGATGATATATAATATATATTAATATAATTAAACAGCACATCTCTCATTAAACTATTGCCACCCGCTACGCGGTCGGCGCCAAGAAGCGTCTCGCTCGCTACGCTCCCTCAACTCACAGCTTTTCAGCTAAAGCTGAAAATCTGGATTAATCATTACTCGTTTTTATATTATTATAGGGGGTTGACAAGTAAACGTTTTGATGGTATATTAGCCACAGTACAAAATTATTTTATATAATATAATATATATAATTATATATAATATAATGCTCGTATATTTTGTGAACATTTTATGAACACGAAGAAGTGCTTCATGCTACAGATAGAGAATAAGGATTTTACGAATAGCATGTGTTTGAGCGAAAAAGTGTTTCCTTTTTGAGGAGAAAAGTTTCCTTTTTGAGGAGATATGTAAACATATTGTGAATTAGAAATGAATGAAATGTAAATAAAACGACTTTTGTTCATAAAAAAATAGCGAGAAAGGACGATGAAAATCCGCATGAAAGAATCAGAAGATGTAGTCTTAGGTACGTTAAACCAAGAGACAGGAGAATTTACACAAATTGATGGCCCCGGTGAATGGAGAACTTATAAGCAGATAGAGTCGCAAGCAAAATATACAGCAAACAAAGAAAAGCAAACTTTTAACTCTGATTTTACATGGATTATTTTTGAGTATGGGAAAAGATTGCTGCCAGAAATCAATGACAAAAGTCTTGTTAGATTAATCTATCTATCCACCATTTGTGATTATGATGGGTGTTTGCCACCAAAGAATGTTATAAAGCAAAAGCTTAAGCTCTCAAACAAATATTGGTCTGTGTTCATCAAGGATATGACTAAGAATAATATCATCATAGAAAAAGATAATTGTTTATATTTAAACAGAGATTTTTTTGTAAAGGGTAATTTGCAGGGGCTGCAAAAAGACGCAGACCATACTAGGCTATTTTGCAACTTCATTAGAGAAATTTATGACGCATGTGATAATGTTCAAAGCATTACGCAAATTTCCTATCTCTACAAACTCATTCCTTTTGTGAATCGTAGAACAAACATTGTATGCTACAATCCAAAAGAGCAAGATCCAGAAAAGGTCTACCCTATTACGCTTGGGGAATTCTGTGACATGATTGGGTATAGCCGCAAAAATGCACGAAGGCTTGTTAGTGATTTACTTAGTCTAAAATGCAATGGCCAAAATCTAATTGGATTCTTCGTTACAAATCTGAATCAAACTTCTTGGAAGATTATTGTTAATCCTCGTATCTATTATGGTGGGCAGAATGACAAGATATATAAAGAGCAGATTGCTCTACTGACAGATTATAATACACAAGAAGCGTTTGATGTAAACAATACAAAATTATAGGAGGGATAATTATGGCGCAACTTTATAAGATGACACTATATGTATGTGACTTAGAAAATAATTTATCTTTGGATGAAATCAAAACTTTAATTGATCAAGATGCATTGAATGGAGTTGCTGTAAATTGTGCTTGCCATTTTGCAGATGAACAGACTGGCCCACAAGTTGAATGGGACGATGACATTGACCTTAATTATATTGATTGCCCCACTTCTGCTTGGGAAAAATATTTTAAGTAAATGAGGAGTAGGTTAATATGGACAATGAATTTGGACGTTATGCAGATATGATTTACAGTCTAGTAATTTCTCCAATGAATATTATGATATGGCAAATACTCAACGGCTAAAATTCCTGAATAGAGTGCTTGAAATTCTTGGATATTATGCTGGATATGATGTGAAGGAGGATTAAATTATGATGACATTATTATTGCTTAGAAGTGTAATTGGAGTAATATTTGTAATTGGATTAATATTTGCTTCAGGATATATAGGTTTTTATTTGAATTCTGATTCCAAGTCTGATAAGCCAATAGGCGTATATAAAATCATATTTAAATATGGTATTTGTTACCCTGTTCAAGTTTTTAAACTGGCAAATTCTACATATAATGTGATTGGTTCAGTTATTTTAACAGCATTAAGTCTAATAGTTTATCCCAGTTTTGCTTTCGTTAGTATTCTACTACTAATTGTCCTAAGTGTATTATTCGGATTTGATTTGATATTTAAGAAAAAGGACAAGGAGAGTTAATGATGAAAGACGTCTATAAGGTAGAAATTTCTGCTAAAGATTATCCTATAAGTTGCACTGATTTAACTATTGACTTTAATAAACCAATTAAAACAGAGGAAATTATTGGAAATACGAAAGTCGCTTTGATCAGTTCAGGAGATGTAGTATGGATGGGCTATGATGGAGACACATATAAACTAGGAGATAAATATAAAGATTTTAATGCAATTATATCTTGTGTATATTATGAGCCAAAGCCATGGTGGAAATTTTGGAAGAAGAAAAAAATATTTGGATATGAAATTATGTTTCTATAAATTATAGGGGGTATTTTGAACTATGTTTGAACTAACTAAATCATTTAAGGACTACACACTCTACATCAATTTAAAGACTTGCCGCTTGCAATTAAGTATCGGTTCCAACGTGCATTTAGAGGCTGGGCGGACTATGATGTTCTTAGTATGGACACATGGTTTATGGAAGTAATTCCACAAATGCTACAATATCAGCGAGATTGTAAAGTTAGTACACCAGTTTTGGATGTTGACGCAAGCTATGAAGAAAATAGAGAAAAATGGGATCAGATTCTTGATAAAATGATTTTTCTATGTCAAGAAATGAATGAAGATACATGCTCAAAGAAAAATGAAGTCACTGAAAATTATGTCCGAAATATTAAAAATGGACATGAAGCAAAACTTGATGATGAAATGTGGTGGGAGCGTCAGCAGGAAATTGATCAATATCGTCAGCAGTGTCTTGAATCATTTTTTAAATATTTTACAAAATATTTCCATAGCCTATGGATCTAAACTTGAGGAGGAATTAAAATGAAAACATTTGTTAGAACTACGCGAATTACACCAGAAGAGAGAGAGTCACACCTTTGGTATGATCCATTTTATAAAACATGGACAATGGAAACGAACATTCCAAAGCATTTTAATAAGGCGCTAAAAGTTGGATGGGAACCAATTTTGCAGGGAGTATATGAAGATGGTACTGTTTGCTGCATGACACTTGTTGCATCAGAGCGCGGTATTACGATTAAGACTCCAAAGAAGCGTGAAATGAGCGAAGAGCATAAGGCAAAGCTTTTTGGCACAAAAAACGTAGATTTAGACGATAATTTTGAAGATGAGATTTAATATGTATAGTTACTATACTTAATCATTACAACATTAAAAAACATAAATATATATGATAAAAATCACACATTTTTTTAATTTGGAGGAAATAATATGATGAGCAACAAGGCAACGATAGAAGATTTTGCGAGAATGTGCCATTCTTATCACGATTGTATTGACTGTCCATTGCATGACGAAGATGTTCTATGCATGATGGATGATGCACTTGTAATGAATGATTTTTCTAAACTTGATTATATGAATAATGCAGTATATGAGTGGTCTACCGCCCATGATTAAAACAAAGGAGATTGAATAAATATGTTAAATTGGACAGCAGAAGATATTGAGTATCTGAGTAATGTGATGTTGAAGCCATATACAAAAGCGCTCACAGAGGAAATGGCAGCGCACGATGATAAATCTTATGAGGTTTGTAAGAAGATGATACTACAAATGGCGGATTTAGTTAAACTAAGAATTAAAGAGTTAAATTACAATGAAACCAGAGACAGAATGTTCTTTATGACGTTACTTTGCAATGAATTTGAATTTGATAAAGATGTGCTTGATAAGGTCTATAAAGAATATTGCGAGAATTTTGATGCACTTAATAAACATCTGATTACAGAGGAGGATGGAGAAGATGAATAAGTCATGTGAATATTGTCAATACAATGGGCCATATGGATCCATTATTAATCCTTGTGAGCATTGCCCAAACAATGATTTTATGATTAATGGCACATTCCCAATTGTACAGCCACTTCGTGAAACAACAGATCATGTAACCAATAAAACTTACATAACCGCCACTACAGGTTGTAGAACGAACAGTAACGGTGCGAAAATTAATGATGTATTTGCAACTGATCTACCGACTGCAGACGAATACCGTAAATCTATTGGCGTTCCATATGATTATCAATATGAATGGTCAGAACCAAAGTATATTTGTCCAAAATGTGGCGGTGGAATGTGCAAGGATAAAACTATGGTTCTTGCAAGTAACCCTCCTCAATATAAATATCAATGTAACAAGTGCGGACATGTGGAATATCAATTTGGGTGAGGTGCATTATGAAGAAGAAAATTAATTGTCCAGCGTGTGGTGGGTCTGGTTTTGTGGCAAAGTTTAGTAGCTACTCTGTTTGGAGTGAACGTTGTGAACAGTGTAATGGAACTGGTGAAATTGCAGTCCCTTTTACCATTGGTGATAAAATTCGCAGTATGAGTGATGAAGAGATTGCAATATGGTTGAATGCACATGTCACTGATACAGTATGCGATCTTGTTTGTGGCAATGATTGTGAAGCAATGGCGACATATGATAAAACGTTTGATGAAGTGTGTAAAGATCTGATAAAGAAAAAACTTACGAAGGAGTGGCATTAATGATGAAGATTGGTTATATTCAAGAATATGATTTGGAGCTTAATCCCCATTTGACTGAAAGATTTAAATTTAGAGAAGCGTCTTTTACTAGAAGAATTTCAAGTCGAGGCGATAGAGTTTACTCGAAGATGCTGTTGTATCCCGTTGATTATGAAGAGATCGTCGATAATGCTAATATTATGAAGAAGAATAGCAAAATTATTCTAGTTCATGAGCCATTTTTACTTGATGATGAGCTAAGAGAAAAAGTTGTTCGTTGGGTTGAATGGGCGAATCAGGCAAAACCTAGTGAGTATGACCCATTTGCAAAAGATGATTAACAATGACTGGTCTGACATACAAAGAACTTAGAAATCTTAATATGACAACAAAACAAGTAATGTTGGGAAAAACTCCATCAATCCAATATAAATGGCATACAAAAAATGGCAATTATGTTGCTGAATTTAAAATTTGGGATTGGTGGGATGGTAAAAATATTAGCGATCTGGAGATTAGTGAAAATTATAAAGGACTTGGGTTGTCCTATCAACTTTTAGATTATGCTACAAAAAGATGTGGTGCGAAAAATTTAGCCGTAAAGAAAAGCAACATTATAGCAAAACATGTTTATGATAAGTACGGATTTCAAGTCACAGATGAAGATAACGCATATTATTATATGTCGTTAGTGGACTGCAATTGGACAGGTAATAGAAGTATTGAGCAGGAGGGTTAACAATGACTAAATATGTCGAACTGAAAACGGCTATTGATGCCGTCAATGACGTTTACTATGATACACCGGATATAAATTTGTCCGTAGACAAACTTGAAGCTGCTTTGCTGGGTATCCCTGCCGCTGACGTTGCACAGGTGGTGCATGGAATGTGGGAAACTAATTCAGACAGGCCAGATACACTAATTTGTTCTGTATGTAAGTGCTGGTTTGATATGTGGAAACACGACCCACATAACTATTGTCCCAACTGCGGTTCAAAAATGGATTTGGAGGCGTTACAATGAGCGAATGGAAAACAGTTGAAAGAAAGCAGTTTAATATTCTGTGCGGTAATGCACAACTATTAGAGTGTCCACAATGTGGTACATTATCAGTTGTAGATTTTGCGTATTGTCCGGGGTGTGGTAAAGATATGCATATCCCTGAAGACAGGCGTTTTAAAATGCGTATTGATTCAAATAAGTGCCAATATGCTTGTGTGATGCAATCGTATGTGCCTTTAACAGAATCTGTATATCTTAAACCAGAAGATATGCCAAGTCTTCATGATCTTATAAAAGAAATGTATAAGTATAAAGAAATGTATGGGATGTGATAAATATATGCAAATGATAATGTATGCTGAGGTAAGAGAAAATGGTGCATGGAAAAAGGTTGGTAATCTTTTTCCAAGCGCATTTATTGAAATGAATGATAAATTAACTGATAGGGTTTGTGATGAAAGAAATATTTTCTTATATGAGTTATTTGGTTGGGTCACAAATCAACTAAATGGTTATACAGTAATTAATCCAATTAGTGAGTTGCGAGGATTGCCAGATGATGCATCTGATGCAATTTCGAGTAATCATTATTTTCGTTTTGGAGGCTTTGCTTCATATGCAACTCTTGATGAAATACTTAATTACAATTGGGATGCAACAATTTCTCATGTGGGTCGTATTCCTGAGAAGGCTTATGTGCATTGGAAGAGAGATGGTGTCGCCCCGACTCGTTGGGATAGGAGCATTTCAGGAGAAGACAAAAAGATAATTACTTCTTTTGTTATGAATGGCATTTTGGATGAGAGCATTCCAAGGGACGAAGGTATTAAATATTATGTTGTTGTTGAATATGATCCAAAGACTTGTAGGGAATATTGTAACTTTTTTTGTGACATTTCTCTCCCACTGCTGGTGAAACTTGTTCCACAGGGCGGCAATTATGAAGATGTGAGGGTTGTTTACACATTTGTTGATTAAATGCGCTTGACATTTGTAAGTTTTGTGATATAATGTGTTTGTTCGATAGGACAATACAAAATTATAGTAAGGGCGGTGATATTTATTGGCAAAGCAGCAAAAAAACCAAACTTATGTGCTAAAAATACATAGTGGGTATCTATCAAAACACAATTGGCATTTAGACTTTAAGTTAAGTGAGATTAGAAAGCAACCACAGATGGTTGTTAGTCTAGGGTCTTCTCAGGTTCTTAGATGGCTTGCAAAGTTGCAGAATAGAGAAAAAGATGATACAAGAGCTACTGAGATTAAGGCAGAGATTAAAAATGCAAAGAAAATGGAGAACAATTATGAAAATAAAACGAAGATTTGTTCCCTATATAATGAATTGTATCAAAAGCAATTCCAGCAGGATTATGTGATGCTTGTTATGGACTCTCCGGGTGATTATAGGTATGTATGCCAAAACAAATTTAGTATCACTATTGATTATGGCAATGGGAAAGAAGAAACAGTAACCTATGTTCGTCTTCTTGGTACGGCGGGATCTATAAAGAAGAGCACAATCATGTTCATAAATGAAGACATGCATGATGAGATTATGCGCCGTATTAATAATGGACGTTATTTGGGGCCAAAAGTTGATAATAACAACAATCTTCTGGAGCCTGTTAAAATTTACAATGGGATGGAACTTAATTATAAGTTTATTCCAGCAAAATTATCTGCATATTTTGCACTACAGTGCTCTGCTAGTATTACAGTAGGTTCATTTACGGATCCTGAAAGACCTTGGCCAAGAGTTATTGTAGTCAAAGATGCAGAAACTCATTTTAATTATCCTGTAAGAATAGTGAAGGATACTGGTAATGACAAGAATCCTGATTGGCCAAGTGTTAGTGAGCCCCATGAAGAAAAGATTGACTATAATGTTTCTGACGGAATGGGGTTTATTTCCCCAGAAATGAGTTCAAAATGGGCTGAATGGTTAGGAGAAGGTACTGAGCCGCTCTCTGGCTATAATACTAGATGTGCATTTTTAAAGGGCATGGTGTTTACTGTCCCTTTTGTACAATTTGCGGAGGAAGTAGCACATACATATGAAATAACTGACGCATGGGGAGATAAACAAGATATTCGCAATGCAGATGTTATTTTAACAACTTCTATGTTAAAATTATGGGATTCTTATGCAGGATGTGAAGATTATTTGCGCAATTGCAAGGAAAATGACTATGATTTTTGTATAGCAAAGAGCGCTCCACGTGAATTGCGTAATGTTCACACTACAAACTATCAATATTTACAAGATTTTAGGTTTACAGATGAACAAATTAATGAATTGGTTGCTCCAACAGTAACGAAAATCAAAGAATGTCTTGGTTTAGATTGGAGAAAACTAATTTTATACATGTGTGGAACTGGGCTGGATGACAAAAATGTTGATAGTATGGATCCAATGTGTAAAGCAATTATGGCAAATCCTGAGCTAATTAAAGATCCTTATGTACGGTCTAAAGTTAGTAGGATGATACAAAAGCGCATCAGAACCGCTAAAATAGGTGTATTAGATATTGAGGGCGACTATGCAATTATAGGAAATGACCCATATTCATTGCTTCAAAATATGTTCGGGATAGAGATCTCTGGATTGCTTCACGCAGGTGAATGTTATCACAAGTATTGGAGCGATAAAGGAGTAAAAGAGATATGTGCGTTTCGTGCTCCAATGACATCCATAGAAAATGTTTGTAAACTAAATGTTGTTTCTAGTCCTGAAATGGAAAAATGGTATGGATATGTTAAAACATGCATGTTCTTAAATAGCTGGGACACTACTGCTATTAGATGCAATGGGGCTGATTACGACTCTGATACTTTCTTTACAAGCAACAATCACGTGCTTCTTGATGCATTTGAATATAAGCCAACATTAATGTGCGAACAAGATAAGATGCCAAAGAAAGTTCCTACAGAAGAGGATTTCGTTACATCGGATATTAATGGGTTTGGAGATTCTATTGGTAGTGTGACTAACAAGGCGACTAATATGATTTCTCTAAGAGAAAAATTTGATCCAGATAGTGAAGAATATAAGAGATTAACTTACCGTATTAGCACGATGATGAATTATCAGCAAAATGCCATAGATCGCATTAAGGGGGTTATTGCAAAACCTGTGCCAAAAGAATGGCTAGAGGCAAGAATGCATAAGTCAAAATCAGGTGATCCTCTGGAAGTTATACATGATAAAGAGATTGATGCCAGAATCGCTTCAAATATTAAGCCATGGTTTTTTATTTATAGGTATACTCAGTTAAAGTCAGAGCTTGATAAGTACATGAAGTCTGTAAGATCAAATTGTAAGATAAGATTTGGCAAGACATTAGAAGACTTGTGCGCTTCTGATAATAGAACAGAGGAAGAAGCAGCTTTTATTTATAACTATGAGAAGTACATGCCTGTAAGTAAAGCTCCCGGAACAATGAATAGGATTTGCGAAAAGATTGAAAACGAATTCCAAACGACTAATGTTTTGCCTGATGTTGAATTTGATCCGTCTATTTTAAAGAGTGATGCGCTTTATTCCCAAGAAGAATTTGAGGCAGTTAATGTATTGTATGATGAATATGGAAAAGCGATTGCATTGCTTTGTAAGAATAAACATAAAAATGATACTGATGGGCAAGACATAGAACTCGATATGTTGAGATGTAAACAGTCTTTTGTAGAAAGATGTTGTGAGGTTTGTCCAAACTATATGGCATTAACTAATATTATTATAGATGTTTGTTATAGCTCTAATAAAAGTAAATCTTTTGCATGGGATATTTGTGGCAATGAGATATTTAATAATGTATTGCATAATAGTGAAAATAAAATTCAGTTCCCAGTTAAAGATGAAAATGGTGACATAGAATTTTGCGGAAAGAAGTTTTCTTTATGTACTAAGAAAGTTGGTGATAAAACATGATGATATTTGATGAAGAAAAGTATGTAAAGAACTTGTTGCTTGGCAAAAATAAAGATGTAAAATCTGCTATTAAAAAGATTGGGTATATTACAAGATATAATGCTCAGGTTCTAGGAAAGGATGCAAATAAGAATTATAATTCTACCGTTGCATGGATGGTAAAGCATCAAGAAAACTTTGATGAATCTAGTTATTCAAATGTTATATCGAAGGCGGTTAAAAGCGCAAAGAAGAGAAAGCTGTATAAAATAGATGATATTGTTATTACTAAAATTGAACTTGAAAAGATACAATCATTAGACAACATACGAGCTGAAAAAATATTGTTTGTTCTTTTGTGCATGGCAAAGCAACAAGCAAAAATAATGGAGTGCTATGGGACTTCAGCCAATTTCACAGAAGGTCTTGTAAGGTATACTGTTACAGAGTTGTGTAAAATTGCTAGAGTTTCTGTCCCAGCAGACGATAGAGAATATATTTTACATTACATTCTTACTCAAGGTCTTATTAGTTGTCCTAAACGAAATGATACAAAATGCTTGTGGGTTAATTTTATTGATAAAGATGGGGAAGAAGTACTTCGTTTGAATGAGATTGATTGTCAAGAGCTTGCGTATGTATATCTTAACTGGAAGGGAAAAGAAAAATTCAAGAGATGTACTCGCTGCGGTAGGCTCATGAAAAGCAAAGCCAGCGATGACATATGCACTGCCTGTTCACTCTCCGTCTCTCTCCCACTGCAAATATGGTGCATTGATTGCGGTGAAGTAGTTGAGGTAAGCGAATTTGACTCGAAGACTTGTAGATGCAAGGATTGTCAGGATAAAGCAGATTATACGCCTATTGGCACAAAGATAGTTAAATGTATGGACTGTGGCAAAGATATTAAAGTAAATTCTAAAAACAATCGCACTCATAGATGCGATTGTTGTCAAAAAGAATACATTAAAAAATATGATAGGGTGAGAAAAGTGTTAAACATTAATAGAAAAGATATCGCAGATGGCTTACAGTGTATTAGCACAGGATTAAAAAGCTATAATTATACTTTTTATAGATTTAATAAAATTACAGAAAACGAAGCGGTAGAACTGAAGGGATTATTGAGTAATAGATACAAGGATTATATGATAGATGTTCGCGTAGACAATCAAGATTTTGTATTTTTTATTAGAAAAATTCCGTTTAACAAATAGATTACCCTTCTCGTTTACAATACAAAATTATAGCTTTATACAAAAATTATACACATTTATATACTGTTCTACTCAAAAAGTTGGGTCGAGAAATAGTTATATGGTATATATATGCTGGCACATGTATATATAAATTCTACGAAACGAAACGGAGGAATACCATGGAACAAGAACTATTAGTAGCAATTCCTGAAGCAGTAGCAAATTTGCACCTACCTTCACCGGAGTTAAGAAATTATTATAGAGACATTGAACATCGTGTACTCTATATTGACGAGCAGATTGATGAAAATCTTTTTGAATTGTCCAAGGAGATTATTCGTTGGAACAGAGAAGATAAAGACGTCCCAATTGAGCAGCGTCTACCGATCAAGATTGTGATAGATTCACCGGGTGGTGATGTGTCTGCTACATGGAGTTTTATTAAGCTTATGGAAATCAGCAAAACTCCTATTTGGACAATCAATCTATGCTGTGCCTACTCTGCTGCTGCAGATATCTTGTCTGCTGGCCACAAGCGTTATGCACTTCCGGGCACTTCTGTTCTGGTTCATTCTGGATCTTGTTATTATGGCGGAACACAAGAACAAGCAGAATCAATGAAAAAGTTTGGTGATAAGCTTACTAAGAGAGTCACTGAATACTTCCTTGGTCATACAAAGATTGATCCGAAGGTATATAAGAGAAAGGCTCCGTCTGACTGGTATCTTGATGAAGAAGAAGCATTAGCAAACGGAATTATTGACGAGATTATTACAGATTTAGATGTTCTGTTTTAAATTCGGAGGTATATATGGCAACTAAGAGAAAGAATGTTGTAAATGAATATGGGGACGTTCCAAAGAACATTGATGGTCATCCATTTTATGGTATTTTATTAGACGAGGAACAGAAAGAATTTGTAAATGCCATTTTAAATCCAGAAAAGTTAATTATTTTTGCAAATGCAAAAGCAGGGACTGGTAAGACTTTAATGGCAGTTGCTACCGCAAATCTTTTGGTTCAGCATAATGTTTATGATGGAATCGTTTATATAGTTAGTCCTGTACAGGAAGAAAAACTTGGATTTCTTCCCGGCAGTGCTGATGAAAAAATTTCTATTTATACTGCTCCACTATATGATGCTTTGATAAAGCTGGGGATTAACCCATATACTGCTGTTATTCAGGAGGGTGTAGAAAACCAAAAGAATGGCACTGGATATATTGATTGTATCTCTCACGTCTATTTAAGAGGATGTAACCTAGAAAATAAAGTGGTTATTATTGAAGAAACTCAAAATATGTATGTTGATGAGTTGAAAAAAGTATTAACCAGAATTTCTGATACATCTAAGACAATCGTAATTGGGCATAGTGGACAATGTGATTTGTACCATCATCCAGAAAATAGCGGATTTGTAAAATATATTGAGCATTTTAAGGACAAAGACTATGCACAAATTTGTGAGCTAAATACTAATCATAGAGGTATTGTCAGCTCTTGGGCTGATGAGCTTCAAGGATAAAAATAAAAGCAATAAAGGAGAAAAATGACTATGGCAGCTAAGATTCAGAGTAAGTATACAATTCAGGCAAGTGGGATCCTTCGTATTAATAATGACGAAGTTTTTGTTGAAAATGATGATACTGGAGATGTCGTATCACTATCAGAGCTCTTTGTAGATTTTGCAGATAAAGATGTTAAACTTAGCATTGCATATGGTGAGGAACTTTCATGAATGATGCTTTAAAGACTACAGAGATTAAATTATGTGGCTATTTAGACATTAATAAACATGATACACAGATAGAATTTCTTAGTGACGGAAAGACTGCTTCTCTATCAGAATTATTAAAAGAACTTGATGGTGAATTAATTACTTTAACCGTTACAAGAACTATTGACATCAGATAAAAAATACGAGAAAGGAAGATTACAATGATTTATAAACAGAATGATCTAGTTAAAATGGTTGCAAAGGAGTCTGGATATTACCAAGGGGCCGTAAAGGATATTTATAGAGGTACTTTTGCTGTAATTACTGATATTTTATCGCATGCGACGCCTGAAGATTTGCCAGTTATTAAACTATTTGAAGGGCTTAATATTGAGGCGAAGTTTTATGAGGGTAAGGAAACTATTAAGCCACGAACTGGTGAAAAGACGTTTAGTGAAGACCACATTTATCCACGTGCCAAGTTTACACAGGCATATCAACTAAAAATTAGAGAATTATGCAATGGAGAAGGCGAGGAATAATCCTCGTCTTTTTTATATAAGAGAAAGGACGAAGCAGATGGAAATAATTAATTTTAATCCTGAAAAAGAAAGCGAAGAACAATATATCTATAGAATTTGTTCGATGAAGCAATCTTCTGGGATGACATGGCAGCAAATTGCTGATATTATTAATGCTGCATTAGATCAAAATTTTGGCGAGAGTGCTTATCGCAAGAAATATCAAATGTTTCAACAGGGATTGAAGGCGTGTGAAAAACAGATTTTCTCTGATGACGAATATCTAAAGGAGATTCAGAGACAAACTGATGAGCTTTATAAAGCAAAAAAACAATTTCAAGATCAACGAAGAGAATATAATAAGTTGCTAACGAGTGATGCTAGAGCTGAACATCTGACTGAGAAATTAATTGAAGCAGCAGACAATTTAAGCTCAAGCAAATTATTAAATTCTAATAACGAGTCATTTGTTGAAGCAAAGAATGAAGCTGTTTTAGTTTTAACAGATTGGCATTATGGCATGGTTACTAATAATATTTGGAACAAATATGATGTCGAAACATGCGTAGAGCGTGTTAATGTTTTATTTAATAAGGCAATTAAGTATTTGAGGGCAAATAATATTAATAAGCTTCATGTTGTGCTTCTCGGAGACTTTATCCATGGGTGTATACATACTGGTGCGCGTGTTGCGTCAGAAGAGGATACATGCGACCAATTAATGGAAGTTTCTGAACTTCTTGCAGAGCTTATTAGTTCATTATCACAATACGTAAATTGTGTGTATGTCTACTCCACCTATGGAAATCATGCAAGATCTGTTCAAAATAAGAATGACAGCATCCATTCTGACAATATGGAGAAAGTCATCCCTTGGTGGATCAACCAAAGGCTTTCACAAAATGAGAAAGTTTATGTTTTAGACAACAATATTAAGGAGTTTATTTCATTTAACGTGCTTGATCACGATGTTGTTGCAGTTCATGGAGATCTAGAACGCTTTGGGAAGCTTGGCGTGGATATGCACACATTGTTTGGAAAAAAATATGGACTTGATGTCGAGTATGTATTTTCTGGTGATAAACATCATTCGGAAACAATTGACTCTTATGGAATTGACAATGTAATGGTGAGCTCTTTATGTGGAACTGACGATTATGCAAATAATAAAAGATTATATGCGAATCCTGCTCAAACTTTGTGTATTTTTAACAAAGAAGACGGTAAAATTTGCACTTATAATATTAAACTTTAAACAATACAAAATTATAAAGGAGAAATTTAAACATGGAACAAAAGACTACTAAATTAATTTTTTCACCCGGTGTCGCTAGACATTTACTTAAGATGGGCTGCACTATTTGTGACCTAAAGCCTTCCAAAGAAAATCCAAAGGACAAGACTGTCTTTATATTTGTTAAGGATGAAAAATTTGATGCTGCTATGGCAGAGATTGATGGACAAATCAAGGCAGCTAAAAATACAGCAGTAGAATAATTAATTCTGCTCAATAAGATACAAAGGAAGTGAGAATGGGATGGCAACTACTGCAAAGAAATCTGGAAGAAAACCGACTGCGGCAAAAAAAGCTGGTAAGCCAATTGTTGAAGAACCTAGCTACCTTTGTCCTTATTGTAATACGATGAAGAAAAGGTCTGAATACTATGTTAGTACAGACCCATTGGTAAAAACTGGAGTTACAAGCATGTGTAAGGAATGTGCAAAAAAAATTGCAAGGAATTATGATGCAAAAACTGGCCGATATGGAGATTGCACCAAGCAATCAATTATTGAGGCGCTTGAAAGATTGGATAAGCCATATTTTGAGGGTTTATTTAATTCAAGTTATGTAGAGAGTAATGACCCTAGCAATAAAAGTCTTCATTCAGATACATGGGAAGCATATATTAAAAATATTTGTTCATTGCCACAATATAGGACTTTAAGATGGCATGATGGTGATATAGCAAGTACATATATGGCAAAAGCTGAAGCGGCAGTTATTCCTGTAGAACAACAATTACAAAATAGCAAAAAATCAGAAGACCAAGAAGTTTATGAGACATATCAAAAGAACAAAGAAAGTGTTATTAGGTTGTTGGGCTATGATCCATTTGCTAGTGAGGCAGAGAATGATAAACCACTACTCTATTCCCAACTTGTTGGATATCTTGACATGGGTGGAGATAATGAGGACATGATGAGAAATAGCTCTGCTATTACCATTGTGCGTGGTTTTTTACAACAATCTAAAATAGATGATATGCTTGCAAAGTCAATGAAGAATATTGGTGCTAATAATAGAGCTGGTGAAATTAAATCATTGCTTGATTCTAAGCAAAAAATCAGCTCTACAATATCTCAATTGGCGGAGCAAAGTTGCTTAAGCTTAAAACATAATAAGAATCAGAGCAAGGGTGAGAATACTTGGACTGGCAAGATTAAAAAGATTAAAGAATTGAATCTTCGTGAAGGAGAAGTCAACGGATTTGATATTGCTACTTGCAAGGGGATGCAGCAAGTTATGGACTTGAGCAATGCATCTATTCTAAAGCAACTCGCGCTTGATGAGTCTGAATATTCTGACATGATTGCAGAACAAAGAAAACTTGTTACAAAGTTAACGACAGAGAAAAATAGTTATCAAGAAATAACTAGAATTTTATTAAGAGAAAATTTAGATTTGAGAGATACTTTGTCTGATAATGACTTGTTAGATGAAGAGAATCTAACAGATTTAGAAGACCTATTCTCTTCATTTGGAGATGTTGTTGAAGATGATGAAGAGGAAGGTGAAGAAGATGAGCCAAGTGAATCATAAATATAAAATAAAGATTGTAGAAGATATGCATGATGAATATCTGGAAAATATGTTTACTGATTATGATACAGTATATGTTAAGCCGGGTGTTTATGCAATGTCTACAAGAAAATTAGAATCATTAGTAAAAATAGCAGAATTACAAAGATATTATCAATGCAATCCTGTTAGATTTATTAGTGATTTTTTTGGTATTGAACTTATTGATGCACAGGCATGGATAGTGCAAAGATCTTGGAATTGCCCAAACGTTCTTGTAGTGGCAACTCGTGGATTGGGAAAATCTACAGTTATTGATTTAATTTTAATGTCAAAAGGAATGCTGTTTAATAACTTCTGGAGTTATATTGCTTCTGGTTCTGGTGGACAGGCCGAACAGACATTCACTACTTTGGAGCGTTTAGCAAATGACAATATTGATGAAATGGTTGGATCAACTGGCTATATATTCAAGAATGAAGTCGAAATAAAAAATGCGGCAGGAGACGGATTTAGCCATTCAAGTAATGGTTTTTCTTATTCTCTATACAATGGGTCTAGTACTCAGACATTAAATAGTAATGTTGATAGAAAAAGAGGTTTTTTCATATCAACGTGTAGTTGATATTTTTATTGTTATATTGCATAACAAAAAGGAGATAATATTATGAATAGAAAGAAATGGACAAAATCAGAAGATGAATTATTGATTAAAGAATTTTCTACAAAAACAAATAAGGAACTTGCAGAGATGCTTGACAGAAGCGCAAAAAGTATAATACAACATGCCCATACTTTAAATTTGCACAAAGATAAACAAACTTTATGGAAAGATGATGAAGTTGAATTTTTAAAGAGTCATTATAATGTTGATATGACTCCATTAGATATTGCGAAAGAACTTAAACGTAGCGTAAGCTCAGTTAAGGGCAAAGCTTTCGCCGTTGGGCTTGCAGATAATGTTAAATGGACGCAAGAACAAATTGATTATTTAATTGATAACTATTGTTATAAAACAAACGATGAAATTGGTAAAAAAATTGGAAGAAGCGAACAGGCAGTTTCCTATAAAGCTTTTGAATTGTCCTTATCTATAAATGAAAACTGGTCAGATGATGAAATTAACATTATAAAAACAAATTATTTAAACAAAACAATGAATGAATTACAACAATTATTGCCGGGAAAAACCAAAGGTGATATTCTTGCTTATTGTCATAAACTTGGTTTAACAAGAACAAAAAAAACATGTACACGGGATTTTTTTAATATTATTGACACAGAAGAGAAAGCGTATTGGCTTGGATTTATTTTTGCAGATGGATATATTAGTTATTCTGAAAAAAATATGAAAAAAGGACAATTAGCAACTACGTATTGTACTGGTATTAAATTACAGTGGTCTGATAGAGCACATTTGAAAAAATTTAATAAATCAATAAGTGGCAATTATAAAGTATTTAAGGAAATTAATCATCCAGATGGATTTAGAAAAAAAATAACAGAAGCCGCAAAAATATTGGTTTATTCTCAGCAGATGTATAATGATTTAAACAAATATTTCGATAGAGACAAAACATATACAGCAAAGTTTCCGCTCATATCAGAGAATCTTATGAGACATTTTATTCGTGGATATTTTGATGGAGATGGATGTTTTTCATTTACCGATAGGACTTTTGATGTCGAATTTTTAGGAGCTAGTAAAGATTTTCATGAAGGTTTAGCAAATATATTAAACGAAAATAATTTTAAGTTTACTATTAATTCAAAAATAAATAAATATAACACGGAGATGTATTATATTTATATTAATCGTAATGAAGATAAGTATAATTTTTTAAAATGGATATATGAAGATTGCAATATTTATTTAGAAAGAAAGTATAAAAAATATTTAGATATAAAATTACAATTCACCCAAAATGGCCTCGCCGTATAGAAATATACGGATAAAGTTAAAGTGCTGAAGAAATCGGGAACGCTGAAATGCCAATCCGAGTGGAAGGCTACGTCTAAAAGCATAGTCACACGCAGAGCATAGAGATTGAACCTGTTTTTCAGAATATAATATCTCCACGAGTCAGCACCACCTAAACGTAAAGTCGTAGGTGAAAAGTTATGCCGTACTATACAGAAACACGAAATGTATAGAAAATTTGGATAAAAAGCCAAATTGATAACATGTTAAATGAGGGGAACTGTAATTTTTGATGAGTCAGGTTTCTTATCGGCAGAAATGATGAAAGTATATGGCGCATTTGCAATTGTTAATAAAAGTTTTAAAACTGGTAAGGACAGAGATGGCAATCTGATTGATCCAATAAGGCTTCGTACCTTTCCATCTAATATTCCAAACCAAAAATTTTATATTAGTTCTGCTTCAAGTACTGATACAGAATTTTATCGTTTGTATAGAGAGTTTGCCAAACGTCAATTAATAGGTGATCCAGATTATTTTGTGGCACATATTGATTGTGAAGTAGCTTTTCATCCAACCATGCATGGTAAAGTTATTGCTCCTTTGTTAATGCAAAGTACTGTAGAGACAGAAATGGCAACAAACTCTGAAAAGGCAAGACGTGAATATTATTGTGAATTTACCACAGATGCAGGATTAAATGCAATTATTAAACGTGGTGTTATTGCTAGAAATAGTGAAACTCGCGTACCACTCTTACATAATGATACAAACAAGAAAAAATTTGTATTTGCTTATGACCCTGCACGAAGTCGTGATAATAGTATTATTCTTGTTATGGAATTGTATATGGATGAAAAAGGCGAATACAAAGGAAGATTTGTAAACTGTGTAAATCTTTTGGATGTTGCCAAAAAGCGGAAAACTCCGATGCAAACTCCAGATCAAGTGAAATATTTAAAAGAGCTTATATTGGATTATAATGGGGATGCACCAGATTATGAAAATATTGAGGCTATTTTAATTGATGCTGGTTCTGGTGGCGGTGGTGTTAATATCGCGGACTATCTTATGGAAGATTGGAAAGATTCAAAGGGGAATATGCATAGAGGATTAATTGACAAAGAATATAGTGCAGATTATGTTCGTAAGTATCCTAACGCAATAGACAAAATTAGATTAATCTCCCCTACACAATATAAATCCATTATTTACGAAGCATTAATTGAAATGATGAATCTAGATTGTCTTAGTTTTACTGCAGATTATGACAATAAAGGATATTTAACATTATTTGAGGTTGATGAAAAGTTATATAATTCTGAAAAGAAAAGAATTACAAATGAATTAAAAAAGCAAGACATAGATGAAATGGAATTTGCAATTAAGTTGGACGAAGAAATGAAAAAGTCTTCTTGTATGAAAACTAAAGTTGTTAAATTAGATCCATATCAGAAAATTGCATTGAAGAATATTGACGCATTAAAAGAAGAAATGGTCAATATGGTTAGAAAAAAAAGAGAATCTGGAAAAGACTCTTTTGAGCTAACTCCAGAAAAAGAAAATAAATTGCATGATGATAGAAGCTATTGTGCTGCACTATTGGGATGGTTCTTGTCTGAAAAGCGAGCAGAACGTATTCGTAATAAGAAGCGTCCTAGTAGCGCAAATATGCTTGATCAATTTAAGATTCGAGCACCTCAAAAACCCGGCAGCTTATTTAATTAAGAAAGGCGGTGAAATAATTGCCAACAGAACAGAAGAACACAGTTTCTCATGGAACAGAACATTCAATTAAAGAAATAGCGGATTTCACCGCTAAACAACAGCAAATTGAGCAGTTTAAACAGGCTGCAAAGGCAGCATTGCAATTATTGGATTTACAAAATCCTCCGAGTAAAACATATACAGTATATTCTAAGGATTCACTTAGAACATATTTAAAGAACCCACTTACTGATACAAACCAGAAAAATCTAAGACAGTTAAGCCAATTTTTATACGTTTTGAGTGCGCAATATAGAAGAATTATTGCATATTTTGCTACGCATATTGATTTAACTGCATATAATGTGATTCCTAATGTCTCTATGACAGAGGACAATGACGATGAAAAGATTCTTCAGAATTATGAGTCTACTTTAAAGTGGATTGAAAAAATGAATATGCAAGGACAAATTCATGGCATTTTGACTGCATGCCTTAGAGAAGATTGCTTCTATGGATATATTTATTATGAAGATGGAGAGGAACAAGACAGGAACTCTTTTATAATTGTTCCTTTGAATGCAGATTATTGTAAAATAAGTTCTGTTAATTATAATGGAGCTCTTAATTGTGCATTTGACTTTTCATATTTTGATAGTTCTGCCAATAAAGTATATCTTGATTATTGGGACAAAGAATTTACAACTGGTTATAATGCGTATCAAAAGGACAGCAAGCAAAGATGGGCAGAGCTTGATCCAGAAAGAACAGTTGTTTTTAAAATGGACTATGATCAATTGGATAGGGTTATTCCTCCATTTGCTAGTCTATTTGAAGACATTATTGATTTGATTGACCTTCGTGGCATTACAAGTGTTAAAGACAAACTTTCTATTTATAAATTACTTGTTGCGGAGATTGATACTCTATCAAACACTACCAATCCAGATGATTTTGCAGTAAGTCTTGATTTGGCAGTAGATTTTTATAATAAAATCAATCAAATACTTCCAGAAGAAATTGGTCTCGCGTTGTCTCCTATGAAGATTGAGCCAATTACTTTTGATAAAGATGCAACTGATGAGACAAATAGTATCTCAAAGGCAAATAAGAATTTGTGGGAGTCTGCGGGCGTGAGTCAAATTATGGACAATTCAAAATTGACTGGTTCTACCGCTGTCACTGCAGCAATGAGATTTGATGCATTATTCATACAAAAACCTCTATTGTGGCAAATAGAGGCAAGAGTTAATATGTTTTTAGATTATGTTTTGCCAGACAATGGTATGCGTTTAAAGTATATGCAAGTGAGCCCTTATTTGAAAGATGAAGTTATTAAAAATGTAAAGGAAGCTTGTACATTAGGACTTCCCATGAAGACGCAACTTGCTGCTTTAATGGGGGTTAGTCCGTTAGACATGAATTCAATGTTGCATCTTGAAAATGAAATTTTGCAGCTTCATGAAAAGATGGTACCACTACAAAGTACTTATACTCAAACTGGTAGTTCTGATACTGGTGGAGCTCCGACTAAGGATCTTGGTGATTTGACAGACGATGGTGAGGCCAGTATAGATAAACGAGATAAGGCCAATTAAAGGAGGTATATATATGTCAGACAATAGTCAAAAATTTATTGTTACTAAAGATAAAGCAACAGCGACATCTTTGATTGCCTCTGAATTTAAGCTGGTATCTCAAATTGGAGATACTTACACTTTTTTAAATCAACCACCAAAACATTTTAATTTTAGCGTGATTGATAAAAGTAAGTATTGTTTTAGTAATATTTTAAGCATGTAGGCTCCTTCCGAGCATTACATAGATATCTTTTAATGAAAGGAGGGAGAATATATGCCGAGAACGTTTTATACAGTTGATGATTTATATAAATTCTGTAAAGAGAACAATTTTTCTAAGTTTAGCTCCAAAGAACATGATAATAAACCTTTAATTGTGCAGTCTATTGAATCGTTTGAATCTAATGATACTAGCAAAGATGGTTTGCTTGATGTAAAGCTTAAGGCATGTCATATAGGTGTTAATCGTAATGGCTCTTCAATTTCTGAAGATACAATGAAACAATATATGGATTCTTTCAAAGGGCGTCCAATTCTTGGGTCAATTTTTAAAGCAGACAATGGAGAATATGAATTTCATTCACATGATATTGATATAGATGAAGATGGCAATTTAGAGTATATTGAGCAGCCAGTTGGTGTTATCAGTCAATTAAAGGAGCCATATTTAGAATACGACGAGAAAAATGACAAGACTTATTTAATGGTCGAAGGTCATGTTTTTGAAGATTATTCTAAGGCAGCAGAGATTCTTCAGAGACATAAAACTTGCAAGTGCTCTGTTGAAATTGCGGTTGATGAAATGAGTTGGAATGCGGAAGAGAATTATCTTTCTATTGACAAGTTTGGCTTCCGTGGAGTGACAATTCTTGGCTATGAGCAAGATGGCCAAACTCCTATTGAGGAAGGTATGCAAGGCTCTAAGATTACAATTGAGGATTTTGGAGAAAAGAACAGTATGTTTTCACAGAATTATCAAGAAAAATTGATTGATGCGTTGGAAAAGCTTAATAATACGCTTTCTACGTTTCAAAATAAAGACTTTAATCAGAAAGGAGTGAACGAAGAAATGAACAAGCTAGAAACTCTGATGGAAGAGTATAAAGTTACTATGGATGATATTGATTTTGAAGTTGAAGGTTTAAGTGATAATGATCTTGTTGCTGCATTTGCAGAACATTTTGGCAATAAAGATTTTGATGGTGAAGATGGTACTGATGACACTTCTGATGGAAGTGGCGATGATAACACTGGTGATGAAGCTAGCGGCAGTGAAGGTGAAACGGATCCTGATGGTGGCGACGGAAATCTTGAAGAAAATCCTACAGACCCAAATCCTTCTGAAGGCGGCGATGATGATAAGGGTGACGACGAAGAAGATGATGACGATGAATCTTCTAAAAGCAAAAGAAAGTATTCTGTTGATGAGAATGGTAATATGACACTCACATGGGAGCTGTCTCATGAAGATATCCGTAATAGCATTTATAACCTGATGTGCGCTGAGAGTGAATGGTGGAATTGGATTATTGAGACTTATAATGATAGTTTTATTTATCAGGATGGCGAAGATGGTAGATTCTATAAGCGTGGCTACTCTATTGACGGTGATAATGTCGCACTAGGTGAAGACAAGGTTCAAGTGTTTAGCGAATGGCTAACTCAGGAAGAGAAAGATGCTATTGCAGCTCTAAAGGCAGATTATGCTAAACTTAAAGAATTTAAGGATAGTTTCGACGCTTCTGAGCTTAAAGCAAAGAAAGATGCGATCTTTGCTCGTGAAGAATATGCAGTGCTTGGTGATGACGAGGCATTTGCTGAGTTAAAGGAAAACGCTGATAAATATTCTATTGATGAGATTGAAGAGAAGGCAAAAGTTATTTTTGCTGATTATGTTGTTAAGAAAGGTCAGTTCTCTCTTGAGAATAAGGGAGAAAAGAAACCTATTAGCAAGGTTGGTATTAATTTCAACAAGCCTACAAAGAAAAAGGCTTATGGGAATCTATTTAATGATTAATAAATAATAAATCTCTTATTTAGACTTAAAGCTATTGTATAAATAGCTTTTTGTTATGTTAAAACAAATTTTTAATTATGAAAGGATGAAAATAATTATGGCAAATGTTTTTGACAAGATTGTTGGAGATGCACATGTAGTTTGCAGCTCAAGTTTGCTTAAGGGTACTGAAGTAGGTCATATCCTATCTGTTAAGTGCCATAAGAATCTAGATAATGGCTCTATTATTACTCGTGGTGCATGGGTTGAGGCACAGGTTTTCAATAGTGCTGATTATGCCGCTGGTGAGAAGCCATATCTAGTGCTTACGACTCCAATTGGTTACAACAGTGATCGTAAGTATTATCAGGAGGAAAAGTATTTCTATAATGCTGCTGGTGAGATTGCTCGTGCTTATGAGCTTTATGTTGACGACATCTTTGAGGTGTCTGATAATGCAATCACTGCCCTAGCTACCGCTCCAGTTGTTGGTCATTATGTAGAGATTGAGGATGGTCTTTATAAGGAGGAAGCTGCAGCAGCTCCTAAGTCTGGTATTGCTCTAAAGATTATTGAGAAGGTTAATTACACCAATGGTGTTTCTTACAGACTCCACGTTGAGAGTCTTGGTATGTAATATATGAATTTAGGGAAGGAGGAAATTAATTATGTCTAAGTTTATGAATTTTGATGCAAAGGTTCAGCATGCATTTAATGATGATGTGAACGATTATGTTGCTTTTAATAAGCTAATGCTTGATGCCGCTCGTGGTACTGTTGAGGGCTATTCTGTTAAGGAAGCTAATGATAAGATTGTAGAAGTTTTCCGTCAGGTGATTGGTTGCGATGAGCATTCTACAAAGGCTGAGATTAGACGTGGTATTCGTAAGAATCAGGCAGTTCTATTTGATATTATTGAGGAGACTATTGATGACGCTCTAGTTAGCGGCTGGCAAGAGAATCCTTTCTTTAGAGAGTATGTTGATGTCAAGAATCTTGCTCTTGGCGACAAGAACGAGTTCTATGTCCCTGACAACAGCGTTCTTTCTGTTATGAAGGTTTCAGGCAACCATCACGACATTTTTCTAATGATTAGTGTCCGTACAAAGCAATTTGTATGTTAAATAACCCATTGAATTGCTGGAAATCCGTAAAGCTCATAATACCACAACGTGGACTGTAAAGTCGAGCGTGATGGTGACGAAAGTAGAAAAAAATTATGAGATGGCATAAGGTTAAATCCTAAGTGTTTTTATAATCGGCAATCAGCAGCCAAGCTTTACTCTTGACAATACTAAATTATAGTAGTATAATATAGCGTAAAGAAGGTTCAACGACTAAGAGCCTCGCAAGCGATTGGCGGGGACTGTGGTGGGCACCCTATACAGAGGGTGAAGATATAGTCTGCTCTCTTTGGAAACAAAGAGGAGGTTAGCCTCAACAGGGAGTAGCGTCCCGATAAAATTATTCTTTCAAAATAAAACTAATTTTATAGAAGGTGAATATATGGCAGATGCAAAAATTGGTATATATTGTGTTGAAAACTTAGTTAATAATAAAAAATATTTTGGGCAATCAATTGATGTGAATAGTCGATTGAGCAAGCACAAATCTTTATTAAAAAATAATAGGCATAATAATAAACATTTGCAGAGCGCATATAACACCTATGGATGTGACAATTTCAAATTCTATGTAGTTGAAGAATGTAACGAGGATTTATTAGATGAGCGTGAACGTTACTATATTTCGTTATATAATACCAATAATAGAGAATATGGGTACAATATTGAACTAGGTGGAAATAAAAACAAAACGTTATCTGATGAAACAAAAAACAAGCTTAGATTTGCGAATTTGGGCAAAAAATTGCCAGATGAAGTCAAAGCAAAAATTAGTATGGCAAATAAGGGAAAAGTTATATCAGATGAACAAAAACAGTTTTTAAGAGATTTGCATTTAGGTTTACGTCATTCTGATGAAACTAAAATAAAAATTGGAGCTGCAAGCAAAAAAGAAAATTTGTCTGAAGAGACATTAAAGAAAATGAGCGAATCACATAAACGAGAGAATTTGAGTGCAGAAACATTACAAAAAATGAAAGATTCTCATGTTGGTCTTTGTCATACAGATGAGACTAAAGAAAAATTAAGGCTTGCATTTCAGAATAGGGAGTTTTCAGATGAATGGAGAGCAAAAATAAGTGAAGCGAAAAAACTTCCTATCTATTGTCCACAATTAAATGAATTGTTCACATCAGCAAAAGAAGCAGAAGAAAAATACAAGTCGTGTGGTGTTAATAGAACAAAAATATCTGCTTGTCTACATGGCAAGCGCAAAAGTTCAGGAAAACATCCTATTACTGGAGAACCGCTTACTTGGGAAAAATTTTTGAAAGAATAATATAAGTTAAACATAAAGGTATTAGACAACGTTTAGGTGCTGGCAAGGTCTTCTCTGTTGAGACTAGCTGGTACGCAGTGAAGGTATATGCAGAGTTCGAAAGACTCCTTACTGGTGTTGAGGATTTTGCTACTCTAGTTAGTAAGATTACTGAAGCTTTTGATCGTTATGTCAATCAGGCTCTTTATGAGGCCCTAATTGGTGTTGGCACTACTCTAGGTGCTCAGTGGTACAAGTCTTCTGCTATTGATGCTTCTACCAAGGAGACTCTACGTACTCTATGCATGGATGTCGGCATGGCGTCTGATTCCGAAGTTGTAATTATGGGTACTCGTGCAGCTCTTGCTAGTGTGTTTGCTCTTAATGATGTCTCTTGGGCTTCTGGCGACATGAAGAACGAGATGTATACCACTGGTCGTTTTGGCTATTGGGAAGGAATTCGTCTAGTTGAGCTAAAGCAGGGCTTCAAGCTTAATGATACCACTCAGTATCTAGTTGTTAATGATGTTCTATTCATTATGCCTGTTGGTGTTGAGCCAATGCTAAAGCTTGTTTATGAGGGTGATACTCGTATGTATCAGGTGCAGGATGCAGGTACTCATATGGATATGACATATGATTATGAGGTACAAACCAAGATGGGCATTGGTGTTATGCTCAATCAGAAGTTTGGTTATTGGAAGATTATTAAGAAATAATTAACAATACAAAATTATTTTAAGGAATAAAAGGAGAAATTTTAATGGCAGGTACAAGAACTAAAAATCCAGAGGCATCCGCCTCTGTAGAAGATGTAAGTGCTTCTGTTGAAAATGAAGCAGTTAAAGCAACTAAAAATAAGGCGCCTCGCAAGTTTGCTATGGATGATCCTATTCTTTGTAAGTCTGTGACTTTTGGAGAATTATTGCTACCGGGCAAGAAGTCTCAGCTTCTTTATACGTGGGCTAATTATGGGGATACAACTGAAGTTGAATTTCAAGACCTTCAAGCGTTGAGATCTACAAGGTCAGCATATTTAAATGCACCATATTTTGTAATTGAAGATGAAGAGCTTCTTGAACAATGGCCTGAATTTAAGACGTTGTATGACAAAGTTGCAGCCGTTGATGTGGATAGTTTATTTAATCTTCCAATTAATCAATTTAAGAAGAGACTTCGTGAAATCCCAGTTGGTTTTAAAGACTCTGTAAAGAATATTGCGGGTGATAAGATTCGTAATGGCTCTTTAGACAGTCTTGCAAAGATTAATGCACTCGATGAGATTTTGGGAACAGAATTGAAGTTGCTAATTCAGTAATAAGTAAGGAGGTTAGGGAATGACTTCCTACGAAACAATTTTTAAGCGTTTTCTTAACCGAATTACAGATTACGATCTTCCTCTTCTTCCAGAAGAAGATTTGGATGAGATGATGTGTGGTTGGTTAACAAGCGCGATTGCGAATTTTACTAGATGTAAGTCTGATTTATCTAATAGAGATGATGAAAGTAAGACATTTAATGCTGATTTAACTAATTATGAGATTGAAGTTTTATCATTGTATATGGTTTGTGCATGGCTTGATCAAAGGATTAATAGTGTATTGCTTACAAATCAGTTTATCGGTGGTAAAGAAGAGAAGTTTTTTAGTCAAGCGAATCAGCTAGAAACATTAAAAGCTCTCAGGGACGCTACGTTTACCGAAGCTAGAAAACTACCACGTGACTATAGTTATGTGACAAATGATTATTTTGGTTAAGGGTGGTGTTGCGTATGAATTTTAAATACGGGGTATTGCCTCAAAACCAAATCCATGAAGAAAAAATACGTCTTCAGGGTGCAATTTATAAGTTGCTACCATATAAAGAAGATGGCTATGAACTGTTGGATAAATATTTTCAAACTCTTTTACAGCGCATTAGTGGACTAAATAGTTTATTTATGGAACAGCCTAAAATTATAACTTTAATGAGTATTTTAGAATCAGCACGTTATGAAACTGATTTTCTTAAGTATAGAAAAGATATTTTAGATGCATGTTCTCTTGTAAATGAAATAGAGGAGGTTGATTCCGATGTATGATTTATTTAATAATCGGATGAGACTTCAAGGTCGTAATGTGGGAGAAGTATTTAAGCACCAATCTGATAAGATTATGGATGCAACTTTCACAAATGATGTTGCTTATCGCAAGTGTTATATTCAAGATAAGGATGTTATTTTCCCAGAACAGACTCTTGTCGGCTATAAAAAAGCAAAAGCTGTATTTCAGGGATCAGAAAAATATAATCCACAAAAAATTATGGGCTTTGAGCCTATAGACGCAAAGTATCTGGTACATGCATATTATAGTGTTTCAGGGGATCAGGTAGATTATTACTTACAATTTCGTCCACTTGAACATGGAAGGAATCCGAATGTGAGAGTTGGTTCATTTGTTTTTGTGCCAGATGACCTTGGCGTATATAATTTGTGGTTAATTGTCGCTCGTGATGATAGGCCGCAATTTCCACAATTTTATATTTTAAAATGTAATCTTTTGTTAAAATGGGAAGTTGAAGAAAAAGACTGGCCATTGTATGAAGGAAAACATGTTGATGTTGGTACATATTTTTCATGGGCTGTGCAAAGAACACAGAGCAGTTATAACTCCGGTGTTTGGATGGATTACTATGTCCAATCTGTAGAAAACCAGTTAAAGGCAGTTTTGCCAACCAATGTAGATACAAATACGATAACTTATAATGAGCATTTTGTTATTAGTGATAATCCTCTTCGCAGGATTGCGTGGGAAGTTTCTAAGGTAGAGAATACTACTACTTTTGGGCTTACTAAATTAACTTTTACACAGGAGCTCGAATTTGATGTCGTAGATAATGTTTCTTGGATTAATTTCCAGAGTAATAATTTCTCAGACAAAAATACTGGAGTTGAGTACGACTATTACAAAGAAAGAACTAATGACAATAATATTCATTCACCTTCTGATGCTTGGGATGTAGAAACTAATGTAATTTCTTATACTGGAGTTGCTCCAAGCATGAAGGCTGGAGGAAGTTATAAAACCTTTACTGCAAATCTATACAAGAATGGCGAATTTGTTACTAATAGACCTTACTGGCACATTGAGTATTATAATAATGACTCTCTTGTGTGTGTTGTGGGATTTATTTACATAAATGACCAACTTGTTTGCGATAACAGTAATGGTGAGTTTGTTGTTGATAAGAATAAGATTATTTATAAAGAAAATAATGAGCAATTATTTGGCATTCAATATGATTATAATATTGAGAAGCCAATGGATCTGAAACTGAAATGTTTGCAGATTGTAAATATGATTGGCGGAAGTATAATTATTAGTGTTGATGATGATCCAACAGAAATACAAACTCCTTCTGCTACTTTGGCTGTGGAGGTGGAAGGATTATGATGACATCTATGGGTCGTGATTTGCAGAATCTTGATGATGACATTCTTTATGCCAAGCGTCAGATTAAGGAAAAGCTTTGTAAAGATTTAGATATTATTAAATATCTGCATAATACTGAATTGGAAAGAGTCAATGCAGAGCCAGAAGATTATTTCAATTGTAATATATATCCTTTTATTAGAATCCCGAAAACGCAGGATAAAGTTAAAAACTTTATTTGTTTTTCTGTGGATGATATTGAGGACATGAAATATAATGAAGTAATGAAAATGCAATATATTCAATTTGTTGTGTTTTGCCATGGCGATGATATTGATACTGGAATTGGGATTTCACGTCATGATCTCTTAAGTTATCTTGTAAAAGATGATTTCAACTTTAGTAATTTGCTCGGTTTAAAGCTTAAACTTGTTTATAATAGAGAAAGCATTATGGACAATGATTATTATTGTCGTACATTAAAGTTTGAGGCTGTTAAACCAAATATGAGGCTCAATAGTGGATACTTAAAGCCACAGCCAAGAAGAAGCGACGAGGTGGATGAACATGGATTTATTAGAAATTGATGAGTTAGGTCTTTATTTTGGAGATCCATATGTAATTAATGATAATATATCTGTGTTGCAACCAAGTATTGGTGAAATTGCTCAATATGGAGAGCGCAAGTATTTTAGTGCTATTCATACAATAACTGCGATCCCTAGTGATATGAAAAGTCAACTTTGGGATCTTGGTATTGATTGGGAAGAGATTTCTGATTTTGATCTGTTTATGATGCTTGCGCCTACGCTTAATGTTGAAACAACTAGAATTGTTTTAGGTGATATTGACTTGTCCAAACTTAAACCATATAAGAATAATCAAAATGATCAGATTGTTCTTGCGGATAGAGAAACTGGGCTTGTTATAGATATGCTTATTTATGAGCGTATCGTAAATTACTTGCGAAAAGTCCATGGACTTAAGAAGAAAGTGGAACATGCAGGTAACAAATACACTAAAAGGATTCTTATTGATGAAGACAGAAAGCAAATTGAGATTAATAAAAATAAACCTTACAAATCGTTTCTTACTCCACTCGTTTCTTCTGTAAAATGTCGTATGGGATATACAAAAGATTACGTTCGCAATATGCAAGTTTATGAATTTTTTGATGATATTGCGAGATTGAATGTTATCAACAATTCTGATGCACTGTTAAGAGGGATGTATTCAGGAATGATTGATACTAAGAAAATTAAAAAATCAGAATTAAATTGGATGAGAGAGCTAGATAAAGACTAGCTCTTTTATTATATTGAAATTTAAATTTGTTATTTTAATGGAGGTAATTTATTATGGCTTTTGATATGAATAACTTCGTAATTGATAGAGTCGTGAGAGGTGTTGCTCTTTCTCAGACTGATGACTCTGTTATGTTCGCATTAAACCAGATTACTAACCCAAGTCTATCCTGCAGCTCTGAGAGCACAGATGCGGTCGATGGACTAGGTGTGCCAATCGCAACATTTTACCGCGCGAAAAATGCGGAGTTCTCTGCAGAGAACGCAATTTTTGATATGAATTTGATGGCAACTCAGGTTGGTACTGCAAAGCAGGTTGCTTCTGATTCTGAAAAGATTATTACTCCTGCATTTGAGACTATTGATATTGATGGTTCTGCCACTTATACACTAAAGCATCTTCCTCTTGAGGAGGTTAAGAACGTATATGTTTTAAATGGTGACGGTACTCTTGGCGCGGTATTTACTAAGAGCACTTCTGCTTCTGCTTCTAATTTTGCAATTAGTGGCAGCACCCTTACTCCTCCAACTGGTCTTAAGAAGGGTGATCAGCTATTCGTGATTTATGAGTATGAGGCAGCTCAGGCAGTCTCTGTCATGAACTCTGCTAATAACTTCCCAACTGCTTGCAAGCTAGTTCTTGAGGTGCTTGGATGCGATGTCTGCGATCAGACCAAACTCGTATTTGCATATATTATCTTCCCCAACTTTAAGCTTAGCCCTGATTTCGATTGGAATATCCAGACTGACGGTACGCATCCATTTTCTGGTAAGGCCATGCAGGAATATTGTGACAAGGATAAGAAATTATTCCAGATCATCGTTCCCGGCGACGAATAATTTAGTATGGGGAGAGTACTTACACTCTCCCCTCCTTTGTTATATAAAAATTTAAAGGAGGAAATGCAAATGCAGAACGTTAAGAAATCTCGTAAGTGCATTTGTTGTGGCAAGGAATATCGTTACTGTGGCAACTGTGCGCAGGATCGTTATAAACCAACTTATTTTGCACTTTATTGCAGTGAAAATTGCCATGATGCATTTTCTGCAGCAAACGAGTTCAATTTTGGTCATATCTCTAAGGAAGAAGCACAGAAAAAGCTAAAGGCATGTGATTTGTCCGAGCTTGATTCTTTCAATGAGATCGTTAAGAAAGATATTGAAAAGATTATTGCCGAGCCTGAAGAGAAGGTTGCACAGCCTCAGTTTAAGAAGGTACAGGCATAAATTACGAAGTAGTTACAATTAAATACAATTATATGGGATATTAACTACTTCAAAATGTTAATATCCTATTTTTTTAGCCGTTAGGTACATGACACGTGGATGTATCTGGCGACATTTATATTGGAACAAAAAAGGAGAAGAAACGAATGGTTAAGAGTACAATTACAGGCAAGGAATATAATCCAGACAATAGTTCTGTCGTGTACATTTCAAATTTCCAGCAGATTTATAAATATTTATGTGCTGGAGCAGAAGATGATTTGGTAGACATTTTATACACAAATACTAGGAATGATTGTTTGGTGTTTGTTTTTAAAAAGTCAAGTAAAATTAAGCACTTGTATGAACTATGGAATAATCATGAACTGTAAAAATTATATACTTTATAAGATTTATTATGGCAATGAGCTTGTATACATAGGTCGAACTTCGCAAGATTTAATTGATCGTTTAAGGTTACACTTTTTCGGTAAGCCAATGGTTAAGAAGTTAGATATTATTGAAACGACACGTATAGAGTATGCTGTATGTGCTTCTGAGGCAGATATGTTTTTATTGGAGATTTTTTTAATAAACAAGTATAAGCCTCGTATAAATAGAGATGATAAAGCGCATGATGAGCTTTCTGCGTATTTATATCTTCCTGAGCCAAAGTTTTATTCATATTACAATCCATTGCTAGACAAATGGAAAGAAAAAGAAATTGAACATCTTATTGACACTGCTCCGTTAGACTATACTGATGGAGAATTAATATGGTTTTAAAACTCCATAAAGAAAGGAGTGTGAAGTGTTAAAATGTCTGATAGTTACGCAAAAATAAAATTAGCTGCAAACCACAATCAACTTATTCTTGTTAAAGATCAGGATCTTTCTGCGGGTAATTGCAATTCTGTTTTTATGGAATTTGCACTTAGAACTGATGATTGGTTGATGTGTGAAAAGATTAAAGCAGTATTTAATAATTATTATACTAGGACACTTGATAAAAAATTAATATGTGACATTCCGCCTGAAGTTTTAGCCACTCCCGGAGAATTTGAGGTTGGCCTATATGGTATTAACAAAAATATTCGTATTTCTACGAATAAAATTGAATTTCATGTTGGAGAAGGAACTTGTAGTGGAATGATTACGGAACCAGATGGCAGTATTAATCCAGATGACTCTTATATTTTTAATGGTGGAAATGTCGATGGATATGGGCCTGATGATACCGGTCGTTTAGTAATATATGATGGTGGCGGTGTTCATGGCTATTAAAGGGGGTGGATGAATGAAAACAACCACTATAAAAAGCGTTTTCCAGTTTAGGAGAGCAACGACTGAAGAATGGGAAAGTGTTAACCCAATTTTAAGAGTTGGTGAACCCGCATATGATATTACATTAAAGAAGCATAAAATTGGTGATGGAGTCACTGCGTGGAATGATTTACCATACCAAGAAGGGACAGGAACGGCTGATAAAATTGATTGGGCAAATATTTTAAATGCACCTACGAAGCTTAGTCAATTTGATAATGATTTAGACATTCCAGATTCTAGTTATATAGACGAAAAACTAGACAAAAAGGCAGACATAAATCATAACCATGATGGTGTATATCAGCCTGTTGGAGATTACTTAACAGAGGAAACTGACCCTACTGTTCCAGAGTGGGCAAAACAAGTAGAAAAGCCAACATATGATTATGCGGAGATTAAAAATACTCCTAACTTAACTGAATATATTAAAACTGAAGATTTAAGTCCATATGCAAAAACTGAGTATGTTGATAGCAAAATAAAGGAAGTAACGCAGGGATTTGAAAAATATGACGACACAGAAATTAAAAAGCGTATTGCTGCGAATGAAGAATCAATTAAATCATTGTCTGGCGATGGAGAAGGCTCTGTTAAACAAACTGTAGCTAATGCAATTGCAGGGGTAATTAGTGGTGCTCCAGAAGACTTTGATACCTTAAAAGAAGTTGCAGACTGGATTAAGAATGACGCAACTGGTGCTGCGAAAATGGCAAATGATATTGCTGCTTTAAAAGATTCTGTGAAGAATCCATTAAATATTACTGGAGCGACTTCTGGTCAAATTGTTAAAATTAAGGCTGTTGGTTCAGATGGTGCGCCAACTGAATGGGAAGCAATAGATATCCCAAGTGGTTCAGGATTGGCAGGGGTAGAGTCTATAAATGGTAAAACTGGAGCTCTTAAAACATCTGATATTATCAATACATCTGCAGCCCCTAATAAAATTGCTGTTGCTTCTGATGGCACAATGGAAGTTAATTCTATTACTGTTAATAAAATAGTTCAAGATGAAGAAGATGAACTTGTTATTTTTGGCGGGAACGCTTAATTTTTAAGGAGGGTTTTATTCAATGGCGACTAAAACACTAAACACGAAAATTATTATGAGAAATGACACCGCTGCTAAATGGACTGAGCAGAATCCAGTTCTACTCAAGGGTGAGTTTGGTGTCGAAAATGATACTAATAAGTTTAAAATCGGTGATGGTACAACTGCTTGGAATGACCTAGCTTACGCTGGTGCTGATGAGGCAGTAATTGAAAACATTATTGCACAGCATAGAGATAGCCTTTACAAGTACACTCGTACAGATGCTTCCCAGTCTGATGCTGATGCTATCAATGCTGCACTTGGTGAAAATGTCGCAGTGCAGGGCGATATTGTTGTTATCACGACTACAGTTAGTGGTAGCACTTATGAACAGAGTGCATTTATGTATGATGGCACACAATGGGCAGCTATGACTGGTCAAGTTGATGCAGATAAAGTTATTTTACAGAATGACATTACAATGGCTGGCAATTATAGTCAGATTGGCAATTTAACCAAATCTCAGAATGGCACTGCCACTTTTGCCACAAAGGGTAAGTCTGTGTCTGAGGCACTACTTGAGATTTTTTCGAAGAGACTGCAACCCGGAGCTCCTGTCGCTCCTGCTGTGACTTTAACTTTCGGTCAGGCTAAAGCTTATGAGGTCGGCACAACTGTGTCTCCCACTTACTCTGCTTCTCTAAGCGCAGGATCTTATACTTACGGCCCTGCTACTGGTATTACGGCAACTTCTTGGGAGATTAGTGATACGGCTGGTCATACCGCGACTACTGCTACTGGCTCTTTTGCAGATGTGGTTGTTGCTGATAATACTAATTATAAGATTACTGCAAAAGCAAATTATGGGGAGGGCACAGTGGCAAAGGACAATTTAGGCCAAGATTCTAGCCCTGTTATTAAGATTGCTGCTGGTTCTGCCACTAAGACTTCTGGTGCGATTGCAGGTTATCGTAATAGTTTTTATGGTGCTGTAAAAGAAAAGGCAGAAGTTACTAGCGCTGTTATTCGTGGACTAACTAAGACAAATAAGGCTCTTGCAAATGGGGCCTCTTTTACTATTAATATCCCTGCTGGTGCAGTCCGTGTAATTTTTGCTTATCCTGCTACTTTACAGGACGTTAGCTCTGTAAAAGATGTCAACGGTTTAAATGCAGAGATTAAGAGTGCTTTCACTAAGTCTTCTGTCACTGTTGCGGGTGCCGGTGCCGATGCTGGTATTGCTTACAAAGTATATGTAACTGACTTTGCTGAACCTGTTGCAAAGGCCAATTCTTATACGGTGAAAATCTAATAAAGGGGGACGAAGATTATGGCTATGACTTTTGGTACACTTGATTTTGCAGTTGCTTTTAATCGTCAGACGGCTTTCCCTCTTGACGCTAAAAGTTATTTTGAAAGTTTAGAACTTGCTACTGCCGCTGCTGCTTCAGCACAAGAGGCTGGCAGTTCTGAAACTACTTATTACTTTGGTCAGACCATTGCTGTTGTTGAAAATGGCAAGGCGACTCTTTATGTTATTCAACCAGACAAGACTCTAAAAGAGGTTGGCGGCAATATTGCTATTAATGAAAATGTTTTTGCTAAAGATGCAGATGGCACACTAAATTTACTTGGTTTTGCTGATGCTGTTGGCGGTGCTCAGTTAGTTAAGACTGAGGATGGTAAAGTTTCTTGGGTTAAACCAGATACCACTACTGTTGAGGGTCTTTCTACTGCAATTAAGTCTCTACAGCAGGTCGTTGGTGATGACAAGGGCGGTCTTGTAAAGCGAGTTGCTGATAATAAGGCAGCTATTGATACACTTAATGGCGATAAAACTATAACTGGCTCCGTCGCTTATCAGATTGCACAGATTGTTGCTGGTGCAGATGAGAGCTTTGATACTCTAAAAGAAATTGCAGAGTGGATCACAACTCATAAGACTGACGCAGCTACAATGAATGCACAGATCAATACAAACAAGGACGATATTGCATCTCTTAAAACTCTTGTTGGCAGCACTGCTGTTGCAACCCAGATTGCAACTGCTATTGATTCAGCTCTTAAAGACGGCGAGACAGACAGGTATGCACTTGCTGCAGATTTGACTTCTCTATCAAATGAGGTTGATGCGATTAAAACAAAACTTGGCGAAAAGTCTGTCACAGATCAGATTGATGCAGCACTAAGGGTTGATGGTGTAGAAAAGTATGCATTAGCTTCTCATACTCATGAGATTGCAAATGTTACTGGCCTTCAGGAGATTCTTAATGGAAAAGCAGCAGCTAAAGATGTTGAGACGTTGCAGTCCAATGTCGATGATTTATCCGCGAAGGCACACGAGCATGCCAATAAGACTATTCTTGACGCTATTAGTGCAGAGAAAGTTGCTGCTTGGGATGCTGGTCAGGCAAACGTAATTGAGATTATTAAGGCTAATGGCACTGCTCTTGAGATTGGTGCGGACAAATCTGTTAATATTCCCGCAGCTACTGCTCAGGCGCTTGGTCTTGCTCAGGCAGATGGTGATACAATTGTTGCTAATAATGGTGTATTCAGTGTCGGCTCTGTCGGCATTAGCAAGGTTTATGTTGAAGATGGCACTGAGCTCGTTCTAAATGGCGGTAACGCTTAATTATTGTTCGTAACTTAAAGGAGATTGATTAATATGGCTACTAAGACATTTAATACACGTATTTGTAATAAAATTGATACATTTGCCAATTGGACTAAAAATGATTCTGTTCTTTTAAAGGGCGAGATTGGTATTGCAGTTGTTCCAGCTTCCACTGGTGCTGTCCAGCAGGAACCGGCAATTTTAATTAAAATTGGCGATGGTACTAAGAAGTTTAGTGAACTTGAGTTTGTTTCTGGTAAAGCCGCAGACATTTATGATTGGGCAAAAGCAGCAAATAAGCCTACGTATCAAGCTTCTGAAATCAGTGGTTTGTCTGATTATATTTCTAGTGAAATTCAGGATACTGATACGCAGTATAAACTAGAGGCAGACAAAGATAATGGTAGAAAGTTCTATTTATATTCTAAAGTTAAAGGTGGGAATTTTGGCACTGATCCTGTAAGTACCATCGAAATTCCTGAGACTGTTTATACGCTTGCTACTGGTACTGCTAATGGTTCTGTCAAGTTTAATGGCACAGATGTTGCGGTGAAGGGACTAGGTTCTGCTGCTTACACCGATTCTACTGCCTATGATGCTGCTGGATCAGCAGACAATGCATTGGCTGCTGCAAAGACTTATGCTGACGGAAAGGATGCCGCTATTACTGCTGCACAGAATGCTGCTGATAATGCCAAGGCTGCTGCCGACGCTGCACAAAAGGATGTTGACGCGCTTGAGGGCAAAGTCGGTACAGTTACTGAAGGCAAGACTGTTGTTCAGATGATCGCTGATGCTCAGGCCGCAGCAACTTATAATGATACAGCGGTTAAGAATAGCATTAAGGCAAATAAGGATGCTATTGACAAACTAAATGGAACTTCTGCAGTTGAGGGTTCTGTTGATAAGAAGATCGCTGATGCTATTAATGATTTTTCTACTAAAGTTAGTGATGATCAAACTGTTAACACTTTTAAAGAATTAATTGACTATGCTGCTGATCACAAAGGTGAATATAGCACATTGTCTGGTGATGTACAGGCGAACAAGACTGCTATTGCTACTCTAAATGGAAAAGATACAGTCGTTGGTTCTGTAGCCAAGACTGTTAAGGACGCTGTTAAATCCGCACAGGACACTCTTCAGGGTAACATTGATGGTAAGGTTGATAAGGTTACTGGTAAGGGACTATCTACAAATGATTATACTCCAGACGAGAAGAATAAGCTAGAAGGCATTGCAGCAGGTGCTCAGGTTAACGTTATTGAAACAGTTAAAGTTAATGGAGTAGCTTTAACTCCTTCTTCTAAGGCAGTCAATGTTGTTGTTCCTACTGGCGCTCTTGCTAGCAAGAATGAGGTTACTAAGGCAGATCTTGCTTCTGCTCTAAAGACTGAAATTGAGGGTAAGCTCAACTCTTCTGCTGTTACTGGCGACCTTCTAACTCATAATGCTGCTGAGTTTGCTGCAGCTAATCACAACCATGATACTGTTTATTCTAAACTAGATCACAATCATAAGATTGAGGATTTAAATCAGGACGCATATATTATTTTTGACTGTGGAACTTCTTCCACAATGATCTAAGCGGCATAGCCTCTTCGAATATTCAAGTAGTTTTTTCTATTAGATAGGAGAGGTTTATGCCTCTCCTATTTTTTTTTACATATTTTGCAAGAGGGGTGAAATAAAGAATGCCATTTATAAATAAAGTTACGGTTAGAGGCAAAACATATAATTTAGAGAACTTAACAGATGGAACGCATGTTGTGAAGCTCCCAACTTTAAATGGTGATGATGTGTTTGTTACAGAAAAGACATTGAGTCAGGGAATAAAAGTATCATCACTTACAAATGGGACATATACTGTTGGTTTGCCGACTTTAACTAAAAATGATACGCTCGTTGTTCAAAGCGAGTTAAATCAAATTAATAACAATAAGGTGGATAAAGTATCGGGGAAGGGATTATCCACGAATGACTATACAGATGCAGATAAAAACAAACTTAGTAAATTAGAAAATTACGACCTCCCTGTAGCTGCTACGAATACACTTGGTGGTGTGAAAGTTGCACAAAAAACTGAAGATATGACTCAGGAAATTGGTGCAGACGCAAATGGAAGATTATATACAAAGTCAGCAGAAGATGTTGTTAATACAGCATTAGAAAATTTTCATTCTTATAATATTGAGGTTGTTAATGAACTTCCAGATGTAGGTGAAGATTATACATTTTATTTAGTGCCAAAAGCATCTGGACATGGTTATGAAAAATATTGGTGGATCACTGATAATGATGGCAATCAAAAGTGGGATGAGTTTAAGGGATCTTCTACAGTTGTAGTAACAGAGCTTCCTACAAGTGGTGATGCAGAAACAGATTATATCTTGCATTCAGGCGATGGATGTTTTTATTATAAATGGATTGATAATGAATGGAAGATGATCGCTGGAACTATGGCGAATGTTGTTGAATCTCTCCCTGATAGTGGAAATGAGTTTACTGATTATTATGTCAAAAATAGCGAAGGATTATATGTTCATTATCGTTATATTAATGGAAAATTCTGTATTATTGGTGGAGACTCGTATGATAAATCGCAAATAGACAGCAAAGTTTCTTCTTTAAAGTCAGACATTGATACAAATACTACAAATCTTAGCTCATTAAGCCGTACAGTAGATGGGATAAGACAAGATGTTGACAGTATTGATACCGAAGGTTACACATATTATGCTACATATGGCAATGCAACTCTTACAACTGGAGAAGAAGCAGAAAATGTATTTACACTCTATGAAGTCAAGAATGAAAAAGAAGCAGTTAAAAGTCAGTTTGTAATTGCTGGTGGAGGCGGTGGAGGCACTACAACTACCACTTTAAAGGTTGAGCGTATTACTGAATCCCCAGTTGTTGTTACTACAACAGATAAGGTAGAAATAAAATTTAATTATTCTTCGATAGATGGCGATGGAGAGTCTGTAGATGGCACATATAGTTGGAAGCTTGGAAGCTCAATTATTGCGTCTGGGGCACTAGTTCAAGGCGAGAATACTTTTGATGCAACTGAATATGTCAATATTGGGACGCAGAAACTTGTTTTAACTGTTACTGATGCGGCAGGGAGTGTCGTAGTTAAATCTTGGACTGTTCAGAAAGTTGACGTAAGGCTAGAATCTTCTTTTAATGACAAGATTACCTATGGTGTAAATACTTCTGTAAACTTTACTTATACTCCTTATGGGGCAATTAATAAAACTGTGCATTTTAAACTTGATGGCGTAGAGTTGAATTCTGTATCCACAAGTTCTTCTGGCACTTTGCAGTCATATACATTGCCAGCTCAAAGTCATGGGGCACATTTACTTGAATGCTATATTACAGCAACCATTAATGGCAAAAACATAGAAACAGATCATATCTTTAAAGACATTATTTGGTATGACGAGAATAGTGATATTCCTGTGATTGGATGTATTTATAGAAATGATTATTATGGTAAAGTGGAAGCAAAGCAATATAATTCAACAAGTATCCCATTCTATGTATTTGATCCAAAAACAGCAACTCCAACAATTACAAGAAGCGTTGATGGAAAGGTTGTTGCCACTCAAACTATGTCTGGTACATCAGATGTTTGGGTATATAAATCTTCTGACGTTGGTGAGCATACACTTACTATTACTTGTAGAAATACGACATTGACAATTATAATGAACATTAAGGAGCTTGGCATTACAATTGAGCCAATTACAGCAAATCTTGCATTTGATTTTAATCCAACTGGACTATCAAATAGCGATGAAGATAGATTGTGGCAAGATAGTAATACAAATGTCAACATGATCGTTTCTGACAATTTTGACTGGTCAAATGGTGGCTATCAGATAGATAGTGATGGCAATCAGTATTTTTGCATAAAAGCAGGAACTACTGCAACTATAAATTACAATTTATTTGAAAGAGATGCGAGTATTTATGGCTCTGAGTTTAAGTGTGTTTTTAAAACTACGAACGTTAAAAAAGCAGACGCGACATTCTTGACTTGTCAAGCTGATTCTACTGTAGTCGGATTGCAAATGAACACTCATGAGGCATATTTGAAGTCTAGCATTAAGAGTTTATATATTCCTTATAGTGAGGAAGATGTTATTGAGTTTGAGTTTAATATTAATGCACTTGATAAAGAAAATCCTGATGCGACAGCAGTGATTATGAGTTATGAAGATGGTGTTGGTTTAAGACCGATGATTTATGATTCAACCCATAGGTTGCATCAATATGAGCCAGTACCTATTACAATTGGATCCGGTGATTGTGATGTTCATATTTATCGTATGAAGGCATACACCACTGCATTAACAGATTCTAATATCCTTTCTAACTTTATTGCAGATGCAAGAGATTCTGATGAAATGATTGCAAGATATAATCGTAATCAGATTTATGATGAAAACAATGCTCTGACTCCTGAATCTGTGGCGAATGCTTGCCCTCAGCTAAGAGTCATTAAAATTGAGTGCCCTCGTTTTACTAAGGATAAAAAGGATTTTGTTAAAGGCGTAAATGTTGAGTGTATTTACAAGGGTGGAGACCCTGTTCTTGATAACTGGAAATTCTTAAACACATATCTTTCTGGGCAGGGTACTACTTCTAACGAGTATGGTTATGCTGGAAGAAATATAGATATTATTGCTTGTGCAGATGGTAAAAAACAGATTATTAGCAAGATTCCACTAGATACAAGTTATGTAACAGAGCTTATTCTTGGAGATGGCACAAAGTATTCTGATGGTTCTGGTAAGGTAAGCCTTACTAGAGGTTCTGTTCCGAACAATTGGTGGAACATTAAAGTTAATATCGCAAGTTCCGAAAATGCAAATAATGCATTACTTCAGAAGAGATACAATGACTATCTACCATATAAGACTGTTGCTATGGAGAACGATCCAAAGTGCAAAAATAGTATGGAATTCCAAAACTGTGTAGTGTTTATCAAGGAAACTGATCCTGATACTTCTAAGCACATGGAGTTTAAGGACAATGATTGGCATTTCTATGGGCTTGGTAATATAGGTGACTCTAAAAAAACTGATGCTACGAGAGTTAACGATGTAAAAGATTTGAAAGAGTATGTTATTGAGGTAAGTGATAATACACTACCAAATAGCACGTTCCAAACTGGTGTTACAGATAGCAATGGTGACATGGTTTATCCTATTACTAAGGAACAATGGAAGGCAGGAAATCCTGCTTATGATGCTATATATAATGATTGGGACGGCTCTTTTGAATTCCGATATGACATGGGCGGCGAAACCAAAGATGGTGCAAGTTTGGCCACATCTGAGGAAAAAGAGAAACAGAGACTTGCCAATAAACAAGTGTGGAGAGACTTCTATGAGTGGGTAATTACTTCTACTGATGAAGAGTTTGTTTCTCAATTAGACAACTGGGTAATTAAGGATTCTGCTCTGTATTGGTATTTATTTACTGAAAGATACACAATGATTGATAACCGAGCAAAAAACTCTTTTTACCATTATGCAAAATGCGCTGATGGTAAATATCGTTTTGAGCTATGGGACTATGATAACGATACAGCGCTTGGCATAAAGTGTTAGTGCCAAGGATAAAAAATTTCTTCTAATATACGGCGGAAACCAAGCGATTGGCAACGCCTTCCAACTATATATTCATATTTATTCCTTACATATATTGTGTAAGGTTTTTTTATTTTGTAAAGAAATGAGGTGATAGTGTGATTGATGTAAACGGCAAAAGTGTATATGGAATTATTTATAAAATAACTAATAAAATTAATAATAAATCATATATAGGACAAACACATTGCAAACGTGGATTTAATGGTAGGTATTATCATTCTGGAAGTGGAATTGAACGGGTGTATAAATATCATAAGTTACAAAAGAAAAATGGAGAATATTATAATGAACATTTATTGTATTCGATGGAAAAATACGGGCTTGATGCGTTTGATGTCTGTGAGGTGTTTGATACTGCAATGAATAAAGAGGAATTAAACACTAAAGAAATTTATTATATTAGCTATTTTGATAGTTATCATAACGGATATAATATGACACCCGGAGGAGAATGTGGAAGCTGTGCAAAACAACCAAAAGGGAAAGATAATCCTCTGAGTGTTGCAGTGTGTCAATTAACCCTTGATGGAAAGCTCGTAAAAATATGGGATTCACTTGCAGATATACGCAGAGATTCTGAATATAATGTCCCAAATATTGTGTTAACTTGTGATGGAGTAAACTCACACTCATATGGATTTTTATGGGTTTATAAAAAAGATTATGATCCAAATAAAGAATATAAATGGAAACCGAGTAAAATGTATAGATCAGTAGTTTTATTGGACGATCATAATAATTTTATTCGAGAATTTGTTTCAGTGGTACAAGCATCAAGAGAATTACATATTGATAGAAAAACCATTAGAGATTCTTGTAATAATGTTTGGGAACATCCTAAATATAATTTTAAATATAAAGATGAATATGAATGTATGGGGGAACAACGACTAAACGAAGAAACGCTTATGTGTTCATAAGTGATGTAATAGTCTGAACTCACGCAATAATCTAATAATGAAACGTGAGAGGAGTGGTCGCTGGTAATCAGACCAGCTTGGAAGAACCATTCCCGCCTATATTTTATATAGGTCATAAAAGTAACAGAATTGTAATAACTCCGGAGAATTAACAATGACTTACGGCAAAGAAGACACCGATTATAGAACAGAAGGCGATAAGTCTTCAGGCTACATTTTCAATGCAGCAGACAATGTATTTTGGTGTAGGATACGTGATTTATTCCACGATGAGCTTGCAGTAATGTATCAAACTCTTGAAGGAGAAGGTTGTTTTAGTGCAACATCTCTAATTAATGAATTTGACAATTGGCAAGCACAATTCCCAGAAGAACTTTGGAGACTTGATATCGAGCGTAAGTATTACAGGACATATCAAGGAGGTGGCTTAAATGGCGGTTTAGAGCCAGAGCCAACTCCTCGTTTCTTAGCGTCCATGATGAATGGTCGTAAAAAGTATCAGCGTAGACAGTTTGAGCGTGACCAAGCTGCTTATATGGGAACAAAATATTTGTCCACAACTGTCAAAGCAGATCAGATCATGTTTAGATGTAATACTCCTTCTGATGTTATTGTTGCACCTAATTATACATTAAATATTGTTCCATATTCTGACATGTATTTGTCTGTGCTATTTGGTAACTCTCCAAGTGCTCAACAGATTCGTGCAAAAGCAGGGCAATCATATGAGATTGAATGTCCCCTTACTAAGATGGACGATACGGCTGTATTAATTTATTGTGCTTCACGTATTCAGGCACTTAATGATATTTCTGCATGTTATATCCATGATAATGATTTTTCAAAGGCTTCTAAGCTCCAGAAATTAATTATTGGTAATAGCACGGCTGGATATTCTAATGCATTCTTGACCAATTTAAACCTTGGCAACAATGTATTGCTTGAAGAATTAGATATTCGCAATTGCCCGAATCTGACTGGTTCTATTAATCTTTCAAGTTGTGGTAATCTAGAAAAGTTTTATGCTGAGGGCACTGCAATTACTGGCGCATTATTCGCTTCAAATGGTAAAATTGCTCTTGCTCATTTGCCAGCTAGTATTAACAGTTTGACATTTAAGAACTTAAAATACCTTACTGATTTACAGGCGCGTTATGATAATCTTGAATCTTTAACTGTTGAGGACTCTATTGTCGATGAGTACGCAATTGTAACAGACGCAATTGATACATTACAAATTTTACGTTTAGTAGGTATTAATTGGACTGTTACTAATACTGATTTGTTGAATAAAATTGTCAAGATGAATAGTAGTATGCTTGCTGGTAGTGTGCATATTGCTGGACAGGTTAGGCAGAGAGAATTGGATAGCTATGCAAATGCATGGAGTGATCTGGTTGTTACTTATGATGGTATTATTACGCAGTATAAGTTAACGTTTATGAATTCGGATGGAACTCCAATTAAAGATAAGAAAGGCAATGCATATGTCCAATATGTTGACCAAGGCGGAAAAGCAATTGACCCTGTTACCAGTGGAGAAATTGATATTCCGACTGTGCCAAGTACGGCACAATACAATTATACTTTCTCAGGATGGGAAGGTATTGATGAAAATGTATTGAATGACAGAACTGTTACTGCTAAATATACTACAAGCATAAGAACTTATAAAGTTCGCTGGTTAAAACAAAGTGGAGTTGTTTTGAAGACATTAAATGATGTTGAATATGGTTCTTGTGTTGAATATGATGGGGATTATCCCACTATGACAGACAACGAGGATTCATATATTTATAACATCTTTACTGGTTGGGACAAGAGCACAGGCTTTATTACTGGTGATACGGACGTTTATGCAAAATGGAGCACGCAAAATGGATTGCCAGCATCTGGCACTGATTTGAAGGATATGACGCCTGTTCAAATCTATGCTATTGCAACCGCTGGAAAAGCAAATGATTATTTCGAACAAAAAGACTATCTTGATGTTCGTGTTGGACAAGATTTTTCATTTACGAACGTAGAAGATAATATGCTTGGAGATGAGCTTACTTTTGATGGAACTAGTTCAAAAGTAGTAGATTCTGGAATCAAGCTATTTGGTGCAGATTCTGGTTCATTTACAATTGCTATAGACTTTGAATTTGATGAAAACTCTGCAGATGCGACATTACTATCATGCTTTGAGTATGACGGTTCCGAAGGATTTAGACTTAAATACAATGGCACAAATCCAGAAATCCAATGGGGCAATACAAGCCAAGTTGTTGGCAAAGGAAAGCAAAGAGATATTGTTGTTCTTCGTCATCGTAAGGGAGGAGATAAACTTTGTGTGTATTCCTTTAATGGTGGAGCGTCTTCTACTGGTACATATGCGGACGAAATCACATATACAGAGTTGACTCGTAATCGTAGTACTAATACAGAAGCTACAATTATGCTTGGCGGATTTAAATTCTTATCCAATGGCGCTATAGATACTGTTACACTTGGTAAAGGAAAAATTCATTGGGCTAAAGTTTGGCTTGATGATATTGGGGACTCTGCTGCTAGAAGTCTTGCGGCATGGCCTCATGAAACTTGGCGCTATGAATATTGTGGAGATAAGAGATATAGATTTGCGGCAGATTCCAGTAAGATAACTGGAGCATCATTTATTCCAACGAGATTATTATCTCTTGGACATGGCATGAATGCAACAAACACTAATATTGGTGGTTGGAATGCCTCTGCCATGAGGGAATTTTGTAATGGTAGAGTTTATCATGCATTCCCGACTGAGTGGAAATCAATTATAAAACAAGTTCAGATCCCTGCAAGTGCAGGAAATAGAACATCTGATATTGTTTATTCAAAGGACTATGTGTATCTACCATCTTATGTGGAAGTGTTCGCTACATCTGAAGATCCATATGCTTCTGAAGGTAAAATTATTACGTTCTTTAATACTGACACAGATAGAGTTAAGACAATGAATGGAACTGCAAGTATTTGGTACTTACGTTCGGCTGAAGTTAGTTATAATACTTACTTTAGAGCGGTGTCGGCGCAAGGTAATATGAATGGTTATGTTGTGTCGAGTAGATCTTTGGGTGTATGCCCATGCATATCTATTTAATGGAGGCGAGTGTAGATGAAATATTACAAATTGATTAGCAATAATGAATTCATTGGAATCGGCACTTCGTTTGATATGCGTAAATTCCAAAAAAAACATGGCATTTTCTTAGTGTGTGATGAGTCTGAAGCTCAATACATTCAATGCAATGGGAAGATGTATCGTGCAATATGGATGGCACCTAAAGATCCTAATGCACAAGATGTTCCTATCATTGATGTAATAGAAATCGCCCAATCAGACTATGAAGCGCTTTATGATGCAATTAAGTCCAATGAAGAGATTCAGATTGATATTGAACCTGATATAACAGAACAAGAAGAAAACACAGATGTTGATGAGTCAGAAAAAATGACAATTGGTTATATTAAAGACTCTAAAATCAATGAAATGAAAACAAATTGTAACAAAATGATTACAGCAGGTTTTGATATAACGCTAAGTGATGGAGAATCACATCATTTTTCATTAACTGTACAAGATCAATTAAATTTGATTACATCTTCTCAAATGATATTAGATGGTTCAAAAACAATACCTTATCATGCCGATGGTGAACAATGCAAATATTATACTTCTGTTGATATGGAGCAAATTATTGCAAAAACGAATGCATTTAAGACATATCATGTTTCATATTTTAATTCATTAAAGATGTATATTAGCTCGTTACGCAGTGTGGATAAAGTTACTGCTATATCTTATGGAATTAGTATTCCAAAAAAATATCAATCAGAAGTTTATATTGCATTGAAGCAAGAATTCGAGATGTAATTAATGTGGCGAGAGGTGCTTATTAAAGCGCCTCTCGTTTTATAATTTGCAAAAATAGTGGAGGTGAAAAAATGCCTTACATAAATACTGTTGATATTAATGGTACAATTTATAATTTAGAAAATTTGACAGATGGTAATCATGTTGTTGATTTACCGGCATTACAAAAAGATGATACTTTTGTGCTACAAGGTGACATTGTAGATAACTTGACAGGTCGTTATCCCAATAAACCACTTTCTGCTCAACAGGGGTTCGTTTTAAAAAGCAAAGATGATGAGTTAGACAATAAGATTTCAAATTTAACGACTAGCACTAGTAATAAAGATACAGAACTCGATAACAAAATTACCAAACTGTCTGAAGATACAAGTAAAAAAGATACAGAACTTGACAATAAAATAGATGCATTATCTACTAGTTCAAGTCAACAAGATACAGCATTAGATGAGAAGATTTCAAAGTTAAGAGAAGACATGGGCACTAACGATGCATCTACATTGTCAAGCGCAAAAACTTATGCAGAGGGTCAAGGTAGTGCAGCTCTTACTTCTGCGAAGGAATATGTTAATACTGTTGTTTCAGATAGTAAAACTGAGACAAATGCTAATTTAGATAAGAAATTAGATAAAACAGGTGGCAAAGTTACTGGCGCTTTAGAAGTTGCTGGTGCTTTAACTGCTGATCAAAAATTGCAAGCCAAATATGGTGTTACAATCTATCAGCGAGGAGACATATCAAAAGAGATTACAGCTTTATGTACTGGTGAAAATGCAGGCAAGTTTGTTGGTAAAACTGAAACAAATTTGGCAAGAATGGCTGTCGCTACTCCTGTTAATGATGATGATGCGGCAAATAAAAAGTACGTTGTAGATGCCATAAAAACCGGCGGCTTTGGGGCACTTGATGGTGCAACGTTTACTCCATCTGTTTCTTCAGATGGCGTTTTGAGTTGGACAAATGACAAGGGCAAAACTAATCCTGCAAGTGTTAATATAAAAGGACCAAAGGGAGACGCATTTACTTATGCTGATTTTACATCAGCACAGCTTGAGGCATTAAGAGGCCCAAAGGGAGATAAGGGAGACCCATTGTCTGTTTTGGAAGCATATCCAATCGGTGCTATTTACATCAGTACGAATGAAACAAGTCCAGAGACTTTGTTCGGTGGAACTTGGAGGCAAATTCAGGGAAGATTTTTGCTTGCAGCAGACAATACTTATAAAGCAGGTTCCACTGGTGGCGAAGCTACGCATACTTTAACGGTTGATGAAATGCCGAATCACAAACATAGTATTCCTTATCCCAATGCTGCAGGCCCAGAGGAAGCGGCTATCGGTTATCCCGCAGATTCCGATACCAATAAGAGTTGGGGGGCAGAAATGTGTAAGACGCAAAGTGCTGGTAATAGTGTGGCTCACAACAATATGCCTCCTTATCTTGCCGTGTATGTCTGGGAGCGTGTAGAATTGCCGCCTGAAGCAACGGACTAATATTCCTGTTTATAAAATAAATAATATGGAGGGAATATTATGCCGAATAAAATATTTAATATACGCCTGAGAAACAAACGAGATACTGAAGCAAATTGGGGGAAAAAGAATCCACTAATTTTAGATGGCGAAATAATAGTTGTTACTACAGCAAGTGGGGAGACTAGAGTAAAAATTGGAGATGGTGTAAAAACCTATATTCAATTGCCATTTTTAGATGAAGTTTTAAAGAATGAAATCAATAATAAGGCAGCAATTGATGCAGGAGTATATACTGCTGTTGCATCCAGTTCTGATGGTGTGGCATATACTGCGACAGTTCCGGGAATTGCGTCTTTGAGCTCAGGAGCAAGTTTTATTATGATTCCAAATAAAACTAGTGCAAGCAAAGAGCCAACAATAGATGTTAATGGACTTGGAGCTAAAAAGATTAGACGTAGATTAAGTGCGATTACAACAAGTTTGCAATCTGGATATAGTAATACTTGGATTTCTATTAATAAGCCATTCCAAATTGTGTATGATGGAGCTGCGTGGGTTGTAGAAGGTATGCCTAAGCCAGTTGGTGCAGATGTATATGGTGCAGTGCCTCAAGCTACATCAGACGCATCTGGCAATGTTATTACAGACACTTATGCAACAATTGCTATGCTGCAGAACATGCTTCCGAAAGTTACTACAATTACGTTGGCGTCAGGCTGGAATGGAACCGCAAGTCCATATTATCAAGATGTTACACTTAGTTGTTGTACAGAAAATAGTGTTGTTGACCTCCAACCAACTCACGCACAGCTTGCATCTTGGCAGGATAGTGGATTGGCATTTACAACTCAAAGCGGGAATGGAACCGTTCGAGTTTATGTGGCTGGTGGTAAGCCTAGTGGCTCTATATCTATTCAGGTTAAAGTGCAGGAGGTGGTTGTCGTATGAGTGGTTTATATGGCAATCCAATAATGGCACCATCGGCATTAAATACTGTACTTCTTGAGGATGAAAACGGGAATGAAATTGCTACTGGAGTAGTGGTTGGAGAAAAGACTGTCTTTACAGCAATTCAAAGTGATGTTAAAGTTGGAAAAATTTTTGCATCTGATGAAGGCGTTCAAGAAGGAACTGATACTAAAACATATAGAACTGAAATTGGTTCTCGTACAATTTTGCCAAATGAGAGTTTTTCTATTCCATTTGAACAATATGATCAATATAATTATACAAAATTTAGTGCAATGATCTCTAGTTCTAATACGGCAATATCTGATAGTACATCTGTAAACAAGATTGTAATCAATGATGCAGTATATGCAGTAAATTCAACTACGAAACTGGCAGATGTAACAAAAAATGCATCTACGAAATCAATTGATTTAAATATTGTAAATGATACAGGTGCTACATGTGTCATACATTTTAGCACATATAAGGAGGAATAAAAGATGGTAACTCGTCGTTATGGATTTAAATACGCGACCCTTAGAGAAAATGGAATGTGCGATGGGACAAGAGACACAACAAATTATATTTTAAGTCCTTACTATGTTCCTATTGAGGATGATTCTTTACCATATGCATTAAAATATTATCATCCAATCCCTGAAACAGTGACTAGTTTTGATGATTTCCAAGGCAAGTGGTATTACGATGCAGAATTTACGCAAGAAGTTGCAGAATTAAATACCTAACATAAACATACTTAACCAATAACGATTTAACTGACAAGCCATCTATACCAGTTATTCCAACTTCTCTTCCAGCGAATGGTGGTAATGCGGACACAGTAGATGGTAAACACGCAAGTAATTTTGCGGCGAGTTCTCATACTCACAATAAGTCTCAAATTCCTGGGTTAATTGAACCGTCTGATTATGTTGTAGCTTCTGGCCCTTCTGGAAAGTGGACATACAGAAAATGGAATAGTGGAATTTCTGAGTGTTGGCGGCAGATCACTGGAACGATTACTCATTATAGCACGTGGAATGGATTCAATGCATTTTCAGGCAGTGCAGATTGGCCTACTGGTTTGTTTATTACAAATCCTACAGCTATTTATAATTGTTATATTGGCTCAGGATATGCTATTGCTGCTAGAGGTGGATTATCAACTACGACAAAATTTAGATGGGAAGCTCTTGGTACGGATGGAGGTTCTAATATTGGATATGGAATTTATGTCTATGCCATAGGTAGATGGAAGTAACGTTAGGAGGTATGCAACATGGATGGAACATTTGATCCTATGTATTCGAGTAACAATATTTGGATAGATACTGATATGAATTCCTGTTTGACTAATAATTTGGAAGATATTGAATCGGACATTTCATCTTTACAAACAGGCAAAGCAAATTTAAGTCATGTGCATACTGAGTACGCACCGATAAGTCATACTCATTCTGATTATGCTACCACATCTCATAAGCATTCTGCGTTAGATATCACAAGTGGAATCTTACCAATATCTAAAGGTGGTACTGGGGCAAGTACTGTTAATGGCATATTAACTAATATTGGCAATATTGGGAAAGTGTATTCTGCTACGCCAAACAGTAAATCTGTCGCAAAAATGGAGATGACAACGATTGCATCTTTAACGTTGCCAGCAGGTACTTATGCTATTGTTGGCAATCATCAATGGGAAGTAAATGGCACTGGATGTATGTATATTTCTAGATTAATTAAATCTGATGATAGTGTTGTTTATTGTATTGTGAGAAGTGATATGATCGGCGGTGGTGGTGCTGTTGTTGCTACAATAGTAGAATTGACAGAACAAACTACCATTAAATATGAAACTTATCATCAGTACACTGCAGCAACTAAGGCCGAGGCAATCCGCTTGTCTGCAGTTAAGATTAAATAAATTAAACACATGAGGTGCAGGGCTAACTACTCTGCACCTTTTAAATATTAAGAATAAGGAGGGTGATGTAAAAAATGTCAACAAAAAAATTACAAATTGTAACTCCTATTGTAACATCAGTTAATGGACAAACTGGTGATGTGACACTTGATGTTTCTGGCGGTGCAGGAAACATGAAAAAATTAACATTTACTGGCGCTGTTACTGGTGAATATGATGGTACTACTGATATTAGTGTTGATATACCAAGTGATGTATATATTGCCCAGATTAACGCAACAAGTGGCATTTTGGTTAACGATTATGATGAACTAGTAAGCGCAATAAGAAGTCATAAAATTATAATATTGCTTATTGGAGAAACTGCTGGACTGATAACCATTACTGTTGCTGATTTCGATTCTACAAAAGTTACTTTAGGTGTTCCAGAACAAGAATATTTTATTAATTTTACTATTGCAAAAGATACTAAAAAACTCGCAGCATCATATTTATATCACTTTAGTATGGAAATACAGGAGGGAGTTGACCCAAAATCGGGTGTAGTGTACTTCGACGAGGCTACAGGGTTATGTTCTACTAAAGATAGTGTTTCTCCAATCGCTACTGCCTCAACCGCTGGCATAATCAAAGTTGGCAACGGCTTGTCCATCGCCGACGACGGCACTCTGTCTGTCACGACTGCCACATATTACACTGGCACTTCTGACCCAGTTGATACCCTTGGTGCAGATGGTGACTTATACTTGAAAACGGAGGGATAACAGATGAGTGAAAATGCTAATTCAACTTATGATGAACTTATCTATCATCATCTTTCGACAGCACAAGTTGTTGATGGCATTCAAATTCTTGACGAGAAAACGACTATTGATGAGATCATAGGATTTATTTTGAATGATGCGCCAATGTGGTATTATGATGGGACAATATATCATTTAGTAGTTGCATTCGAAGACGGGGTTAATAGTCTTACTATTCATTTTTCGAATTCAGACGGAAGCGTTTCTACTGTCACATATGGTGGTGATTAAATGCCAACTAAAGTAAAAAGAACACTACATGTAACTAACAAAGATAATGCTAAAACATATCTAAATGCAGATGGTGTAAGTCTTGGTATTACCGCTTTCGGTAATTATATATTGGCAAGGCTCTACATGAATGGTGGAAAAGACGGATATGCTGTATTGAATGATACATCAAAAGCCATTTTGTATCCGAATGATAAAGCGCATCCAGTAGAGGCAGACGTTAATTTTTTCACGTCTGTGTTAACAAACAATAAAAATTGTCTTGTTGGCTTGCTGTTTGATGATGTTCAAGTAGCCTCAGAAGTCCCACCTTCGAGTGGTGTCTACACAGATGTTAAAGGTCTCAAAGATGAAGCTATCTTGCAATCATCTAAAAATAGTGTTATCCGTTTCCATTTACATGCAAATAATACAGTAAATGCGGTAACACTTCAGGAGATTAATTTATCACTGTATTTCATGCAGTATGCTTGTGCTGCCAAATCTGTTAGTAACACTGTAACGGCTACTGTTGATAAAGTTGAAGCTTATGATGGCGACATTGTAACTTTTACAGCTACAGTAGCAGATGGAGAAACATTCGAAGGATGGTATAGTGACGTCGCTTGCACGAATCTTGTAAGCACAGATCAAATTTATTCAGTTAGTCCAACATCGGATTTAACATTATATGCTAAAGATACACATGATGTAAAATTATTTACATGTGCGGCAGTTGCTGGTGTAAATATATCATCTGTTAGCATAAGCGACTCAGCGGTTCCAGCAAATGGCAGTTGTACTTTTTCTGCGACAGCTAATACTGGATGCGTTTTTGATGGATGGTATTCAGATGAGAACTGCACAAATCTAGTGAGTACAGCGAATCCATATGTAGTTACTATTATTGCGAATACAACATTGTATGCAAAGGCTCATTTAAGCAAATTGAATATTAGTGTTGGACAAGCAGAGCATGGAACGGCAAGCGTTAATGCTTCTGTCATTACTTATGGTGACAATGCGGTATTTACATTTACTCCTGAGAATGATGATTATAAATTGTATGGCTGGTATGCAGATGAAGGGTTAACACAACTAGTTAGTGAAGATAATCCGTATACCTGTACGCCAACAACGGATTATAAATTATACCCAAAATCAGGCGCTATAATGTATACAATTAAATTAACACGTGGATTAAAAGGGGTTGCGGGACGATCCGGTACGTGGACCTTGAAAATTGCCGCATTATATTACGATCAATTAACTTATAATGAAAAGCAATATGTTAAAACTGGCGAATTTGATAAAATTGAATCATCTAAAGTGTTTGGGCAAGCAACAAAAACTGGAACTGACACGATAGCAGCAGTTAAAGCATCATTGCAAGTTCCAGCCAATACTACGTGTGCTATATGGTGTCAACTCTCAGATGCTCCAGTAACATGTTTTGCGGAAAGCGGAGACATTAGTCTTGGCGAAAGGAGTATGCTGACATATTGGCCATATTATATTTTTACTCCGACACAGGATAAAGAATATTTTTGTTATTATTCAGATAGCGCGTGCATTTGTACTGCTATTGCAAAAGGTGGAATTGAATATGCTGATGCAACTACACCCACATTCGCGGGGAAGGATGCAATGTTTACGGCAATAGTTAAAGAAGGATATACATTCAAAGGTTGGTATTCTGACGAAGGATGTACAACTTTTATAAGCTCTAATAATCCATTGTCCATAACCACTCCTTCTGTTAATAAGGATTCTGCAGACCCACAGGACGGTGAGGCAACAACGTCGGAGTTGACTTTATATGCGCGAGCACGGTCAACAACTGGGAGATCTGACATGTTGTATTTTAAGGTCAACGGGTCATATAAATCCGCGATAAGGGTCTATAAGAAAGTATCAGGTACTTGGGTTGAACAAGCAGACTTGCCAGCTATATTCTCTGGCGAACCAAGCGGAGGCGCTTCTAACTATGTATATGGTGGGAGTGTATAAAAAATGAATAAAGAAAATTTCAATAGAGGTTCTGGTTTTTGCCAGTGCCTCTTTTATATATTAAAGGAGGTTATGCGGATGGCGAATAAAATATTTAACACACGTGTCAAGAATAAACGTGATACCGAGGCAAATTGGAAAAGTAAAAACCCCGTTCTTCTTGATGGAGAGATTATCATTGTCACAACCACGTCCGGGGATTCACGTTTTAAAGTTGGAGATGGCAAGAAGACTTATAATCAGCTTCCTTTCCAAGATCAAAAGACAAGAGATTTGATTCCGTCAGTAGATGCTAGTTTGAGCAGTACGTCAACAAACCCTGTGCAAAATAAAATCATTAAATCTGAGTTGGATAAAAAGGCAGAAAGAGATGTTGTTAATACAACTACGAATGGTCTAATGTCTGTTGCTGATAAAAAGAAGCTGGATGGGATCGCTGCTGGAGCGAATAAGATCACTGTTGATACTTCATTATCAAGTACTTCTACTAATCCGGTACAAAATAAAATAATTAATTCTGCATTGTCTGGGAAAGCGGGTACGTCTGTTGCTACAACAAGCGCAAATGGACTAATGTCTGCTGCGGACAAAACAAAATTAAATGGTGTTGCTACAGGTGCGAATAAGACAATTGTGGATTCCTCTTTGTCTGCGTCGAGCACGAATCCAGTCCAAAACAAGGCCGTTAAATCTGCACTCGACGGGAAATTATCTACATCTGGTGGTACTTTAACCGGCAATCTGACCGGGAAATACATCGCTGGCACGTGGTTACAAACGACAGAGGCGACTGATTTCGGACGCGCCCCAAGTAAGATTGCCATATTGGACGAGTCAGGATGGATATACTATCGCACGCCTTCCGAACTGCTGTCTGACATCGGAGGAGTAGCCATTAATAATTTTATTGATACTATATACCCACTTGGATCAATTTATATGACTACATCAAGTACATCTCCACAGTCATTGTTTCCGGGAACATATTGGCTCCCAATTTATGATAGTTTTTTGCTCGGTGGTGGTAAGAGCTATAAGGTTGGTTCAACTGGCGGTGAGAAAACACACACTTTAACAATTGGAGAAATGCCGACACACACGCACCCAATGTATTCTAGCAATGGCGGCGGCGACGGTACTTGGACACCAGACGAAGGCTCATATCATATTGATAGTGTTACTACTGATAAAAGGACATACTGGGCACAACTTGGTATGGATTCCGCTGGTAGCGGCGTGGCTCACAACAATATGCCTCCTTATTTTGCTGTTTGGATTTGGAGAAGAGTAACGTTTCAAGAATATGAGGCTGGAGCTGACGGTGGCTAATATCTTTATCATTGGAATACTATTTGGCAATTAAAAATTTTAAATTTATAGGAGGACAAGATTATGGAAATGTTAACTTTAATTATCTCTTTATCTATTATTATGTGGTACATTATTGATAGATTCAAGGAAATGTGGGAAGGAACCAAGTATGGTAAGCATATTACTATGTTTGTTTCTGCAGTATTCGCATTTGCCATTGCATTTGGTTTTGGTGTTGATATTATTTTGGCACTTGGTCTTGTGCAAGAAGGCTCTACGATTGGTACTGTGATTACTGCTCTTGCATTGATGTCTGGCAGCTCTGCTGTTTCCGAAATTATTGAAAGAGTTAAAGGCGGAAAGTAATATATTGAGGTGATTTAAATGGAAATTATTGAAGCGTTTGCGACACAGAATAAATGTTATAAGATTGGTTCGACACTTAATCCAAGTGGTTTGATGTTGCATAGCGTTGGATGCCCACAGCCTAGTGCTGCGGTGTTTGCTCGTAACTTCAACCAATATCAGCCGGGTGGTCAATCAGTTTGCGTACACGCATTTATACAGGCAGATGGCTCTGTATATCAGACATTGCCTTGGTGGATGAGAGCATGGCACTGCGGTGGCGCTGCAAATAATACCCATATCGGCATCGAAATGACAGAACCTAGCTCTGGAATGAGTTATGCGGAAGCGGCTGAACAGATTGCTGGGACATATCACACAGCCGTGGAATTATTCGCACAGCTTTGCAACACTTATGGCCTTAACCCATTGGCAGACGGCGTGATTATTGGTCATGCAGAAGGCCATCGTAGAGGTGTGGCTAGCAACCATGCAGATCCAGAACTTCTGTGGAATACATATGGCATGGGTTATACTATGGACGGGTTCCGTCAGGATGTATATGAAACAATGAACAAAAATAATGGAAATGATGAAGAGGAGGAAGACGTAATGAGATACAATACTATTGATGATATTCCTAGCTGGGCAAGAGGCACTGTTAGTGAAATGATTGATGAAGGTTTTATTTCTGGCACTGGTGGAGGCAGTCTTGATTTATCTGCTGATATGATACGTATGCTGTATGTCATGAAGCATATGTTTGATGCATGCAATAAGCATTATGAGACAATTGAAGATATCCCATCTTGGGCGCGTGACACTGTGCAGCATTTAATCGACACTGGTGCAATTGCTGGCACTGGCAATGGCAAACTAGATATATCATATGATATGCTGCGCATGTTGGTTGTCTGTCAGAGAATGTTTGATTCTAATCGTGGCACTGACAACAAGTAAAATTAATTTTATGAGCAAATAGCCTATGTGAAGTAGTTATATAGGCGAGGGAGTGTAGCAATACACTCCCTCATTTTTTATGGACAAAAAGGAGGGATAATATGAAAAAATTAAAAGGTGTTGATGTGAGCGAATGGCAAGGACAAATTGATTGGGATGCAGTAAAAAAGGATGAAATTGATTTTGCAATTCTTCGCTGTGGCTATGGAATGAACTTAGAAGAACAAGATGATATTTGGTTTAAAAGGAATGCTTTAGAATGCGAAAGAGTTGGTATGCCTTATGGTGTGTATCTGTACAGTTATGCAGATACAGTAGAAAAAGCTGCTTCGGAAGCAATACATGTACTTAGATTGATAAAAGGTCGTAAACTTGAATATCCCGTTTATTATGATTTAGAAGACGTTAATACTACTGGGAAATGTAGTCAAGATTTAATTCTTCAAATGTCTAAAAAATTTGTTGGCATTTTAGAAGACGCTGGTTATTGGGTTGGTATTTATGCCAATTTATATTGGAATGAGGCATATCTGACTGATTCTTGGTATGACACTAAGGCAAGATGGATTGCTCAATATAATTCTGAATGTCAGTATAACAAGGACTATGGAATTTGGCAGTATTCTAGTTCTGGAATTGTCAATGGTATTTCTGGATGCGTTGATATGAACATTTCTTATTTTGATTATCCTGCATTGATTAGAGAAGCTGGTAAAAATGGATTGATTTTTTCGCAAAGTCAAACAGAAACAGTTTATACTGTAAAATCTGGTGACACTCTTTCTGACATTGCCACAAAATATGGCATTACATATCAACAACTTGCTTCCTACAATGGAATTTCTGATCCTAATGTTATTGATATAGGACAAAAGATTCTTGTTCCAAATACTGAATCAGTTGTTGCTTCAGGTAAAACATTAAATGAAATTGTATTGGAGGTATATCGAGGCGAATGGGGAAATGGTTTAGAACGTCAAGCACGCCTTGAAGCAGCGGGATATGACTATCAAATAGTACAAAACAGAGTAGATGCTCTATACAGTTAATAACAAAAAATTGTATATCGTAGTTTAAAGGAGAAGCCACATGGTTTCTTCTTTTTATATTTAAAATTAGTGTAAATATGAATCTCTCGGAAAGGAGGAATTGTTATGCGTGTCATAAGTTTTGATCAAAGCACACGTCGTTCTGGTTATGCCATATTTGAAAACGGTCAATATATAGAATCTGGCGTTGTTGATATGAACAAGAGCAAATTAGAAACAGATAAAAGATCTTTTGAAATGGCGAAAGAACTTTGGAAGGTTATTAAAAAGTATAAACCAGAGAAACTTGTTCTAGAAAATGTGCAACAACAATCGAACCCAGCGACTATGATAATTTTGGCAAGATTGGCTGGTATGATAATTGGTTATGCGGAAGCTCATAATGTCAATGTGCATATTTTGTTGCCAAGCCAATGGCGCAAAGCATTAGGATATTCTCAGGGGGCGAAAGTAAAACGCCAAGAGCTTAAGCAACAGAGTATTGATTATGTAAAAGAAAATTTTGGTCTTGATTTATCAGAAGATGAATGTGAAGCAATTTGCATAGGAGTTGCGGCGCATAAAATTTATAATTTCGCCAATGAAGAAGTTTGGGGCGAAGATTAAATATGAAAATTAATAACAAATTGTTATTTGATATATAAAAATTTTTAAATTATGGAGGAAAAGGTTATGAAGGTTAATACATTTGTTAAGAAATTTAAGGAAGATGAATTTAAAAACGAAAAAGATATGTTTAAAACTGAATACATTCCAGTAAAAGAAAAGCATGATATTGCTATGCGCGTTATTGCTTTGTGCAAAGAAAATGACAATGGACTTATTCTTTTAAATAAGTTTAATGAGAATATTTATTTTTCTATGTTTATGTTTAATGCATATACAGGTGTTGAAATTAGTGAAGATTTTGATGCGCTAGTTTGTGAATATGACAAGCTGTGCAGCGTTGGTTTGTTTGATGTGTTAAAAGTAACTTGTGCAAGAGACTGTTCTCGTGCAGAGGAGATTCTATCTTTTGAGGAGCAAAGATTAAAATATCAGAATTCGATTGAAGCTTCATTTGCACAAATAGCAAATGGTATTAATACAAGTTTGACTACTCTATCAGATTCACTTGCGGGAAAGATTGATGATTTTGATATTAATAGTATTCTTCCTGAAGGCGCTGATATTAATGAGCTTTTAAGCACACTTGATAAATTAAAATAACTATTTTATAGGAGTTGATGGCATATGGCTGAAGCAAAATCATTAGGCGATGCTATACAAAAACTAATAGACAATGTTGAAACTGTTGCGGAAATTGCAGGCAACATATCTAGACTGCAAGCTGAAAAAGATTTTAATGATGCAGCAAAAACGGCAGTTGATAAATATTACGAATATAAGAACGGAGCTTATACAAAGTATGGGAGACAACATAATTTGTATGACATCTATAAAGTAAATTCTGATTTAAAAAAAAGAGGCAAAACGTTTACTATAACAACGAATATTGATATGAATTCTGCTCCGTTGGAAGGTGCATACCACAGTAACTCAAGCAAACACCAAGGCGGTGGTTCTTGGGAAAGTGGTGGCCAAGTTGAAGGCGATTATGTATTTGAGAACTTCTTACAAGGCGAACACCCATGGACATATTTTAAAGACGGAGAATATATGTATGGTGAAACTGTTGGTAAAGAAATTCCAGATGACTTTTTAAAAGATTTTATTAAAAATTACGGCAGTAGATATTTTGAAGATAATTTTCAAAAGATAATAGGTCAATTGTTAAAAGTGTATTTATAACGTAGGAGGTGATTCTTTTGACAGAGGCAAGTTATACTTCGAAAATTAAATTTAGTATTGATGATCTTATGAGCAGTCTTGCTGCGTGTAAGACTCAAGCAGAACAGGTTGATGGAGTTTTATCAAATATTGGCAAACGTGGAAATTTAAATAATTTTATTAAGCAATTTATTGCAATGGATGATGCAGTTAAAGCACTTAGAAAAGATTTGGATTCTGTAAAGGCAGGTCTTGGAGACAAGCTTAATAATGGATGGATGAAGTCCTTTGATGAAATGGTTGGAAAGATGTCTCAGATTTCAGAATTGTCTAAGATCGTATTTGAAGGACTCAGTGGTGTCAACTTAAAAGATAAAGGTGCAACAAAAGAGTTACGTAGCTACGCAGAACAATTAAATACAATTCTTAACAATGTTGGAATTGACAAGCAAATTGACCTAGAGCTGTTTGATAAAAAAGACATTGAAGCACAATATAATGAATTAATTCAATTTACTGCAGAATTGAATGGGAAACTGAGTGTTGTATTTGGTGAGATTGACCCATCTAAGCTTGGAGAAAATATTAAATCTGCTGGTGGAAAGGTCAAAGACGATATAAAAACAACTGGCGGTGAAATTTCTGCCGAAGTTCAAGCACAAATTGATGAGCTTGAAAAACAAAAAGTAGAATATCAAGAAATTCTAGATATATTTAATGGCAAAGGCAAGAGGCTCAAAACAACGAAAGAAAATGATACTATTGCTTTGGTTGGGCTTTTTAAAGATTTTAAAAAGGCGGAAGAAGAACTAGCGGAACTAGAGAGAACTGGAAAACCGGGGAAGGAAGAAGCTCTCGCTAAAAAAATAAAGGCCGCTAGTCTCTTAAAAAATACTTCAGATTATGTGGCCGACAAAGGCAGTGATGATGCCAGTGCATATGTTGCCAACAATGTAAAAATATATGAAAGGGCCGAAGAGTTTCTAAAAGAAATTCGAACAAAGCAGAATGCAGAGCTTGATAAGATAAAGAGTGATTGCAGACAAAAGATTAAAGAGATTAAGACAGAGATTGCGCAATTGGGCAAAGGTGTTCCAGAAACTAAAGCGGATATTTTTCATGTTCAGCCTTCTGGCGCAGAAGCAGGAGTAAAGGCTGCACAAGAGGCTGCTGATGCTGCAAAAAAGAAAGCTGACGAAGAAGAAAGAGCATATCAAGCAATTACAAAGAGCATTGAAGCACAGCGCGTAATGTATCGTTTGGGAACTGGTTCCGCCATTAATGGGAAAGGAGCTCATAGTGATACATTTGCCGACATGCTTGATAATTTAACTATAAATGCAAATGGAACTCGCTATGAGAAATACGGATTTGGATTATTAGGTAGTGGAATTTTTGGTGTTCAAAATCCAAACACAATTCCAAAAGATCAGGCGTCAAGTGCTGGTAAGTTTATATATAGCCTAGACCTGTCTAAGTATAATATGTATTTGCTAGACACTGAAGAGCGTGCTGCAAATCTAATGGACTTCATGAGCAAGCTTCAGAAAATTGCAATTCGAGGAGCAGTTCCAAACTATACTGGGTTCAATGAATTTTTAGGAGATACCGACCTCAATTCGCTTTATGAGCAATTTGCGACATTGTTTGACAAAACAAAATTCACAAAGGAACAATTAGGCTCGTTTATTGACGAGATGGTTGCGCAACTAACTCAAGCGGGGTTATTTTTTGACTCAGAAAGTGGACAATTAGATTTTCGTAATATTTCAGACGAATTGGCAAATTCTGATAACATTTCTACGAGATTTTTTAAAAAATTTGGATATCAGGGAGTTAATGTTGGGAATACATCCTTAGATGGCTTTGGACAAGGCTCTGTATTATTTGATTTCAACGAGTCTGATATAGTTGGATATTTTAACACTATTGAACAAGCCGCACAGGATTTCCAAAACAATTTAAAAAGCGGTTGGGTCGGTTCGAACGAGCAATTACAACAATATCTTGCTAATATAGAAGAAATTATTGCTAAAATTAATACAGCAAAGCAAAATAAACTTCAACTAGTCCCTGATTTTGACACTTCTGGCTATGACAATACATTAACGTTATTAAATAATGTTAAAACAAACATTTCTAACATCCTTTCAGGAACTGCTGGCACTGGTGATTCTAATTTTGCGACTGTTACGGACGATCAGACGGCACAACTCGAAAAAGAGAAAGAGCTTGTGCAAGAAATTTCAATTCTTAAGGACAAGTTAAGCAATATTCCAACGAATCCTGTTGATGCTTCTGAGCTTGAAGCCGCGCAAAAACAAATACAAGAATTAGATGCAGAAATCCTTCGTATGGAAGGTGCTTTAGAGTCGTGGAAAGAAGGCTATTATGGATTACAAGAGCAAATACAAGCTGGGGATCCGTTTGTGGGGTCAACTCCAGATGATGCTGTCGATGCATATCGTGACAAAATAGAGCAACTATATTCTACGGTTGACGAATTAAAAAACAAGCTATCTGAAGCAAAAGAACAGTTAAATGGATTGGGATCAGAGTCAGGTCTTTACAATGCCGAGAATACACAACTATCTTTTTGGCCCATGACTGATGAAGAAATTGCTAATAAAGAGAAACTTGCTGCAGCAAACGAGCAAGTTGCAGAGTCTCAGAACAAGATCAATCAGGCAAAGCAACTTGAAGGCCACATTAGCTTTGATGATTTAAGTGTGGTCGAAGAAAAACAAAAAGGTGTGGATGCGGCAGAACAAGAACTTGCAACAGAACAGAAACAAAACGAGGCTACTCAACAGCAGTTAGAATTGCAACAACAAATTACAAAAGAGAAACAAAATCAAAACAGTGCCACAAAAGAAGGTGTTACCACAACTTCTCCTCAAGTAGCAGCGAGTGAGACTTTTGATGGTCAGGTTATAGAAGGCGCTAGTGCGATTTCGTTAGAGGCAGATGCTGCGAATAAAGCAAAAGAAGCATTTGCTGCGGCTGCTGAACAAAAGCAAAAATTTATTGATGCTAATATAAAAGTTAAAGAAAGTGCTGAAGCCTCAGCGACGGCCATTGATAAAGAGGCTCAAAAGGCACAAGGAGCTAGTGAGGCTTTTTCGTCTGCGACAGATAAAAAGAACAATTTTGTTAGTGCTAATAAGAGTGTAAAAAATAGCACAGACGAGAAAACATCTTCTGGGACGAGAAAATCTAGCGACTCTGATCGTGCATACAAGGATTCAGATACTTATAAAACTTTAGCAGATGCAAATAAAAAGCTCTCTTCTGCTTTTAATAAAATTGACACAGAAGTTTTTGTAGATAAGAATACTGAACTTGGAAAATTAAAAACTAGGTATGAAGAGCTAACGAAAGAAATTCAAGAATTAACAAAATCTGAAGAGACTTTAGGGAAAGTTTCTGAAGAAGATATGCAAAGATTGAGCGCGGCAACAAAGCAATTAATGAGTGACTTTGAAAAGTATGCCCAAGCAAAAAAAGAAGCATCAAAACAAAAAGATTCTACATATGGCGCAGATGTTTTAGAAAAAGTTCAATCCCAGCATACAAGCTTAATTGACAAAGTTGATAGTGGCGGTTTCTCGAATGCATCTGGAATTGCCAACAAACTTCAACAATACGAACAGGCATATCAGAGAATAATTGATTTACAGAAAAAACTTGCAAATATAGATATAACTTCAGATTTTGGCAAAAAAACTGCCGCAGAATTTGATGACGCGGTTAAGTCTTTTAATAATTATGGTAAAGAAATTGAAAATATTATTAGAAAGTCTGAAAATCTTCAAAATAAAATTGGCAATATTCATCGTGCTGTTTCTGAAGGCTTTGATTTAGGCGACGAAGCTAGTAGAAGAAGCGAATTAGAAGCATTTGCGCGTTCTTTTGATGGATTAGATGAGAAATCCATTCAATTTTCTGATAGTTATTCTAAGGTTGTTTTTACGATTAAAAATGGCAATGGAGAAATAGAAAAGATAACTGCTTCTTTTAATCAGGCAGGCACTGCTATTGACGCAAGCTCTAAAAACTTAGGAAAAGCAGTTAATAAATTCACATCTTTCTTTGATGGGATGAAAAAGAAAACTGGTGAAATTGTCACTTACTTCACCGGTGCAAATCTTGTATATAAATCTGTTGCGCAGATTAGACAGGGTATTACATATGTTAAAGAGATTGATGCAGCTTTAACTGAATTAAAGAAAGTTACCGACGAAACTGACAAAACCTATGCAAATTTCTTAAAAACGGCATCTCAGACTGGATCAGAAATTGGCTCTACTATTGCAGATTTTACAAATGCGACTGCTGATTTTGCTAGGCTTGGGTATACCATTTCTGAGGCTACTGAACTTGCTAAAGCGGCGAGCATTTATAAGAATGTTGGCGATGGAATAGAAAGTGTTTCACAGGCAACAGAAAGTATTATTTCTACCATGAAAGCTTTCGGCATTGAAGCCGAAGATTCGATGTCAATAGTTGATAAATTCAATGAAGTTGGCAACCGCTTTGCAATTTCAAGCACAGGAATTGGCGAAGCGTTGCAACGTTCAGCTAGTGCATTGTATGAAAGTGGTAATACGATTGACGAGTCAATTGCATTAATCACTGCGGCAAATAGCGTAATTCAAAATCCAGAGCAAGTAGGAACAGCTTTAAAAACATTATCTTTGCGTTTGCGTGGAGCAAAAGTTGAACTACAAGAGGCTGGAGAAGATACTGATAATATGGCCGAAAGTGTATCGTCTCTACAAGCAAAGCTCTTAGCATTAACTCATGGCAAAGTTGATATTATGGCTGATGCTACAACATTTAAAAATACGACTGAGATATTAAGAGAAATGAGCTCGGCATGGAGCGACATGACAGACATTGAACGTGCTGCAGCACTAGAATTGATGGGTGGAAAACGCCAAGCGAATATTCTAGCTTCCATTATTAAAAATTACGACACAGTAGACGATGTAATAGAAACATCACTCGATTCTCAAAATTCTGCCTACGAAGAAAACGCTAGATGGATGGACTCTATTGAGGGCAAAATGACGGAATTTAAAAATGCCGTTCAATCACTATGGCAAGATGTTCTTGGGTCAAATGCTATAAAAGATGTAATAAGTTTGGGCACAGGGCTTGTTAATATTGTTGATACTATTGGTGCAATACCAACAATTTTAGGGGGTATTGCAGTATACTTTTTTGCTATCAAAAAGAACAATCCAATTACAATGTTTAAGGACTTAGCAAATACAATACAAAACTTCAATACAGCAGCTTCTAATGTACAAACACTTTCTAAAGTAGGTACGGTATTTGACTCAAATAGTGTAAATCTTTATGCTGCTGCAGTATCAGATCTTAGCGCCAAACAGCAAGCACTTGCTTTAAGTTCTGCAGGTTTAACAAAACAACAAGTTGCAGAAGTTTTAGCAAAAAATGGATGCTCAGAAGCAACGATAGAACAAGCAGTGGCCGAGGCTAATCTTGCTACGGCGAAAACAACAACGAATACTATAACTGGCGAACAGCTTTTCAATCTTGCTGCAGAAAAAGACATTAAACTTTCAGAGCAGGCCGTTACTTGGCTTACAGCTAATGCCGAAGCAGAATTGACACGTGAGAAAATTTTGGCAGCAGTAGCATCTGGAGAACTTGCAGAAGCAGATGGGACAGCTTTAATTGCTATGTCTGGCTTAAGTGCTGGAGCAAAAGGACTTGGTGCGTCTCTTAAGGCATTATTCTTAAGTAATCCAGTTGGTTTGGCATTAATGGCAGTAACAGCTATCACTGCAATTGTTAGTGCCGTTAAAAGAGCAAAAGAAGAAGCGAAACAGGCTGCGCAAGAAACATTAAATGCATATAAAGATGCTCAAAACACATTAAAGAGCAATAAAAACACAATAAACGAGATATCTTCTGATTACGAAAGACTCTCTAAAGGCGTAGATGATTTTGGAAACAATATCAGCTTAACGACAGACGAATATAAGAAATACAATGAAATAACAAACAAAATCGCAGATATGTTTCCAGAAATGATATCTGGATACACAAAAGAAGGAACCGCCATTCTTTCTTGTAAGGGAAATGTTGACGAGCTAACAAAGGCATATGAGGCCGCAGCACAGGCTGCACGTCAAGCTGCAATTGCTGGTGGTAGTGGCATTTTTGATTCTGCCAAAGAAGAATATAATAGTAATCCATCTGTTTCATGGGAAGAAACTGGTTTGAAGCAAAAACAAAAGCTTGCTAATAAACTTGTAGAACTTGCTAATCAAGGGACAGAAGAAGAAATACAAAAATTCTTTAATGATTTAAATGCCGGTAATATTGAAATTGATGGAGAAAAATATTCGAATATTGAGTTAGATGCATTATTTAAAGAGGCAGGAATTGACATATCTGATTTTAGAAGCTGGTGGGATAATTCTATTGATGTTGATAAATATAAAGAGAAGATGAGATCACTAGAATCTTTCCTTAAAACTTCAGTAACCAAAATTAATACAGAAACAAGCAAAGTGAGATCTATTCTATCTGCATATCTCGGAGAGGATGAGGATTATGCAAAGCTAGATGATGAAACAAAGTCTATAATTAATAATATTGTATCTCAATTAGATTCTGAGTTTGTATTTAGTTTTGATAATATTGATTCTCTATATAATTGGGTCTCTGAAAATATTGTTCAAGCATTTAGCGGCAACAATGGAAAAGTACAAAATGCAATTAAGGATTTCTTAAAAATAGATACGAGTAGCTTGTCTGTTACAGATTACAAAAAAGAAATTGAAAACTTTAAGAAAGTTTTAAGTGATTCTGGAATTTCTGAAGAGGCCCAGAAACAAATATTGTCTGCATTTAAAATAGATGATGATTCTATTAAGGCAGAAATAGACCCATTGGTGAACCATACAAAATCTATATTAAAAGATGAGTTTGATGATAAAGTTGACAATCTAACAATATCTGATTTAAAAATTGTTGATAGTCTTGATATACCAGATGGAACATTATTAACATGGGATGAACTTTTAGAAAGAATTAATGCCGTTAAATCTGAAATGCGGACGCCTGTAGTTCAAACATATGACACAATTAAAGGGTCAATTGAAAACTTTAATGATGTTCAAAAGCAAACAGAAGATATAATGCTTGACAATACAGAGGTTACTCAAGAATACAAAGATTCTTTAGTTGCCCTTGGTATTAGTGAGACTGATTTGGCAAGTTGCTTTGATAAAAACAACAAATTGGTTGTTAAGAATGTTAGTAGACTCAAACAGCTAGTAAATGCGTCTAAAACTAATATATCTACACAAACTATTTTGGCACGAGCTCAAGCAAGATTAAAATACAAGGAATTGTATAAACAACTTGCTACATTAACAAATGGGCAGTTAAATAGCGCTCAAGCAAACAGGGAAAAAATTAATACTCTATACCAAGAAATGTCCGCAATTCAAAAGGTTATTTCAAGATATAGTCTACTCGAACAACAGTTGTCAGAAGTCACTAAAACATATTCTGAATTTGAAGAAGCGCAATCTTTTGACAGCGACAATGATTATATGAGCAAAACAGAAGATATGCTTACAGCCGCAATTAAAGCATATGAAACTGGTGATCTTGGAACTGAGACAGCTCAAGTAGCGATAAAGGCACTCGTTCCTGATGTTGAATTTGAAGGCTTAGATACTGTCGATGAAAAAGCAGAAAAGGCACATGAATATTTAACTGAAACTTTAAATAAATATTTTACGCTAGAGTTTGACGACAATGGAGCAATCCAAAGTGCGGAAATGAAACTTGGTAATCTTCGTAAATTTATTGAAGATGCCTTTTCAAATAGTGTATTTGCTGGAGAAGACTGGCAACACTTTGAGTGGTCAGATGAGTTTTTGGCTGGCTTAGAAAATGCTCCAGATAAGCTGCAATATTTTGCAGACGAGATGAATGTAACAAAAGAGGTTGCGTTGGCTGCAATACAAGAAATTAAAAATAAAGATGCAGAATGGCTCAATGGCGATTATGGTAGTTTGTTTGATCAAATTGTTCCAGAAACTCTTGATGCAAAACTTCAAGATACGACAACAAAACTGGCTGAACTTAATGTTCAACTAGCAAATGGTAAGATTTCACAAGAGGAATATGAGACTGCCACAAAACAATTAAATGCACAATTAGTAGAACAACAAAAGGCCGCTAGTGATGCATGCCAGTCGTTCATAGATGTAAATGGTAAAATTGATGAGAGCCAGAAGAAGTTAGAGGCATATCAGAAGCAATTATCAACTGGAGCTGACACTAATGGAAATAAACTAACGTCAGAACAAATTGAAGAGATTAATGGGAAATATAATCAAGAACTGCAAAATTATGAAGGCTATCTTAAACAAAAAAAAGAATTAGAAAATAAATATGGCCCGATGACGGAATATACTGTTAGTGTTGCATTAGAGCAAAATGGCATTAATGTAGATGAAATTAATACTGAATTGACGAACGTTAAACAAAACATACAAGAAGCTTTTAATTCTGATAATTTTAAAGGTGCTAATAAAGCACTTGAGGATACATATGGTGTTATAGCGAAAATCAATGAGAATGGAGATATTGAATATAGTGTTACTGACAATACTTCAGACGATCAAAAGAAAACACTTGAGGAACTTGGCGCATTAAATGATGATGGAACTGTTAATATAGATTGCTTGTATGCGGGATTAACCGATGAGCAAAAAGCAGAAGTAGACAAATTAGAAACATTACAAGAAAAGAAAAATCTCATTGATTATTATTTATCTATGGATGGTGTTGATACTGTTCAATCTTCAATTGATGAGTTGGCAACGACATTAACGAATATATATGAATTATTACAAACATCTCCAATGTTTAAGGCTAATGTTGATCAAGATACAAAAACTACGCTTGATGGATTATTAGATAAAGTAAACTTTTGGAATGGCGACCATTGGGCAAATTTTAAAGCAAAAGTGTCTAGTATCTTTGGTGGTAATAGTGGAGATCAAGAGTCTAATGGAACAGCTAATGTGTCTGGAACTGCTCATGCTACCGGGAGTTGGGGATTAGAACAATCAGAACATAATGCTCTTGTAGGAGAGCTGGGAATGGAAACCGTTGTTGACCCAAACACTGGTAGATATTATACAGTAGGAGACCATGGCGCTGAACTAGTGGATCTTCCCAAAAACGCAATTATATTTAATCACAAGCAAACCGATGCGCTGTTTAGAAATGGGTATATAAATTCACGTGGGAAAGCTCTTGCTAATGGGAATGCGCATGTTAATGGCAATGCCCATGTAACAATATATCCAGGATATACATTACCCAGCCAGTGGGAAGGAACTGGATATAGTGGCTATGACGATGGGATGTATAATGCTTCTAGTGCATTACAGGATGCGGCAGGAGATATTTCTGACGCATCAGATTCTGTAGAAGAGGCAGCAGATGACGCAAAGCAAACAATTGATTTCATTGAGTATAGGCTTGAGGAAATTGAAAATATTATTTCTAATGCTACGAATAGGTTGGAAAATTTCCTCGATGACACATCTCAAACTGGAGAGAAAAACAGTCTATACGAAGACCTTGTAAACGCTGAGAAACAAAAAGCATCAACTTATTTCTCTGCCGCAGCAACATACAATAAAAAAGCCGCCCAATTGTTGTCTGAAGTGCCAGCGGAATATCAAGAGATGGCTAAAAATGGAGCCATTGCGATTAAAGACTTTATTGGAGAAAATGAAGGCGAAATCGCAGATGCAATTGAAGAGTATCGCACATGGTCTTCCAAGGCAGAAGATGCAGAGAACAATTACTTAGCATCTATTGCTGAAATTTCAGCTAAACGTCTTGAACAATTACAAGACATTGCGGATGATTTTGAAAATATTGTTGGTTTAACTGAACAACATTCAAATTTGATTCAGGCAGAAATGGATCTTCTTGATGAGGCTGGAGAAAGACTTTCTGAGAATTTCTATAAGGAATTGATGAAAGATTCTAAAAAGCAGATTGAAGATTTAAACAACGAACGAGCATCCTTGCAAGACATTTTAGACAATGCGGTTAAATCTGGAGATGTTCAAGTAGGTTCTGACGATTGGTACGAGATGGTTAATTCCATTTATGATGTCGATGATGCAATTCTTGAGTGCAAGAAAGACATTGAAGGATTCCAAAATAGTATTAACGACCTTTATTGGGATAACCTTGATAAGCTAATTGATAGAATCGACAATGTTGATTCTGAACTTTCTCATTTATACAATCTAGTTTCTGATGAAGAGAAAGTAGTGGATGATGCAGGTAATTGGACTAAAGATGGCGTTACAGCTCTTGGCTTACTTGCGCAACAATTAGAGGTTGCCAATTTCAAAGTTGAACAATATAGTGAAGCAATTGCACATCTTGAAAAAGATTATGCTGCTGGTTTGTATAGCACAGATGAGTATAACGAAAAGTTGGCAGAACTTAAAGAGAATCAATGGGGTGCGATTGAGGCACAAGAATCTGCAAAGAAGTCTCTGATTGATTTAAATAAGACTCGTATTCAGGCTGTAAAAGATGGCATGCAAAAAGAGATTGATGCTTACTCAAAACTTATCGACAGGAAAAAAGAAGAGCTTAGTCTTCAAAAAGAAAGCCACGACTTTTCTAAACAAGTTGCCGAGCAACAGAAGAATATAGCAGATATTGAAAAGCGTCTAGCAGTAATATCTGGAGACAATTCTGCATCTGCAATTGCACAAAAGAAAAAGCTTCAGGCAGAGCTTGCTCAAGCAAAAGAAGAGCTTGAAGAGTTATATTATGATCATAGCGTAGAGAAACAGCAAGATGCACTTGATAAGCAGCTAGAAGATTATCAAAACAATAAGCAAAATGAAATGGATGCACTTGATGAGTCTCTTAAAAATGAAGATCAAATTATTCAGGACAGCTATACAACTATTGCTGCAAATACTGAGTTATTAGCACAAAACTTATCAGATATAGCAGATAAATACGGAATTACTTTGTCAGATTCCGTGACTAAGCCTTGGCTTGACGGTGCAGATGCTATAGGCACTTATCAGGGACAACTTGATACTTCTATGAGTGCATTTACTGAGCAATTAAAGCTATTAAAACAAGAGCTTATAGATTTACAAGTTGAAGCAGATAAGACTGCAAATAGTATAATTAATGCGACCAATAGCAAAAAAGACAAGACAGAAAGTGCAAGATATACTCCACCCGCACCAGCGCAGCAGCCAAGTCCATCACCTGAACCAGCACCAGCAATACCCGAGCCACCATCCAATGGTTCGTCTGTAACTGTTAAGAGTTCCGCAACGCATTTCTCAAGAAATGGTGGGAATGGAACGAGGATGCAATCATGGGTGCCCGGATCTACTTTCACAGTTTATCAAGTTAGTGGCGATGAGGTTCTTCTTGGAAGAAATGGTGGATATACTGGTTGGGTAAAGCTTTCTGATATCGAGGGATATGCTAAAGGTTCAAAGGCAATTAATAAAGATCAATTCGCATTTCTTGATGAGTTTGGAGAAGAACTACAACTTATTCCTGATGGGTCTGGTAGACTTTCATATGTAAAGAAAGGTACTGGAATTATTCCAGCAGACCTTACTGAAAGACTTATGGAATGGGGACAGCTTGATCCTTCTAATGTCCTTGAGCAGTCTAAACCTACTGTTAATGCTCCTCATGTTATTAATAATAATATAGAGCTGAATCTTCAAGTGGGAGAAGTTGTCCATATTGATCATGCCGACAATAGTTCTATACCGAATATTGCTAAGGCAGTACAAGCTCAGATGGACAATTATATGAAAAATGTCAATAAAAAACTTTATAATCGTGTTAGATAACACAAGTCATAGAAGAGGGCGTAATAGCCCTCTTCTGTTTATATAATTTAAAGTAGTTTAGTAGGAGGTGTTATACTTGGCAATATATCATCCTAAAATTAGTTTTCGTGGGCAAACAAATTATGATTTAGAGCTTATTGTCAGCACTTTTGATCCAGATAATGGTGCAGTTGATTCTTATCTTGATATGGAGCCGGTTTACACGGACAGTTATGATGGGTCAATTCGTACAGATTATGGAGCAAAATATAGCTCTGTTGCAACTCCATCTATTACATTTATTGAAGTTGACGGTTCTGATATTGCCCCATATAAAGTTAGAAATACATTGCGTTGGTTGACTGGCTCTAGGGGAAATGCGTGGATGGACGTTTGTGACAAAGACGGGGATACTGTATGTTCTTATCTCGGTAGGTTTACTAACGTGCAGCTTCAAAAAATAGATGCGCGAGTAATAGGCATTATTGCACAATTTACTTCAGTAAGTCCATGGGCATATTCAAAAGCACAAGCCCCTGTTGTAATTAATGTTAATGAAAAAACAGAATTCGCTATTGACAATCAGAGTGATGATTTCTATTCTTATGTTTATCCGAAAGTGACATTTGAAAATAGTGATAATGGTACAAGCTTATTAATTAAAAACGAAACATTAAACAATGAAACTGTGTTTAACAATTTGCAACCAAGCGAAAAAGTTACAATAGATAATAACTTTGTTGTTTATTCTAGTAATGATAAAAGAATCTTTAATGATGATTTTAATTTTGTATTTCCAATGCTGTCGGCAGGGACAAATCAATTTTGTGCAAAAGGTTCAGGCACATTAACAATAGAATTTCGATATCCAATGAAAGTCACAGATGGTCTATTAAATGACTATGACTTGAAAGATGGTTTGGCAATTTGGGTTGATGGAGCGACCGTAAAGATTAAAGGGGATACAACCAAAAATCCTCCACTTTGGATTAATATTCAAGTTAAAGAGTACATAAGGATACACAAGATGATTGTAAGAGGAGAATTAAAGAGTGTGAAGTTTGAAACTGGTACAGATGTTGCAAATGGCGTATTAACGCTTGAAGACAATGGCAGTGTATGTCCATTTAATGAATTTGATGCAGAAGTAATGAACGGTGAATTAATTATTAAAAAGAGTGTACGACAAGTAAGCATTACACAATAAAGGCAGGTGAAAGAAAATGCAATTACCAAGAGATTTATTGTCAGAAACGTATCAGGTTCCAGACGTAATATTGTGTCAGACAAATAAAGAAAAAATTTGTAAATTGAATGTAATTAATTTAGAAGGTACTTTCAAATTTAATTCATATAGTGAAATTTCATTTGATGTCCCATCTGTTTATTGTGATATTATCTCTGGAGAAACAAAACCTACTCCATATTATGATTACGTAGAAGGTCTTAGACTCGTTTATTTAAAGGGATTTGGTTATTTTCAATTACAAGATCCAGAAATAAATGGTAATGGAATTCAGGAGTATAAACACATCAATGCGTACTCGTTGGAATATGCATTGTCACAAAGATATCTGGAGAACTTTGTTGTTAATCCAGCAGAAAAAGACGATCGGGCGATTACTGGAAAGGTTATTCTATATAACCAAAATGATGTAGGGCATAGCTTGATTCATCTTGTATTAGAGAAAGCATATGGGTGGACGGTTGGTCATATTGATGAAGAACTAAAGACACAGCAGCGTAGTTTTTCAATTGATAGACAGTCTATTTATGATTTTATTATGAATGATATGTGCGATACATTTAAATGCTATGTTGAATTTGATACCATTAAGAATATTATCAATATATATTCAGAATCAGAAGATGAAGTTGAGAGATATAAGGGCGATGGAAAAACAACTATATTTAAGCTGCAAAATGATTTTCTTCAAAGTAATATAGTCACCATTAATGGGCATAAAACTACTCAATATAAATATGATTCATCTACAAAAGAATTGACTTTTAGTAATGCGCCCGGACAAGGAGATATTATCGAAATTTCTAATGAATTTAAGCACAAGTATGATACAGATGTTATTATAGCATTTGAAAACCTGTCCAACGAAATGAAGGTCAACTATTCTGCTGATGGCATCAAAACAGTTCTTACTGTAAAGGGTGAAGATGATTTAGATATCCGTGATGTTAATTTTGGGCTTCCATCAATTATGAATCTTGATTATTACAATACTCCTGAATGGATGGGAGAGGAGTTATATAAAGAATATCAATGGTATGTTGACAAACAAGACAAATATATGACTGGTTTTTATAGTCAAGACATCAGTGGTTTTACTGAAGAATCCTTCGATGTTGTAACTATAAGTGAAATATTTACCGCTGGCAATACACAAGAGTTTCCTGTGCAAAGTGTACAAGAAGAATTTAACGTTAATGGCGTTGCTGAATCTTACGAGATAGATAAGATTGATTATGAAGATGAAGTTAGTGGCGCAATTGAAGAATTAGAAGTTTTTGGTAGTAACGACACATTCCATGAACCAGAAATGAATATCGAGACAATAACTGCTCAGGAGGACGTTGCAACTTTTACTTTCGATGGCTCATATACATTTACTCTTCCAGAAGAATTTAATTTAAATGAAAATAGTATTGTAAAAATTAATGGTAAAGAAATAAGCAAATCAAGTTATAGTCAAGGATTACATACTATTACAATTACTGAAGAATCATTATTATCTACTGGAAGTTCAATTGCAATAACAACATGTGCAAATAAGTATGTTGTTGAAAGCACAATTACCAGTAAAAGTAAAATAATTGTTAATGATATTCGTGAATTGTTATCATCAGAATATTCTCAAACACAGGAAGGGACAAAAAAATATTTGACAATCTCTGCATCATTGAATGTTGGAGATAAAATAGAAATCCGTACCCCTAGTGGAGATATTCAAACGCAATTTACATTGTCTTATCCAGAAAATTATAAAATATTATCTGTTAAAGTAGATAATAAACTTATTGTTACATACACAATAAATGACAAAACTCTTACCATAACAGACACTTCTATTTTACAATATGAAAGCACTATTGTTGTAGAATATATTCAAAATAGTTTTAATTTGGAAAAACTTAGAGAAAAAGTTATTTCTATAAAAATAAACAATATAGAAATAAATACGTCTCAATACAATCTGTCTGATAGAAAATTAACTATTACAAATGCGGAATTGTCTGTAGGCGATACAATTGAGGCTGAATCAATAGATACACATTTTGATTTGTCAGAACATAAAGATAAGACCATAGTGTCTGTTAATGTTAATGGTATAGAATGTTATGATTATCAACTTAATAACAACATTTTAACAATAGACAATCTTACTGCTGGAGATAAAGTTGTTGTAAAATTAGTTAATAATAATTTCATTGTTTCACAAAATTGGAATAAGATATTGGCTGTTAAAATTGATTCAAATAAAATTACTAGCAACGATTATGTGTTGAATGGAAATACTATAACAATTAACAGTTTAAATACATTATATTCTGGAGAACAAGTTTCAATAGAGCTAATTACTGAATCTTTTTCTTTAAATCAAACGAAGGATAAAATTATTTCTATTATTGTTGATGGAAGAGAAATAACTACTGATGATTATGAATATAGCAACAACAAGCTAATTATTTCTCCAGAGAAGCTTACATTAAATAGTGATGTTGTCGTAGAGTCTATTGATATTCATTTTAATGTTAGTGATTTTGTTGGTAATGTTGACTCCGTATATATTTTACATCATGGTACAACAAAAGAAACAGAAACAAATGATTATAAATATAGTAATAATAAGTTAATTGTGGATGATGGGCAATTAGGGAAAGACGATATCGTTCTATTTAAAACTATCTATAATAGTTTTAATGTATCTAATAATCAAAAAATTTTAACTTCTGTCAAAATTAATGGGAACGTTACCAAAAAATATAAGCTTGCTAGTGGGATATTGGTTGTTGAAGAAAGGCTGCATGTAGGTGATGAAATTGTTGTTGAATTTTTTGACAATCATTTTGTGCTACAGCATGATATTGGAGCAAGCTATGTTGTTAAAAAGAAATCCTTTGATTCTACGCAATCTGAACAAATAAAAGAAGGAAAAGATGGGTATCAATATGATCAAGAGACAAAAACGCTAATAGTATACACTCCACTTAAAAATGGAGATAAAATTAGTGTTGAAACAATTGACTCTGAAAATGCTTTACGGATCGCTGCTGTTGATGAGAATGGAAATGCATACATAGAAAAAGATGGTAGTTATGTTAAGGTTGAGCCAATATTAATGTCTTATGAGCCAAAAGAAACAGATTATGTTGTTAAAGTAAGGGGCTATACAGAGCTATTAAAAGAATTATATAAGTTAATAGATAAACGACTGAAAGAAGAAAATTCTGTCTCAGACGAATATAAAATAACTGAAATCATATTAAATCCGAGCAACTTTAATGAAGCAGGTAATTATCTGCCAGAGCCTAGTGTAAAAAATCTCGGTGAAGTTTATAAAATAATTAATCAAGATAGTGATGGAAACGACGTTGCTTGCAAGTATTATATTTGCAAGATAAAGTTAGAAGTGACTAAAGATGAGTCAACAGGAAAAGAAAAACAAAACTATGTATACGTTTGGAGCGAGGAACAGTTATCTTTAGGAGACGAAGGTATAAATTCTCTTAGAGAAAAAGAAGCTATTTATTCATCCATTCAGGATGTGCAGATTGCTGCCGAGTGGGACAAAAAGCCCAGTGGAAGTGAAGAAAATAACGCATACAAAGAGAATCTAAACAAATTAAAAAGTGTAAGGAAAGAACTAGAAGAGAAAGAAAATCGTGTTAGCAATATTCAGAAAGAAATTGAAGAATTATCTAAAGAGAAAAATGCCATTTCTGAAGCTCTTGATATTAATAAGAATTTTTTGCCAGAAAGTTTAGATAGATTGTCTCTGTTTTTGAGAGAAGATGAATATTCTGATGACTGTTTCGGTGTTACAGAAATTGATACTGATTTAGATAGAATAAACACACAAAAAGAATTATTGGTTGCTGGGCAGAAGGAATTAAAAAAAATATCACAGCCAAAATTGTCTTTTTCTGCTTCGATGAAAAATATCTATGCGATGCCAGAATTTGCTCCAATATTACATCAATTTGCTCTTGGAAATTTTATAAAAATCAAAATGAGATCCGATTTTATTAAGAAGGCAAGATTGCTTGAAGTGCAATTAAACTTTTCTGATTTGAGTAATTTTTCATGTACGTTTGGAGATTTATTGTCTGCAAAAGACCAAGGAGATATTCACGCTGATTTGCTATCACAAGCAGTTAGTGCTGGCAAGGCTGTAGCAAGTGGATCTTCTTATTGGCAGAAAGGATATGATGTTGCTACTGCAATTGAAGCAAAAATTAGACAAGGTTTAATTGATGCTACAACTTCTATTAAGTCTAATTCTGCTGGTCAGGATATATCTTGGGACAATTATGGCATCCATCTTCGTAAAGTTGTTGACGGAGTATTAGATAAACATGAGGGTTGGATAACAAATAATAAATTTTTATATTCTGATGACAATTTTGAAACTACAAAATCAGTATTTGGCAATTATACTATTGATGGAAAAACATATTGGGGAATTTTAGCTGGATGTGTTAGCGCTGGATTAATTGAAGGTAGTAAAATCATTGGTGGAGAAATCTGTATTGGTGAACAAAAGAGTGAAACGGGAGAAACAACATATAACTTTAGAGTAGCTCCAGATGGAACTGTAACTATGAATAAAGGGGACGCGGCGGCAAAGTTGTCCTATTTTAGTTTTGATGGAGATAATGGATTAATTATTGGCGAAAACAAAGATGGAGAATATTTCTCAAGAGTTTCTGCACAAAAAATTGAATTTTGCCGCAAAGCAAGAATTCTAACCGTTCCTTCTGAGCCAACTCAACAAACATCTGACGAACATCCTAATTATGATTATTTTTTATATGAATATAAAAAAGATGATAAAACATATTATGATTATTATAAAAATCCAGACTTCATTAAAAAAACAAATCCGTCTTATGATGCTAGATATACTAGCGACGATCAGATAGATATAGATGCGGAAATAAAATTCGGAATTCCAATCACATATTTTGCAAATGATACTACATATATGAAGCAAGCAGAGATAGAAGGAAATTTAAAAGTTGGAACAGAAGAAACAACACCATCTATTTCTTTAGGTAAATTTAGACTTCAAATAGAAAGCAATGGAAGTTTATCTATTGTTGCAACACAATAATATGGAGGTGATATGTTATGGCAACTGCATCAAGTGGTGCGTTTGAGACGAGCGTATATGGTGCTGCAGGAAGTCAATATCCAGATAGAATTAGAGTAGAATGGTCTTCTTCTCAGAGCGTCGCAAATAATACATCTACGATTTATTGGACGGTAAAATCAGCGGGTGGAACTGGCAACTCGTATAGTTATGTTATGGCTGGGCCAATCACTGTAAATATTGCTGGAACTACTGTATATAGTCGTACAGACAGATTTGCAATGCATGTAGGGGAACCCCTTGGTTCTGGTAGTTTTACTTTAACGCACAATTCTGATGGCACGCAATCATTCTCCGCATGGGCTGAGGCGGCTATTTATACATATGCAATTAGTAGTACGAGATATGACTATTATATTAACTTGCCTCAAATTCCAAGAGCTTCAAGTATTAGTGTAAGTGGGAGTACAATGGATTCTCCAATAACTATCCAAATATCAAAAGCAGCACCTTCTTTTACTCACACATTAGTTTGGTATTTCGGAAATAAAAATGGAACAATTGTTTCGCAAACTTCAAATCCATCTGTAACATGGACTCCTCTTTCTGAGCAATTAGCATCCCAAATCCCTAATTCTGAATCAGGCACAGGAACATTAACATGTATAACATATAATGGGAATACAGAGGTTGGAAGAAAATCTATTAATTTCACATTGCAAGTTCCATCTGGCACAAAGCCTTCTATAACAAAATTTAAGTCGTCGATTGTGCCAGTTGGTATAAAAGATTGTGGGCTATATGTAAAAAATCATACTGCAGTGAAGTGGTATGTTGCTGCGCGTGGGGCTTATGGATCGACTATACAAAAATGTACAATCAGTGGACAGAACTTGTCCGAAACGATTACAGAATCTGCGGCATCATACACTAAAACAAGTTCAACATTAACTATAGCTGGAGAAAAAGTTTATACTGTTACAGTTACAGACAGTCGTGGGAGAACTGCTAGTGCAACTGGCAGCATTACTGTAGTAGATTATAACTCACCAATCATTACTTCAGCTAACTCATTCAGAAGTAATGCCGATGGAACATTAAATGGATCTGGGGAATATGTAACTCATAAATTGACTGCTTCGTTTTATACATTAAGGGGCAATAACAATATTGAAATTGAAGTATTTGACAAAAAGAGTTCAGATTCTACGTATTCGGATTTGGATAAGGTTATAATAAAAAACGACTCAGAAGACAAGACTGTTAATTATAGCTATACTTATCCTAATAGTTCCTTCAAAGCAGATACCAAATATGATTTCAAAATTGTGATTTCAGATAGTATTGGGCAGTCTTCAACAGTTTATACACATGTTGGCACAAAGAATGTTCCAATAAATATTGCTAGCGATAATAACTCTATTGCTATTGGATGCTTTGCACAAAAGCCCACAAACAATATTGGGAGATTTGATTGTGCTTGGGAGGCGCATTTTACATCTGCACCACAAGTTGATTCTGATAGAAATTTGAAACGAGACATTTCAGATATTGATATTGACATAATAGATGACTTAAAACCAGTTCAATATAGATTGAAAAATGAAGACTCAGATACTATACATTATGGTTTCGTTGCACAAGATGTAGAACAAGCTTTATTGCAATCAAAAGAGGCAGAACAGAAAATAGGTATTGTTCATTATGATGAAGATATGGAAACAAAGGAAAGGACAAACTATTCATTAGCCTATGACGAGATTATCCCATTGTTAGTTAAAAAGTGCCAAGAACTTCAACAAGAGATTGATATATTAAAAGGAAAATAATATTATGTTGTTTGGAGTGAAATAAACAATGTTTGAAATAATTAGAGATATTGCTGGCTTTTTAAGCTGTATTACAGTAATTATTACATTTTTAGGTCTAGTGTTAAAACCGACAAGAAAGAGAATAGAAAATTGGATCCGCAAAGTGATGAAATCAGATAAGTTGGTGTCTACAATGGATGAACATACCAATCAGCTTCATCAGCTATCCAAAAAACTTGATGTTCAAGAAAAGAAGCTAGACATTCAAGAAGAAAAGAGCAATGCGGCAGATAAACGAATTCTTTCCCATATGCAAGGCATAGACATAAGACTTGACAAATTAGATCAGAGAGTTTTAGAGAATGAGAGAGATAGAATCAAATCTGAATTGTCAGAATACGCTTCTAGATGTGCCCGTGGCATGAAGATATATCCAGAAGAAATGGTGCACATCGAGGAGATGTATGCGAAATATAGCAATCAATTACATTGCAATCATACAGGAACGCAGAATTATAATACAATAGCAAACTATTATAAAAATCAAGATTGGCTAAAAGCCTAATAAATATTTAAGGACTGAGATTAATTTCTCAGTCCTTATTTTTTTGCCACATTGTACTCGTCTATATATTTTTTTAATACCATATTAATCAAATTAGTCACAGTTCTTGACTCTTTCGCAGCTATCTGCTCAAGTTGAAAACGTTGTGAAGCAGGCATTCTTAATGTAAAATTTATAGTCTCTGTTGATTTTATTTCCAAATTTATCACTCCCCTCTCATATAATTTTACTTCATCCTCGCGTCATTTGCAATGCAAAAATAAAAAGAGTGGTATAAACCACTCCTTATCTCAAGTCTTTAATAACTTTCATTGCTTCCAATTGCGTTTCTTTTAATAAATGTGTATAGGTTCTTATTGTTGTTAATGTATTTATATGTCCAACCATATCTGCTACCATAGGAAGAGGGATATTATTCCCTATCATTAAACTAACGAACGTATGACGCAAAGAATGTATACTACAATTCTTAATCCCTGCTTGTTTAATAATACGTTTAAATCCTCCATGTGCAGTTACATATGTTATTGGTTTATCTACGTGAGTCCCCGGTAGTATATATCCATTTGGATCATATTTATGTGTTTCTTTGATGTCAAATAGCGCCTTTAATGCCATGTCGGACAAATAAACTGTACGAGTGATTCCATTCTTTGTGGAATTTTGATCACGACGTGTGCTAGTATGCTTGCTTGTATTTCTTACTGTGACCATGGTTCTGGCAATAGTTACAGTCCTGTTTTCTAAATCAATATCACTCCATTTTAGTGCAAGAGCTTCTCCAATACGACAACCAGTGTATAAAATAAACACATAAAATGGGCCATTTTTAAAGAAAAATGAACCGTTCTTATTCTTCATATAGCAAGTATCTATAAGTGCTTTACGCTCATTCTCTGACAAATATCTTATTTCTTTATTCTTGAACAAAGTCTTTTTTGGTAATACAACTTCTGCAATTGGATTTGTACTAACCTTCCCTCTTAACATTGCATATTTAAATATTGAACCAAGTTGTGCATAAACGTGCTTAACTGTTTGATATGAATATCCCTCTTCTTTGAGTTTATTTATAATAAATGTTTGGATTAAATGTCCATCGATTTGTTTTAATTCTAAGTTTCCTAATGGCTTAATCATATATTGTTTTACTACAAATTCTAAGTTGTCATAAGTGTGTTGTTTAACTGTTGGCTTTTTTACAGTCTTAAGCCATGATTCTACGAAATCTTTAAAAAGAATATCTTTTTCTCCTATTATACCTTTACTCAACAATGATTCAAATTCTAATTTTTTCTGTAAACAAGTTTGTTTGTCTCCATAAAAATATTTTCTTCCAATGCCTTTATATGATACAGATAATTTCCAAGTGCCATTATCACGTTGTGTCCAAGAACCTTCCCCATTCATTCTTTTCTTTGCCATAAACATCCCTCCAACAATACAAAATTATTTTGTATTTATATTATAATCGCTGGTTAATGATATGGTCAACTATAAAATTCGTACCACAAAAATACCACAATTATGCCATAATTAGTAGTGAAAACGCATAAAAATAAGTGATTATTCATGAAGAGAAAAATGCTGTGAAATGGCTTATAGCAATAATTTAGAGGGCTTCTATAAAAAAGCTTAAAAAGGGATTATTATGTCCCAAGTTATTATATTATCAAGAAGCTCTTTCCTAGTAATCATCAGTGTTTCCTCCATTGTAATTTTGTATTTGACCACATCATTTACCACAATTTTATTGTACCACAACATGCAATGCATTGCAATATTTATCTTTTATATGCTAAAGATTTTTTCTCAAACCATGCATCAACTTTATCTTCAATGATCAGAAATTTATTACCAATTCTTACTGATGGAAAATCTTTACGTTTAACAAGTTCATAAACAGCATTAATACCAATTAACCCCGGATGTTGTGTATTTAGTTTTTCATATAGTTGTTTCACTGTTATATAATTCATATTATCACTCTCCTGCTATATTTCATAGTATATAATTGAATTTTGATAAATAAATATGCCGGTAATGTAAGATTACACTACCGACATGTTGTTATTTAATTTTGTACATTTATATGCACTTCACGATCAGAAATCATCATTACAAGAGCCGCACTTATCTTGACACTCACACGAAGTAGTTGTGGTGCAATTGTTGTATAAAGTTGTGAGCACAGAATCTGTAAGAGGATATCTCGTTTCGTCATCTGTCTCATGCGTTTCTGTGACTGACTTTCTCGTCAACTTACCGTCTTTGTCATATTCATAAACAGTTTCTACAATATTGCGCTTAATCATTTTTTAATTCCTCCTCTACGATTGTTTTAAGAACTTTGTATGCTTTATCAAAATTAATATTTGAAATCGCGTAATCAAAATCATCTCGCATTATCATTTCTGTGAACTGTTCATTCTCATTAAAACAACGTTTATAGAATGTTAGTGCATCATCTTTTCGTCCATTAATGGCTCGTCCTTCACGAACTTCATCTGGTACGTGAATATAGATAGTTACGAAGCGAACATCAGAAAGATCAAGTGAGAGATTGTGCATATACTCGATCCCTCTATAGTCGATCACATAAAAATCTGAATCTAGTAATTGCTGCTTCGTTGAGAAATATTCATAACCAGATATGCACGTATAAGCAATCATTTGATCCTTATACTGATCTACTTCCTCTGGTGTAATAAATGTATGAGTATCTCCCTCTCCATCTCTACGAGCGCGGGTCGCATATGATTTAAGCCGTCTATATCCATGTTCTTTGCATAGCTGGTTAACGAGCGAGTCTTTTCCAGACCCACTCTTGCCAACAATTAGGAAAATTGTGTGCATATTTATCACTCCTTGTCACGAAGAATTAGATTAAGAATTACGCCGATAATCAAAGCTAGTGCAGTTGCAGAGAATGATATTATTTGACCACCAACAACTAGTCCACTGATACCAAGAGACAAAACTGCAGATACTATAATCAGATTCTTTTGTACATTAAGATCTACTTTCTGTAGCATCTTAACACCAGAGCATGCGATAAAACCATAAAGAATAATAGCCGCTCCTGCAAATACACAGCTTGGAATTGAAGCTATAAATGCTTGAACTGGAGCAACAAAACCAAGTAGTCCGAGTAGAACTGCTGCTGTTGCTGTCACACATACAGATGCTACACGACTGAATCCAATCGTCGCTACGCTTTCTCCGTAACTACATGAGCCAAGACCACCAAAGCATGCACTAATTAAATTTCCTAATCCTTCACCAAAGAAGATTCTGCCAAGTCCGGGCTTTGAATAAAGATTTACTCCAATGATTCCGCCTAGTGCTGCATGGTCACTGAGAGCTTCCATACAAGCAGATACAGTATATGCTACGAACATAACAATTATAGGGATAATAGTGCTCCATTCAATTGCTCCCCAATGGGTAAAAGCAAAATCTGGCATTTGCACAAATTTAAGATTATTAAATACGGAAAAGTCTACAAGAGCGCACACTCCTGCAACTGTAAGGAGTACGGCGATTGCATATCCAATTAATATACCAAGCAAAAATGGTAGTATTCTCACAATACCTTTAGCATAATGAGAAATAAGTGCAATAGAGAATGTTGTAATTAGTGCCACAAGGATTCCCCACTGTCCAGTTTCTCCAACATAACCAGAAATGAATCCCATTAGATTCACTCCAATTACTGTTGTGACAGCGCCAATAAGAGCTGGAGGGAACACCTTGTAAATTGATTGGTATGGAATTTTAGTGAAGATGAATCCCAAAATACAATATACAAGACATGCTGTTAAACCTCCAATTGCTATACCTGTATAACCACCTACACCAAGTGCAAATAATACTGGTGCGACGAAGGCTCCGCTGGAACTCAGGAACATAGGAGATTGGCCTTTAGTTATAAAGATGTAAATAAAGGTTGAAAGTGCTGCACCTATAAGTGCTCCCGACGTAGCAACTCCACAAAGGTTTGCAATAAGCACTGTGGCAACAAACACAGACAATACCATTTGTACTCCAAAGAGTATCATTTTCCCAAACGGCGGCTTGTCGCCAATTCCATAAATCATATTACTTGTTCCCATATAATCCCTCCAAATGCTCTAATATTTCATCAAATGTTTCGAAATCACCATTTTTAGCTGCATAAAGGATCATGCCATATAGCAATTGATTAATACTGAAACTTCTACGCCAATCCTTCTCATTAAGATGATTTGTGCGAATATCAAAGTAATGAAAATAATTTTGTTTATCAGCAATACGATTAATTTCTCTCTTTAGACAAGCTAGTGTACCGTCAGATGGAGCATGATTATTTTCGCATTCTGTGATGATTTCTGTAAGCTTTTCTGCCATATACTTCCAACCGAATAAGCAACCAGTCTCACACATTGATCCAATTGCACTTTGTTCAGGGCACATAACGACAAAATCACTATTCCAAAGACGTTCAATATCTGCTTCTGTAATCTTTTCTGCAAGGTGATTGTTTTCTTCTTCTGTCATATTAGATTTATCATTAATAGATTTATTCATTACAGGGCTGTACACTTCCACAGGCAGACCCATTTTAAGAAACTTATCATATTCATACTGCCTTGCAAGATTTGAGCCGAAGCTCATTATATCTCCTCCAAGATATCCTAGTGGCTTTTTCTTCATATTACCTCTCCTTATCTTCTCGGTCATTATTTGTCCAATATTCACTTATTACTACTCCCAAGCATTCCTGCGCCGCGCTCAGTCTTGAGATTGGTAATATCGTCTACATCGACTTCTTCGATCTCAACCTGCGGCACTTCTTCTACAGCAAACTGTGCAACAGCCTTGCTATATGGAACACGAATGAAATCTTCTTCCTTTGTAACTTCTGAAACATTTTTGGTAATTTCGATAGGAATGTCATTGCCATTATAGAGCGCTACAAACCACTCTCCTGTAAAGTTAGAATCAATCTGTCCAGCCATAACGAACATTGCGGACTTTGTATTACTTCCGCGTTCTCTAAACCCAATGCGGTAATTGCTATCAAAAGTGCTACAGATTCCTGTTGGAACTAGCTTGACTGTATGAGGCTGAATCACAACAAATTCTTCATCGAAGCAAACATAAAGATCATAGCATCCATCACCCTGTCGCTTACTAGGAATCTTTGCGCCATGTCTTGTCTTTGCAAACTTAATATGTGCGTTCATCAGCAAATCCTCCATTACCAAAACCAGATTGGGCTCTTGCCGTTAAAAATATAATTTAGATAATAGAAGCTCTTATTGATGCGGAAAGTTCCATAATCCTCAAGATATTTCTTGATCTCATTGTCTACATCTGTTAGCATTTTTTCAATAGTTGCTGCACGATTCTTCTTTGCAGCTTCGATCTTTTTATTTCTCTCTTCCTTTTCAGCATCCTTCCTCTGCTTAACGATTGAGCTAAGTCTCTTATAATCTTCAGATACCGCCTTAAGATCCTCTTCTAGTTCTTCAATTGTCATATCGCTTGTAATATCAATCATTATTCATTACTCCTTTATTATAATTTTGTATTGTATAAAACAATCTCTTGTTGTTTAATTGTCTCATGAACGTCAATGAGACGCTGGTTTGTGCTCCCACGAAATGGTAATGTAATATCTCGCATAGAATCTATATATGGGCCATCAACTACAACATCGCACATTGCAAGAATGTAATTTGTCAATAGACTATTGTCGAAACAAACATCAACCGATGTATCAAAGTCATTGATTGTTAATGTGTATCCGGTATATAGCCAGAGATCTTTGTCTTGAAATTTCTCTCTAAATTCATTAATGATACAATATACTTCTTGCAGATTTTCATATTCTAAAGGATGGCCACCAGATAATGTTAAACCTTGTACCCATGGCTTATTTAATGCGTCAAACAGCTTTTGCTTCGCAAGATCATCAAATTGTTCGCCCGCATTAAAATCCCATGACTGAGGGTTTTGACAATTATTACAATGTACATTACATCCAGACACCCAGAGTACTACTCGTACTCCGGGGCCGTCTGCGATTGAGCATTTATTGATTCCTAAATAATTCATATGAATCACCTACTAATAATTTTGTCGTGTTTAACACGCATTTCAACTTCTTGTTGCTTGCCCTTATTAAATGCAGTTTTGTAATCATTTGTCAAATATCCGGTTACACGACGCAACCTTTTAATATCATTACTGTTGCACATTGGGCAAACATCGTTCATTTCATCGCAATATCCACAGTTCATACACTGGTCGTTTGGGACATTCAAAGCAAAATAAGGGATATCTTTATCCATCGCATAATTTACAATTGTTTCAAGAGCTTTAACATTGTTTTTTGCTCCAGAGTCTAATTCAACATAAGTGATGCATCCTGCATTTGAATATCCTGTTAGCTGTGATTCAATATCAATCTTCTCAAAAGGATTTACTTCTTTCCAGACAGGAACATGAATTGAATTCGTAAAGAAATCTTTGTCAGACACATTAGGAATTTCACCATACTTCATTTTAAATTTCTGCATAGCAGTGTAACAAAGATTCTCTGCAGGCGTATAATATACACCAAAGTTGAGATGATATTCTTGCTTAAACTCTGCACATCTATCCTTGAATAGTTGCTCAATGTGCTTTGCCAATTTCATTCCCTCTGGCTCTGTATGATCACAACCAATGAGAATTTGCAGTGTTTCGGCCAACCCTAATTGGCCTAGTGCTAAAGTTCCATGTTTTAAAGCAGAACGAATACCTTCTTCTGGTACATACCCAGCCATAACATTATTTTCATACATAAACTTTGCCGCTTCTGGAGATTGAGAACAAATCCAATCAAAACGTTCAAGAAGCATATCTTTTGCTTCATTGATTTTTTCATTCAAAAGTTTCATGAAATTATCAACGGCCAATCCTTCTAAATCTTCTTCAAAAGACTCTGAATTTTTGAGAGCAGCTTCTTTTGCCTCCATAGCCAACGTTGGCATAATGATTGTCACAGGGCAGATATTTCCTCTACCATCCTTTAGCTGGCCAAAACCATTAATGTCATATCCATTTGCTGTTCTACATCCCATTGTGCTGAAATACGTTCTCGGATCATTAATGTCATAACCAGCATTATTACTCCAATCTACATTGGCATAATTAGGATAAAGTCTAAGACTTGTAGACTTTAAAGCCAACTTGAATAGGTCATAATTTGGATCTTCTGGCTTGCGGTTTACTCCCTTCATGCACTGAAAAATTCCACACGGGAAAATACTAGTGCGATGAAGTTTGCCAATACCTTTAATAGAAACATCAAGTAGTGCTTTAGTTACCATACGTCCTTCTGGAAGCGTACAAGTACCATAATTAATTGATGTAAATGGGAGCTGATTTCCAGAACGACTCTGAAGTGTATTTAAATTGTGGTACATGCCCTCAACGGCCTGATAACATTCGCGCTGTGTCATGTCAAGAGCATATTCATAAGCTTCTGGATAGTTCTTGTATTCATCCCAGTCGATTGAGCGGGAATCATTAAAGTCGCAATCCCAATGTTCATCCCACTCATCATGCAAACAATATTTGATACCATCCTTAAAATGTTTATAAAAGCTCTTTCGCACATACGGAACCATTGTCCAGTCAATATGAGTAGCCGAGACACCCGTCTTGTCCCATATTTCTATGGGGACTGACTATATCTTAACGAGCGTATCGCTCGCAAAACCCATTTCGAGTTGCGTATCAATAGCAACCCTACTCCCCCGATTCGAGGATAGTCGATACAGGATTATAATTGTTTATATCAATAATCTCGCCATTTAATGTCCAATATTTTTTCATTTTATGATAAATTGGCAAATAAGAATATGTTTTATTTAGTGTTCCTCTAAATCCATCTTTAGAATATCCTTGCCCATATTTATCATATGTTTCTTGCAATGTATGATCAACGTAATACTTTCTAACTTGAACAACGTCTTCGTCGGTCATTTTTGCGTTACCGTTTTGACTTCCCGGATTAGACTTTTGTGCATTATGTGATTGTATATTTTCTTTTGTATATACTTCGCTCATAATACCTTGCCATGTTGTACCATCCCATACTTTTTGGAAAGCTGAGTAAGATATTTTGTCCTTAAAAAGTTTCCAACACTCTTCTAACTTTAATTCACACATAGCATATATTTCTCTAATTTGAACGACATCTTCGTGAGATAGTTTTGCCGCAGGATTTGCGTCCCATTGATTTGATTCTCCACCAGCAGTAAGATTATATCCTTTTTCTGGACTTTGAGAATTATATTTTTTTATATAATATCTTTCTAATCTTCCAAGTTCCTCAAAATCATCTGTTGAATCAATTTGTTTTATAGAGAAATTGTCTAACCCATATTTTCTCATGGCTTTATATAAATGTTTTGTATTATTTTCATTACGTCCCTCTGTAAGATGCCTAGACCATCTATACTCCAGCGAGCATGTTGTAATTCCAATATATACCTTGCCATTTATATTATTGGTAATTTTATAAACTATCAATCAATTCATCTCCAATCAAGAGATTATTGATTTTAAACAATTATTTTCCCACGGGATTACCATGCTCAAAAAAGTTTAGGCTTCCCCGTTAGCATATATGCTTTTTTATTAACACACATACCCCGCTGATAAACGGAAAAGGTTTAACAGGCAGTATTATCTACCAAACTGCTGTAGGCTCTGTAGTTGGAAAATTACCGCTACAAGCTGAAAAGCGGTATTAACACTTTGTGCTGGTCTAACATCAGTCTGCCTCGTATTAAATCCATTGGCAAGCAAATGATCAAATGGAATGCTTAGGCAATTATGACTGCCGACAGCATAAGCATTAAGGTCATGGATATAAACTTCATTATTTTCATGATTCGCTTTTGCCATAGGCGATACAAGATATTCTAGAGCATATCTTTTAGTTACAACATCGCTTGCCTCGCCAATACGACCACCAAATGAAGCCTCGTCAACATTAGCGTTTTGATTTTGAATATTATTTGCCGTTAGTTTTTCAGAAACTGCTTGCATAAGTTCTTGGTATTGACTTCTTGCCATTTCATGCAAAAAGCGATAATTTACATATGCTCGTGCAGTTGCCTTAAATCGAGAAGCCATTAGTTTTCGTTCAACCATGTCCTGAATGTCTTCAACAGAAAGTTCAGATGTAGTATTATTGGATCCAATGTCCAAAGCGACCTTGGAAGCAAAATCTTTAATATCATCGAAGTTCTCACCATTGTAGATGCTTTTGTGTGCCTTTAAAATTGCATTCTCGATCTTGGTTTTATCGAATTCTACTTTTCTTCCATCACGTTTAATTACAACCAATTAACCTTCCTCCTTTAGTAAATCCCATGATTATCCTTATAAATGGCATCAACCTGTGCAACAATCTCTTCCCAATTGTGAACTCTATAAATCCCATAAGCATCATCGTGAATGCCCTGATTCCAAGGTCTATCTAATAGTACTCGATCCACAAGAGGGTTTGTAGAGATGAGATTTTCTGCGCAATCATCTACAAGGACATCAACATGTAGCAATGACTTGTTATGAATACAAATGATACGCTTTTCGTCAATAAACGGAAAGTTTTTCATAAACCAGTCAATCTTCCAGTTAAAATTGGTATGATGCGTTGCTGTTGCTACATAAACATCATACCCACTATCAATAAGTTTTTTCACTCCCCATTGCGAATCTTGGGCGGGAGACAGAGAGTCCCACAGCTCTTTTTTCAGAAACATAGCAGTTAAATTTTCTGCATCTTCAAATGGAAGACACTTATAGAAATCATAGTCAGTAAAAGAATCCAATGCTAATTGAGTGCCATGTTGCGCGTTATAAAGCTCAAGTGTTTTCTCGATGAGGTTATTCAACACCTCATCACAATCTAGAGCTACAGTAAACTTATGCATAGTTTCCTCCTATAATTTTGTATTACTTATTCTTCTTCCTTTTTTACATCAACGATATTTCCGTTATCATCTACAGTCTTGTTAAGGCTGACCGCACAGAAATTGCTAATTTTTTTAATTAGTCTCTTATAATCATTTGCTGACTTCTTGCCCGGTTGCTTCTGGAACTCTGTAATGTATTGAAGTACAACGCCACAGATTGCTTTCGAGCCATTGAGCAAAGCTGCCATTTGTACCTTCTCCATCTGTGTTTTAATCGCTTCTTTAAGAGCATCGTCTGTCATTTCTGCCGCTGGAGGGCTCTGCTCCTCCATGCTATTAGTCTGTTCGTAATTGTTGTTCTCGTCCATATGCGCACTTCCTTTCTTTTAATTACGTGCCAATTATACCACAATAATTTAGTATTGTCAATAGACTGATTTTGTTCGTTTAATTTTTTCTAGCCATACTGTATATGGTTTTACTCGTTCAACAAACAAATGATCGTCTTCTTTTCTTCCAAGGATCGCAAGGCACTTGCCCTTTGCAATGAGGCCGAAATATTCTTTTAACTGTTTGCTCCAAATAGTTGCTTCAATAATCCTGTCAGAAGTAATTAAGTCTAAATATGCAAATTGATTATTGTTTTTATCTTTCTTACGTTTAATATCTGATATTACACACAATACAACTGTTTTTTCTCCATTTGGAGCATCATCCCAGTTGGCATTAATTAAATCTACTCCTTCTTGTAGTGGGTTGTCTGTCAAAAACATTGATAGACTTTCATATTCCCATAGGAATGGATCTTTTGCATATTTTTGTTTGAAGTCTTCCATATAAGCTTTATATTTTTGCTCTTGCTCTTTATCAAACTTTTCTTTGCGCTTCTCATTATACAATTGCAATACAGTCTCTTTATCTACTTTTTTGCCAACCTTATAATCATCTACGTTAATGTCCCATTCAATCAAAAGTTTTGCTTTCGTCCCATATGATTGAACTGGTTTATATTCTTTTCTCTCATATGATAAAGACGCATATCTTTTCATTAACTTCATTTTATTAGAAGTTGGGAAGGCTCCCGCTTTTATCAAAGCAATTGTAGCAGACTTATCGGAAATTTTTGATATATAATCATTAAAGCTGCTATATGGTTGATTCTCAATAATTTTAGTGATGACTGATTCGCCAATGCCTTTTACTGCTCCAAATCCAAAAAGTATTTCTTTTGATTCAGGCTTGGCCTTAAATGTAAGTGTTGATTCATTAATTTTTGGTGGAAGAACTTTAATATTAAGCCTATGACACTCATTAATGATTACACTTAATTTTGCCGTATTGCCTGATTTCGCTGTTAGAACCGCTGTGAGAAATTCAACTGGATAAAATGTTTTTAGCCAAGATGTAAGATATGCTAATAATGAATAAGCAACCGCATGCCCACGGTTAAAGCTATACTCTGCTTGTTTAGCAAGTAACGCCCACATATCTTTAATCTGTTGTTCTGTCCATTGTTTTTTAATTAATCCTTCATGGAATTGAGTATACAAAGACGCCATCACATCTTTTTTCTTCTTTCCAATTGCTCTTCGTCCAGTGTCTTGTGCTTCCTCAGAGAATCCAGCATATGCAAGCAAATGCAGAGCGTCTTCCTGATATAAAAGAATAGAATGTGTCTTTGAAAATAGAGTTTTTAAGTCTGGATGTATAACTACTGTTTCATCTGGATATAATTTGTTTTTGCAATAATCAGGAAAACTGTTTTTTGTTCCGGGACGATTGCTTGCATTAATTGCAATAATGTCTTCTATGTTGTCTGCTTGTGCATCAATGCACATCTTTTTTGCTTCAGCAGATTCAAATTGGAATACTCCTACAGTATTTCCACTCTTATAGATTTCATCATAAACTCTTTGTTCTTCCAAGTTGAGGTGATTAATATCTACATCTTCCCATGTTAAATGCGCCATTTTTAATGCGTCATCTATGACATCTAGTGTTTCTAGTCCTAGATAGTCCATTTTAACTAATCCGAGATCATCCATTGCTGCATGCATCTCTAATTGAATCATAGGATTTTTCTCATTGTCTAGGCACAATGGACAATAATTGATAACAGGATGTGGAGTAATCAATGTTCCTGCGGCGTGACGACCTCTGCTCTTAGGAAGTCCCTCTAGCTCCATTACATACTTAAACCATAATGGGAACTTTTTATAAACTTCATTTAGTTTCTCGTCTTTGCCAACAAGTTCTTTAAGTAATACGTCCTTTTCTACTTCTTCACCTAGGTCACTTAGTGTCTTAACAGTAGGAATCATTTTAGTGACTTCATCACGAAGGCTATAAGGAATTTGTCCAAAGTATGGAGAATCTTGTCTTTCATTAAGCACTTTTCCAATATCACGAATTGCCACTTTTGTAGCTAGTGTATTAAAAGTAGCAATTGGCGCAACATTTTCTTTTCCAAAAAGCTCCTCTGAGATCTCTATGATTTCTTTTCGTCTACGTTTACTAATATCCCAATCGAAGTCTGCAAGGCTACCTTTTCTTCCAAGATTTGCAAAACGTGAAAAATCCAAATCCCAACGTATTGAATCTATCTGAGTAACACCAAGCATAAATAAACATAAACAATTTGCACCAGAGCCGCGACTATATCCTCTTGGTAGTTGTCTTGCGTCTGCCGCCTCTGCAATCATATGAAGCATAATAAAATAATCTGTGTAATCGAGCGCATTAATGACAGGTAATTCTTTTTCAAGTCTTTCTCGTCTTATCTTTTGATCTTCTTCGTTCATCCATCCAAATTTGTTATCAAACTTTTCAAAGACAAGATAATGAAGATAGTCTTCATGAGAAGAAAACTCGTCTGGAACATTAATTGTTGGCATAATATTCCCATGGTCAAGACCATAGTCAATATCATCATCAATCATATTTGCAATATGTACTGTCTCATCAATACCTTGTTGGACTACTCGTTCAAGCATCCAATCTCCGAGATACTGAAAAACATCTTGCTCATTTTGCAAATGACATCCAACATACGTTTCTCCTGTTTCTCGACCTTCACCAATAGAGACAAAAATGGAATGTGTATCAATTTGATTTGCACTTAACATATGCGCATCAGTAGTAATAACATATGGCATATTCATATGTCTTGCAAACTTATAAATTAATGTATTGCACTTTAATTGCTGTTCAGTTTTATGTGATTGAATTTCACATGCAACATAATCAAATGTGTCTTTTAAAAGATTTACAAATTCTTCTGCTTCATCATACATTTCATTCTCAAGATATCTACTAAGACGGCCAACTTGACATGCAGTTAAACAAATAATCCCTTCGCCAAGATTGTGCTCTTTAATCCAATTAATAGATATACGTGGCTTTTTATACATGCCTGTTGTTGCAGCTTCACTAACAATTTTAAATAGGTTCTGAAGCCCTACTTGCTTTGATGCGAGAAGAACTAAATGATATCTTGGCTGAGTATATTCTTTTGAATCATTCTTTTCAAGATAATTGTCAACTTCATAAATTTCACAACCAACAATCGGTTTTACTCCATATTTCTTGCATAGTTTAACCTGTTCAACAAATCCATGCATTGTCCCATGGTCTGTTAGAGCAATATGACTTTGACCATTATCTGCTGCATATTTTACAGCTTGTTCTACTGTAAGAATTGAATCCAGAAGAGAACCAATCGCACTGTGGACATGTAAATTAATAAACATTACATCCTCCTCCTTTCATAACAATTGTGTATTGTTTATTCAATACCATATTTTTTAAACAAATGACGTTGCGGTGCAAATTCGTTTCCAAAATATTTTAATTCTGCTTTTAGACGTGTCCGAATAGCTTCTTCTTTCTCTGTAAATTTTCCAAGCCATATTCTTCTTCCTTCAAAGCCAATCTGTGCAACCCAAGCATTGTAATATTTGCTCCAATGTACACCTATAATTCCAGATGTATTATTACTAGGGACGGTTCTATTTCTTGCATTTTCAGATGAGTTAGATTTCCGTAAATTATCTTTTTTATTGTTAAAAGGATTTCTGTCTATATGATCATAAAACTTTCCTACAATTAACCACGACATGATGGTATGTTTATGATTAATATTTGTCCCTAAAAAATGATAGTTAGTATGATCTATTTCTTCTCTCCAGCAATAATCTTTTATTTTGTCATAATCTTCTAAATCAAAATAAAATTCACGATTAGTATTTATAGTCCATCCAACACCATAGTTAAAAGAAGTAACATCATACTTACATCGCTTTTTATTATTTTCGTGTACATATTTTAAAGATTCTCTTTGCAGGCATCCACATGATTTCGTGCGTCCAGACTTTATTTGATCTGTAGAAGTAATTACTACTCCATGTTCTTGACAGTTGCATTCACACTTCCACATTATGCGATGCCTTCCTTGAGGACTTATATAATCATTTGTCCTTTCAATTACTGTCAAGCTACTATCTGGCACTCCATGTTCCCACATTTTCCATCCAGTCATATCTATAAAATTTGCTATTCATTTACTCCTCAATCGTCAAATATCACATAATAACAACGAGTTGTTTTGCTGATCTTGTGTATGCCGTATATCTCCATCGTCTTTTCATATCGTTGTCCCCAAACGCCTCATCAAACACCACAACTTTATCATATTGTGATCCTTCTGCTTTGTGACAAGTAATTACATACCCAAAAGCAAATTCAAATGGTTTTGGATATCCAGAAAACTTTTTCCAATTTTCTGAATTAATTGTTGGTTGCCCATTGACTATTAAATTATAATCAATCATTAAATTTCTATAGATTCCACCATCATCTGAAATAAAATTAGCATAAATGACTTGACCATAAGGAGGAACCTCTTTTATAGAAATATTATACAATTCTCCAATTGTCCCATTAACAAGCTCATTACCAATGCTATTTACAGTATTCCAATGATTCTTGAGACAAATAACCTTGTCACCATTAACTGGCTCGTTGCCATAATTATTTCCAAGAATTAATCTGCGCATATATTCATTTAATTCATAACGAGTTTTATTCTTGCCACATAGAATCTGGTCTGCACCAAGCAACAATTTGTCTGATGCTTTTTCTCTAGGAATAATCCTACATCTTTTATCATCAGTGCTATATGCAAGTCTCTTGCCATTTCGAATATCCATTGACAGTTTAATGATAGGATTTTCAAGTGCTTGCCGCACAATCTCATCAAGGAATACGTGTGGATGATCTAAAATAGTTTGTTCACTATCAATTGGTGGCAATTGCATTGGATCCCCAAGGAATATAGTGTGTACATGATGAGACAATAGCAAATTAATCATTTCTTGTGGCAACATACTTGCTTCATCAACAACAACAAGACTATATTTCTTCTCTAATTTTACTCTAGGAGTGTGTCTATATGTGCCATCTGGTAACTCTTCAGAATGATAAAGCAACTTATGTGCAGTCATTGCATTTTTGTTCCCCTTTTGTTTAAGCACAAGAGCGGCTTTACCAGTGTATGCCACAAAAACAACTTGGTTTTCATGCAATCCTAGTTCTTGAATAATAAAATGAACTAAAGTAGTTTTTCCTGTTCCAGCATATCCAGCAATAACAGTATATGGGGCCTTTTCTTTGTATCGGCTACAAGCAATCTCAAGGCCATCTTGTTGCCCTTTTGTGAGTTCCAATTAAACATTCCTCCTTTCTATTTCACGACCATTGCCATAACTATTATAAAAGTAAAGTTTATGCATTATCAGTCTCTCCCTTTAGCTGATTCCACATATCATTCCAATATGTTTCATGATCACAATCAATATCAAAAGTTACTGCTTCCATGTTGTTACTTAGACCATGGTTTAGGATATATTCTAGGGTGTCACTATCAATATGTAGCGGCACATATGTCAGATGATAGCCTTCAGATTCATCGCCTACAGTAGTAATCATCAGTGTGGCATTCTGTGCATTCGTATTCATTAAAAATCACTCCTTAATAAAATATTGTTTAAATTTATAGACAAAATATAAAAAATTGTTTAAATTTATAAGCAAAGCCGTCTTTCTTGCAATTTGTGATAGTTTGCTATTCACATTTCTCATCTTCTTTGTCATACTTCTTTTCACATTGTGAGCAAACCTGTCTTCCTTCAGGAATAATTTCACCACATGCGACGCAGCAATTATTATATTCAATCATATCATGCATCAACTCCTTAACTATAATTTTGTATTGTTCAACTATACATATAATATCACAAAATTTTGATTTGTCAAGTAGTTAGATGTATAAAAAATGGGGAGATAAGTTCTCCCCTAAATTTTATTCTGATAGCATTTTAAGAAAATCGTCCTCGCTAATAATTGGAATATTTAATTCAATAGCCTTCTTATTCTTGCCGCTTGTGCTTGTGGTATCATTATTAATAAGATAGTCAGTCTTCTTGCTCACTCCAGATACATATTTGCCGCCATTGTCTTCAATGGCTTTAACAAGTGCATCCCTATTTGGGTAATGAGTTAAACTTCCTGTAATGCAGAAGCTTTTACCATCAAGATTGGAACTAGAACCCACATCATTCTCAACGATAAAGTTCATCTCAACAGGAAGCAATTCAACCATTGGATCTTTGCTATCCCACCAGTCATGAAGTGACTTATTTGTAATCTCTCCGAAGTCATCAATCTGCGAAAAATCATATCCATTAGCTAGTGCTTGTACAAAATCATAATGGCCTCCATTAAATTGCTTACTAATAGCTTTGGCCGCAGAAGAGCCAATGTTAGGAATGCCAAGCGCAGTGATAAATCTATCAAGCGTTACTGCCCTTGATTTTTCAATAGAATCTAGCAGTTTATCTACAGATTTTGCCCCCATTCCCGGCAGTTGTGTAATTTTATTCTTATACTCTTTTAAATGATAAATGTCCTTGTAATTATGCAAAAATCCATGTGAAATTAGCAGCTCAAGCGTCTTCTCTGATAGGCCATCAATGTTCATTGCTTTGCGACTCACAAAGTGCGTGAACTGTGCCAACTTCTTAGCTGCACAATTTGGATTAGTACACATGAGAACTTTGCTATTATCAGTATATTTAATTTCAGTAGGCTCTCCACAACAAGGACAAGTAGTTGGAATTGTCAGTGTATTGCTACGAGTTAGATTATCATAAACTTTAGGAATCACCATATTGCTGCGGTATACCGTAATAGTATCACCAATCCCAAGTTCAAGCTGCTCAATGATAAAAAGATTATGGAGTGTTGCTCTTGTAGTTAATGCCCCATCTAAATCTATTTCATCAAAGATGGCGACAGGCGCGATTAATCCGCTTCTTGTTGGATTCCACTCTACATCTCGAAGAGTTGTCTCATACATTTCATCAGCCCACTTAAGAGCCATACGACATCCCTCATGATGTGCGGTTGCTGGTAGTGTCTTAGAATATGACTTCCTGCACATTTCAAAAACAAGGCCGTCACAAGGGTATTGATACCACTCTGGCTGCATGCCTTCTGCGCAATCGTCAATAGTCCCAACACAGCGCTCAACAGTTTCAAATCCAAGATCATCAAGTTCATCAAGGCATTCCCACTTAGAATCAAAAATGTCATTGTTCACATTTTCTAGATGTATGTCTGACACACACTCAAACACCACATAAGAAAGATTACGTTGCTTTGTAATATTTGTATCAAGCTGACGTAGACTCCCTGCTGCTAGGTTACGAGGATGACTATAAGGTTCATCAAGAGTCGCATTAATCTTATGGAAATTTTCTAAAGAAATCACACATTCTCCGCGAAGTTCAAGTTTATCCTTGTAATCAATATGCATTGGAAGATTTGTAATCATTCTTGCTTGAGCGGTTACATCTTCGCCAATTTCACCATTGCCACGAGTCACCGCCTGAACAAATTCCCCATCTTTGTAGCGAACCAAAAGTGTAAGCCCATCCAACTTGTAGCTACAATAAAATGGCTGATCGCCAATAAATCTTTTAATCTCATTAATATCTTTAGTCTTTGCCGCAGAAAGCATTGGCTTGCTGTGTTTGACCTTTGTGAAGCAATCAAGCACTTGTCCCTGTACTTTACGAGTAGGAGAATTTGCTAACCAAAATCCGGTTTCATCTTCAAGTGCTTTAAGCTCGTCGAACTTTTTGTCATATTCTGTGTCAGAGATAGTCGGACGATCTAAATCGTAATATTCATGGCAATACTGCCAAAGTTCGGCTGTTAAATTTTTAATAGTTTCAATCTTATTCATATTTTTCTTTCAACCTCTTTAACGCCGCCAATTCTTTTTCTTTAAGTGTCTTTTCTTTACGAATTATTTCTCGTTCAATCTCTGCACTTGCTAGAATCCTGTTAAATTCTTTAATGGTTTTCTCAGACGGCGTGTTATCACACTCGGCTAAGTACTGATATAAGATATCCTGTGCAATTTTTTCTGCAAGTTTCCTGTTGTCTTTATTTATGTTTACTTTAACAGCAATCCATCCATTAAAAGGATCCCAAATTCGTAATGAGTTGCTTCTTAAATATTCGGACTGATAAAACTTATATCTTTCCGGTTCCTCTCTCATCTCCCACATATTATTCTTTCGATCAAAAACTACTTCATGTTCATATTTGAGCTCTATATTATGCAAGTCCTCTTTCCCGTCCATACATACAAGTCGCTCAACATGTAAATCCATATTGGGATGTGCAACACAATATTTTTGGGCTTCTAATTTGTCATTAAAGTATCCATATATTTGCCAATCGCTATAGTATGCGTACATAACAGCGTATATCATCTTACTCATTCCATCAACTCCCTGCTTAAAATATTGATGATCTGTGCTTTTGCTCTCTTTAAATCATTTTCATTTTCAAAAACAGACTCTAATGCTTCATTGAAGATGCTCATAAAACCATGAATTGTATTATTCTTTAGTAATTCAATCATCCATCTGCGACATTCACATTCAATATACTCAGTATCAGTACATTCTGAACTCTTTAATCCTAAATCACAATTTGCGCATACTGATTTCATATTTTATCTCCTAATTTATTTTTTGCCTATCTTAATAATCTGTTAAAACTATGGCTCTATCCCAGAAACCAATCTTCTTGACTTCGTTCTCCTGCACATCTTTATATAATACAGAAAACTTCTTAATTGCAGACTTCTTGCTCATTGCATATACGACTGCAACATCATCAGTAAACTCATGCCCAACCATCTGATTAGGTCTTGCAAAACAATAAATGCCCATCACTTATTCCTCCTTAACGCATATACGGTACAATATCGAATCTGTCCATGCTTCCAATTCGGATGCTTTGCTCTTATCTTGCAGTATATAAGAGCATACTTGTTGAACTTCTTTTTCTTATTCATAAATTTTTTAATCCTATCATCTTTCAGTTTGTCTATGTCCTTCTAAATGATCCTCGTAGTCTCTCGTAAGTTCATTTACAGCATCTACAAGCTCGTTGATTTTTAAAATCAGATCATCGCCAGATACACCCATATTCCAACCATAACTTGTCAACTTTTTAAGCTTTTTGTCTTGATTGGTAAAAGTATACTGGCCGATACGGTTATAGCGATAAGGAAAATCACCATTATGCATAATCCCATATTCTTGACCTGCATGATAACCATTGCCATCGCTAGTACACATCCACAATACATCACCAGTGGCACGTACAGAGCTGATATAACCAATGGTGCCATCATTTGTTTCAACATAATCTCCTACATGAAATTCATAATTCATACAAATTTTTCTCCATAAATTTTATTTTTACTTGCCGTTATTATGGCAATCTTCACAAACTGCGTATCCTTTATATACATATTCGCTATCTACAATTTCATATCTGTCAAAAAACCCTGCCTCGAAATACATATCACCTTTTTTAACAGTTTTCCCACAGCAACTACATGTTGCAAAGCATTCATTGTCTGTCATAACTTTATTCCTCATCGCCGCAAAATACGTACTTATATTCCATAAACAAATCATTGATTGCCTCTGCCATGATTCTGTGTTCGGTATGCGCTTCTTCTTTATAATAAAGATTACGATACCAATTAAGAATTTCTAAAGGCTTGGTCATATTGCACTCTTCAACTGCTTTCACAAAATAATTTTTAAGATCCATAAGTTACTCCTTATTCGTCTAATTTATCCTTACATTCTGGGCAATAATCTTTATTGCCACCTGCATAATGAATCCATCCTGCTTTCTTCGCCTTGTCTAATGCTTCATTGTAGCTATCTGCATATTCACTATGCTTGCCGCATTTATCGCAAATTCTATAATGTTTTTTTGCAGTTTCAGTCTGGAGGAAACAAAGAAATAGCATGGAGAAAAGACATATCCACCACTTGTTGAAAACAATCGCAAGAGTAGTCCAGCAAATTACACATACACTATTTCCGATTGCCCATGCCCACCATGCACTCTTATTCATATACCTTCACTCCTTATATTAAAATGTAATTTTTATCATTCATCTATGTAAATATGACTCTCTTTAAGTTCCCATTCAAACTCTGAGAAGTCACCGTCATCTGTCACAAATCTACCACGCAACAGATCCAATTCAACAATTTCATGATACCCGCCATCACCATCTTTATAATAATATGTATAACCGCCTGACGGATAACCATGTAACAAGTCTTGCACTTCCATATTTAACATTTCTTCGAAAGTTATATTTTTCATAAGTTCCCTCTTAAAAGTATATTTTTATATATTGTTTGTCTTTCCGTATGTCCATAAAACAATAGCTGTTTAGTACCAAGGGTCGTTATTAAGTTTCTGCTGGTCTTCAACCCATTTAATCAATTCTTCTTTGTTGTAATATGTAATATTGCCTATAGTATGAGGAAAAATTAACATATTTTCATACTTTGGCACAATTGGCTGCTCATAACAAGCAGTTAGACTACAATATCCAGAAGACGAATTTCTATATGGACAAGCATATTCGCAACATTGAATCATAATATTCCTCCTAAAGTTTTGTTTTGTTTCTACAGCAGATATAATACAATAATGGTCAATACAGAAGCAATAACATACTTTTATACTCCTAGTCCATGATTGGTGTAAAACGAGTACGTTCATATGTTCGATTTTTATAGTCTTCAAAGCTCATAAAGAATGGACAGATATTGGTATTTTTACATCCACAATCTCCATAATTACCCACCATTTATATTCTATATTCCCACTCAGTTCTGCATGGGGGCAATCCATTTGGTGCGATGGCATCTCATCTACTAAAATTTTCATAATTTATACCTCGTTACTTAGAAATAACTTGCTCATAATGGCGTAGTTCAACAATTGCTTCCTTGATTGCACAAGCAGGAGTCCCATAATAAGTGCATCTAGAGCACGAATACTCAGGGCACTTCTGTAGTCTATTAATTAGATCGTTAATCATTTTTTTAACCTCCTACATTAATAAGTCTTTCAATATAATTTCTGTCCTGTGAGAAGATAGGAATTTCATTATCAATTATCCACTGGCTTCTCTGGGTATAACCACAAATATTGCCTGCCTCATCATACGTTGTAAGCCCATCATCAACCTTAATGCAGCAACTACCACGCTTTAAAGTTGTAGCATAATCGTTCCAATTAATGCCCTTCTGGGTCATAAGCATATCCTGAATGTTGTTGCAAGACTGACCATGAAGTTCCTTCTGGTTGAAGCTTGCCTGACCTACAGACAGGATGGAGTTGCGAGTAGCGTCTTGTTGCCGCCAGATTAGTGCATTACAAACCTCTTCCTTTGGGATCGTAAACACACGAGAATCAAACATTGCGCCTTTTTCAAGAGCTTTATAATAAGTACCAGAATTTTCTTCATCTGCTGGCATATTGTCATAGAAGAATTTATTAAAAGCCATAGTAGCCATGCTTGCAGACACACTACACATCTTTTGTAGATTGTTTCCAAACCAAGCGTCTGTGGTAAGCTCTGCATAGTCAACAAGGACTAGAGAAATTTCATCACTCTGAGTGTAGCCAAGGACACAGCCCTGAATGTTCTCACAGAGATACTTCATGGTATCTTGCATAGTCTTTACTAGAACATCATCAAAAGGTTTCTTAAAACCTCTTGTGAAAGTATGAAAACTCTTTCCGTCGATGCGGATAATTACTGGCATTCTACGAGTTAGATAATATCTGCTGATATTCTCGTAGTTGTTTTTCATTCTATCACCAAGTGTAGTCTTGTCCATAAGTTAATTCCTTTCAATTTCTTTCAAAGTATTAGTTGACGCATCATAAGTATAAGGCATTCCATTCGGCGCATAATAAGGAGACATATAACCGTATCCAGAATATCCAGCGCATTCATTAAAAAGTATATATACGATTTTGGTATTCGTATCATAATATAGGTCTTGCATAGCTGTTGGTCTCAAACGACCATTAGGATTCTTTATATAATCCTTAGAACCAGTTGCGGCACATCCTGCTAGACATAGAAGAGAGATCGTCAAAGCAACAAGGCAAATAACTGTTTTAAAGTGTTTTTTCATTTTCTTCCTCCATATTAACAATCAAGAAATCATAAACGTCTCCCCAATCATCAATAATGACCGGCACATTGTTAACAATTACATCTCCAATTTTAAATCCATGCAACCAATCCTCTTCAAATACAAAGTAACCAATCCATTCTTCTTGGTCATGGAACACTTCTTCGAGCAAATCAATAACAATATCAAAAATATCTGTAATATAAAATCCACAAAAGTCTTCGCAAAGACCTTTCAGAGCGCTATCAACTCTTGCCATTTTCGTATCAAGACTTTCAAGATGTTCCATAGTATTAATAAAAGCTTCCTTAGAGATCATTATTTGCCTCCTCAATTTTTTTTGGATTTATTAGTTCAATCTTTACATGGCTATATAGGCCACCAGTGCAGTATATAATCCCATTTGTTATCGCCATTTCCAGTGGCACAAATTGTAGTTTATCATACTTAGATGTTCCATCTCAAATTTTATATCTTGCCCCATTTTTATCAACAGACACGACAAACTCTTTGTCTTTTAATACAGGATTATATTTAATCCATTCATTTTCTGTGTCGCATCTCGAACGTATTGTAAGAGGATAAGTTTCCATAAATTACTCCTTAATATTCAACTTATAACCAAGCTCCTTCTCAAGCTGTTCCTTTGACACTTCTCGTTCAATAACTTCAAATGTAGCCCATTTGTCATTTGACGCGCAAACATTAAATTTTGTAAGTATTTTTCTGGAACCCAACTGATACTTCCACTCTTCATATTCTTTTTCTTGTGTTATATTAGTAAGTGTAAGATCAATTTTTGGAAAATGAACTTTAATTTTGTCACCGTTACTCGCATAGCATATCCCTGTATAATCAAGATAAGGGGTGCCATTTTCAACATAAATCTTTACGTCGGTTGGGGTAATGTTGCTATCAATAATTACATTATTATTCATTGCTTGTTCTCCTTTTATTCAACCAATCACAATACTTTTGACATTCTTCTTTTGATTTAAATCCAATATATTTACCATAATTGAGTTGCTCTCTCTTCTCAATAACATCATCACAGAACTTATCATATACAAACTGAATTCCAAAGTCTACATATGAATAATCGTTCCATCTGCTGTCGCCAGTGTATTGATAACTTTTATCGAGACGATAATATCTTTCAGATGGGTAATTATCATCCTTGACTCTATATCTCAACGTATCGATCCATGTTTCTCGCGGCTCGTACCAATAATCTGGCTGAGCGCAAGTACATTTTTTCTTTAAAGTTTCTCCATTAGGCCAAGTTAATACCCATTCTCTGTTATCATTACATTTGTCGCACTTAGGTCGCTCGTGTGGTGTGTTGTCTGCAAACCAGAGCTGAGACTTTTCAAGCGCATCCTTAAAGATATCGTCAATAGCAGTCTTATAGAATTCTCTCTCTACTTCTCTGCGAAGATTTCGTGATTTATATTCCAAATCACTTTCTTTGCTTGATACTTCTCGTGCTTTGTCCTCAAGCTCTTTATTACGTTTTTCAAGATATTCATTGCGACTTTTAAGTGATCCCATGTCACTCTTCAAAGAGTCTTTAGCTGCATCAATAAGCTTTGATTTTATTTCATCAAATAATTCGTCTGCTTCAGACGGTTCCCACATAGGTTCTTCATAATCCTAATAGCTCATTTAATTGTCCTTTCTTAATAACCTTTAATGCTTTTGTCGTGGAATGGTTTAACTGGCTTAAATAATTCATAATTGTTTTGGTAATTACAATTTTTCTTAAACTTGCAGTCAATCTCGCATCCATATACAAAATAACTATGCTCGCAATAGTCACAAAGATTTTTTCTTAGATTATATTTGATTAAATATTTTGCTCTAGACACATCGTCATTCTGATGCTCATATTCATGTGCAAGGCACTTGTTATAATCATTGAAAACTTCTCCACAATAATCACATTTATATTGATCAACTTTTGTCATGTTTTATCTGTCGCCTTCTTTCTACCACGTCTTTTTGGTGGCTCTTCTGACTTAATATCTGGTTTATCAGGAAGCCACATCCAATAAAGTACATTCATATATGTGTTCCAAACTCCATTCTTGATGGATACGACTTTAAATTTATCTGCATCTGTATAGCCAAGAACATCTACCATGTCTGGAGGGAGTTTATCTTTTGTACTATTCCATCCCATTGCGATTAATCCTTTCTAATCTCACATTCTTTAATTAATACTTGTGGAGAAACTTGTCCATTATATACGTTAATACCCAATGTACCAATTACATTAATATATGTCTCTTCTCCTGCAAAATTATTATTCATCCAATCAAACACTTCATTTGATTCATCGCATTTGAACATAACATATTTGATATTCGTGCCCTCGTCATAAATTTGAATTGTATCATCGTTCTTGCCGACAATTTTAGCATTATCATTAGATATATATAAATCTTTAATCAACCATAATGGCTCATCTACTCCATGCGCAAAAGTTGATTTATATTTATCAAGTTCTTGACACCACGTAATTGATACATCTTCTGCATCAACAATGAAATCTACTGTATATACTTTTTCAAAAGATACGTCTTTAAGATTTTCGTTAAACCATTCTCGTGCCTTATTAATGTCCTTTAATTCAACGCCATAGGCACTAGGGTGTCCTTGTGCAAATACTGTTTCAGGACATGATTCTGTCATCGCTCTAAAGTCTTCAATTGGGCAATAATCAAATGATCTACCACTACCAGCGAATCCATCATCCACTTTTCTCACAAGGAGTACGGGCTTATTAAGCGCTTCTGAGAGCTTGATCGCCACAAGCCCTGTATATGCAGAATCTAGCACTCCAGTCGCATCAATAATTGCTATTTTATCATCTGAATCACTATTTTGACTTATAAATGTTTTATATGCTTTATCTCTAGCACGGTCTTGTTTGCCCTTATAGGATTTCATAAGTCTAACACAATGCTGATAGATATTTTCTGCTGTCGGAAAATCATCACCGCGTTTTGTATATTCAAAAAATTCAGATTCGTCCTCATAAAAAGCTCTTGCAAGAATTTGACGCTCTTCATAAGTTGCACTTCTTAAAAATGCATTAATCAAAGGAGTAACGTAGAATGCAATTGTAAATGGAGACACGATACCTTTTGTAGAAAATTCCTGAGCATTAAGAATCTCTTTAAACATTTTATTGTTGATATTATCTATCCCATAGTTAACCATCGCACGAGTATTAAATGATTTCATTGACATTACATCTGAAATGTCTGCTAATGCTACTAGATCAGTAAAATACTCTTCACAAAAATCATTCCAATAATAATCATCCAATGCTTGCAGAAAATTATATGTAACATGAGCGCCACATGCTTCCTTATTTGAATACTCATTAGATGTTTGGTTATTTACTACAACAGCAGGATTTAATTTGTCTGTTGACACCTGATGGTGATCAAGAACAATTACTCCAATACCATTGTTGATTAACTTTTTACATTCATCCACATCATTACTTCCTGCATCGGGAATAATCAATAATTTTGTATTGTCTGGAATATCAAAGTCCCAAGATGCTAGGCCGTGTGACTTGTTCTTCTTATGCACAACAATTGATACTGGATAGTCTGCATCCATTAGTTTAATATATTGATACATAATTGTCGAACTACATACTCCATCTGGATCTGTGTCCTGTAAGATTGCAATAGAGTGATGATTAGAGAGGTGGTAATTGAAATATGTCACTGCATCATCTACATTATTTAAATTATGCCAATCGTCGGAGCAATTGTCCTCCAACTCTAGGTATTTATTATAATCTTCAATCCCTCTATTATTTAATACTGTTTTTAAAATATTTGTAGTGTCATTATTGCCTGTTAATTTATATTTCAAATGCATACACCCTTTCTTTGTGACACCACTATATCACAATAATTTCGTACTGTCAAGTAGCAAAAAGGCTCCCAGTTGCCTAGGAGCCATATTTTTATTGATATACTGTTTTATTCTTCCATCAAATACATTATCTTTGATAGATTTTAAACAATTCTGACATAGAAATGCCATTCGCACGAGCAAGATCAACCGCCAGAGCACATACATTTCTTGGCTGTGACGCCCCAATTGCTTTATTCATATAGTCTAGAAGAGTATTATATTCATCGTTGCGATGACCATCGCCCTCCCAACAAATAATATCACGGCCATTAATCTTAATAAAATTATAAGGGGTTCCCATGTTTGATCCTTTAGTAAAGCTCCACCAGCCCCAATCGTCAGGCCATTCTCCTTCATAATCTTCCATGCGTTTCATGTCTTTCTTATCAATTTCACATACTTTATATTGATCACCAGAATATGTTGTAGCAAAATCTACATTAAGTTCTTTAAACGCTTTTTCAATATTGCCACCAGCAAGGATCTCAATCTTCATTTTTACATTTCTCCTTTACCATTTTTAGAACAGCTAGAACATCACGCTTATGAATATTATTTTCCATCCAATCACAATAATCAGGATGCGCTTTATAGATGTCTATGAGCTTCTGCCCACTATATTTACCGAATGGTAACACATATTCTTCTGGGTTAATAGTTGTACTTTTTGGTTCAATATATCCTGTAAAGTCCATTGTAAGACATTTGCGACTTGCAAGGTAATCGGCAACATGTAGCATCCTAGAGAATCTATCGTTAGGTTTTGGAAGAACAACATTGCTTTTCCTATCCTCTGACCACTGCCCCATGTGCTTAGAGACTACATCAGCGATAAATTCAATTTCCTCATGATCTAAGTATTCCCCATCATATTTTCTAATTTCATCTGCCATCAGTAGTGGATGATTAAATCTTGTATATTTAGAAGTTTCATAATCTTGTTGAGAACCACTTTTGCGACCATCGTGCAACAATCCAGCTACACGCATTAAATCCATCTGTCTCGTAGTAAGCTTACTGTTGTACTGCTCAAGCTCAAAAAAGAAATTTAAGAATCTTACAACCGCAATTTGATGACGCATAAGCCCGCCTTCTCCAAGACTATAATTGGGATGATATTTCCCGGTACTTGAAGCACCAATGTGCCATATGTAATCTGGCATATCTTCAAGTAGCACCATGGCAAATTCTTTAATATCTGAGTTCGTAATCGTATTTAGAATCGGCTGAACCAACTCTTTCTGATCGTTTGTCATTATTTTATTTCCTCCAAATTAATAATCTTCATCATTAATATAATCAACAATTGGCCCCTTTCGCCCACAATTGTCACATGTCGCATTATAGTCTGTTAGTACAATATGCTTAATCTCTTTCTTGCTCGGCTTGGCGATCTTAATAAAACATTTTTTACAGAGATCATCACTAACTTCAACACAATTTCTCTTACACACTTTTAACTCTCCTTAATCACAATTTCTTCGTCGGCGTATCCGCCATCAGTTGTATAATGTATTTTTTTAATACCAAGGTCTTTGAGATAATTCATGCATGCAGCGCATGGACGAGATGGAGAAAGCTCATGATTTAGATTCTCTCTATATGTCCATACTTCACATTTGCTAACATCAATGTCCATATATTTCAACTGCCCAAGTGCGGCCACTTCTGCATGTGTTAAATGAAGAGGCTCTGTATTGGTTGCAGAACAATCAAAATTTCTATATTTATTATATTTCTTTTGAATCGGTGAACTCTTTCTGCTATTGAAGCCTACACCTACAACTTTGTTGCCACATGTAACAATTGCACCAATATGTACTCTTGGAAAACTGCTCATTTCAGAAGCGGCCTTTGCATGTTTAAAAAATTTTCTCTGTTTATTCGTCATTATCCTCACGCAAACTATATATATTATTTTTAATTAGATATTTAAATTTTTCGGGATTGTCGCTAGGAGATTCTTTATTGTCAAGAATATGATCTTTATCAATAATTGCATATACTTGGATCCCATTTAAGAACATATTTGAAATGTTTTTTAATTGTTCTTCATCGACATCTTCATCATAACAAAAAACAATCTTGGCATTTAATCTTGTTAGCATCTCAACTTGAGTTTTTGAAATCTTTGTGCCACCAGTACTTACACCATAATACCCCATGTCATACAATTGCTGCACAAATTTTTCACTTTCACCAACCCATACCGCCCCTGTATGTTGAATTAATTTTATATTTTGAAATAGACCATACAAGATTCTTGACTTTGCACATGGTTCGAGAAAAAAATATTTAGATATTCCACTGTTCGGGTCATATTCCATTCTTCTTGCTTTAATTCCAACCAATGTCCCAATCTCATCTCTAATTGGAATCGCAATTGAGTTTGTCATTGGATCAAAAGAAACTTCAAATAGCTTTTGAGTGCTTAGACTAATCCCATCATCCTCCCATAGTTTATTGCCGTATGGGAGATAATAAGATAGAATTTTTTCTGGAATAGGCTTTAGCGGAGTGTCATCAAAGTCATCTTCTTCTGTCGCCATTTGCTGTAACATTTTAAGGATTTGAAGAGATTCTGGAACTTCTTCTGGCTCTTGATAATAATCTAGCCCAAATAAATTGCAACAGAACTTAAGAGCTTCAGGAAAAGAATAGTCTTCGTTATAACAAATCAAATCAAAGATATCTGTTGTTCTTTTACTACTCGTCATTGTACGAGTATAATTTACAACAGTTAAATTTTCATTTAAATAAATAACTATCGCTGATTTGTTATCTCCAGTTTTGTTCCCGCATGTAATATATCCACCATGATTGTGAATACTGTGGCATCCAATCTCCTGAAGAATCTCTGGCAATTTGTCATTGTCTAATATATATTCTTTTAAAGATTGTACATCCACAAGTATTCACTCTCCTTTCTATGTGGACATTATACGTCAATAATTTTGTATTGTCAAGAGGTTAATTTAATGTTTTATCAATGTGCCGCCACATCTGCAGCATGCAATAGGCAAATGTCGTTAAATAGTAGTTCCCCAAGAAGCTTCCTATCTTTCTGCATAGCTTTTTCAGAGCGTTCCCATGCAAGGTAAGGTCGCATGTGCCACTGGATAAGCTGTGCAACATAAAGATGTATATCTATACTGCTGAAGAACAAGCTGTCGTATGATCCACAAAATTGGTGATTATAATAATGGCATTCATCCGTTTGTTCGCCTTTGCTATTGATATATGTAGCACTTTTGCATTTGCCACAATCATGTATCAATGCCGCAGTTCTAAGTTCCCAGAATGCAACTGGCATTGAATTTAAGTATTCGAATGTTTTGAGACAATGTTCTCCAAGTGTTAAAGAATGATGGCTGTTACGTTGGTCGTAGTCCATAACAGACTCAACCCAATCACCAACACAGCCGTAACTTCCTTCTGCACCTTCAGAATACACAATCTGAATATCATTCCAGCCTTCATACCAATATGGACTATTATAGCTCATATACATACGTTTAATCACATGCTCAGGAACCTTACGCTCACGCTGTGCATTGCGTTCAAGGCATACCTCATAAGGTGTTGCCATGAGAACTGCGATTTTCTCACAAGGGATTTTATTGAGAGACTTAAGGAACTCCATACGACGCTTATAGTTGATGTTGGTAGCATCATAAATGGTGCTCTTTCCAGAAGCAAGGCATTCCCTAATGCGCTTGTGTAACTCCTTGAAAAGAATATTGTTGTCTGCTTGATGATTCACGTCTCCAAACATTTCTTCTCTAAGTGTGTCGCTTGAAAAAATTTCTGCATCATTTTCTACAGCAAGTTTCTTAGCCTGTTCACTCTTACCGCTTGCTGGCAAACCGATCATCATAAAAAATTTAATCATCATTCACCAATCTCTTTCTTAATTGCAATCTTCATAATTTCGTACTGTACGTCATTTAACAGCTCATCAATTTTTGCATCAACTGTGTATTCGTTTTTTAAGAAATCATCACATAGTAAATCAATATGACCGATAGCATCATTAGCGTGTGCTCGTGCGTCTTCTAGATTATATAAGCCTTTCTTGACCTCTACTAAATATTCTGGACTTTCAGAAATCAAACATTTTTCATATGGCACATGGTTGATATATCTTGCAATATACTCCTCTACTCGCAATAGATGATGTAGTTGTTTCGGATCATATCCAAACTTATTAATCCATTCCATACGAGATGGATAATGATGCTCCATTGCAAAATACTTTTCTTTAGCAATACCTCGCATAGACTTAATTGCTTGAACTGGAGAATAATGTGCAATATCTTCTCTGGCGTCAATAAGTCTATTCCATTGATGCTTATACATTGGATTGATGATTTTGTAAGGAGTGAACAAGATTTCTAAGAAGTTCAAATTTTGCTTCCTAAATGTTTGGATATAAAGTCTAATATCCTTCCAATCTGTATGCTCATCATTAGCTCGAATATGAGTTGTACTAACCGGATTTTTGTTCATTGCAATATCCTTAAATGTCGGCGCTACAATAAGTTTAGTATCAACATCTGACTCTTCATAGTCAAGCCCATAATTACCACTACCTTGATAGAAGATTCCCACAATTCTATCCTCTGGAAAGTATTCGAGAGCTTCGTTATAATGCTCTCGAACACCGTCCATTATGTATTTATCTGAATGATAGTTCATTGTTATTCATCGCAATCATTTACTTCATCTTGTGCTTCTTCCATATCTGGAGCTTCAGCAGTTTCCTTAATCAGCCCCTCTAGCATTTTAAATGAATAATTCTTATGCTTGTAGGCACAGAACTTGGGGCGATTAATAATACGAACTACTACGCCTTCACGCACATGGGTCTTACCAACAGGATCGGGGCCATCATAATATTGTTCTGCCATTTCTTTAACATATTCACCAACCGGATGATTTTCATCAAAATATGAAGCATCTGGTAAAACTACATGGACGAATTCAGGAACGCACTTTACCCCCATTTGTTCGCAGCGATAACGCATAAAATCAGGTGAATATTCTACAACATCACCATCTTCGTTAGTCATGGTCATGCGATACACATATAGATCGGATTGAGGCGCATCGCTGCCATCAGGTGAGCAACCATAACTAAATACAGTCTCTTCACCATACTGCTTTACAAAATCTTTATCAAGCTTCTTGTTATTGCCCTTGCCCATAATTGAAGTGCCATTGTCAGTAAAACCAACTACCTCATAGTAAATTTCCTCGCCCTTGCGTAGCTTACCAACAAACTTATCATGATGCTGCTTACGGAACGCATTGCTGCCATAGAAACCGCCATCCCAATCATCTAGAACAGTTCTACGAGTGCCAGACACATAGTCCCAATCATAGATTGGTGTACCTTCACGCTTAAAAATCTTATCCCAAATAGTTCGCTTATACCCCTTTAGAACAGGCACATAGGCAGTTCTCTGCGAGGTGCCATGCATCTTAAGAGTAATCTCAATTTCATCATCTGGCTTAAATGCACCAAAATTATAGGCAAGCTGCTCAGTATCAGCATGCTCAGTAAAGAGAGGGGCTACAGGTACATGCTTCTTACGAGTCTTATTGCCCTTGCCATTTGCAAAATTGTTCCTGTTACGACCACGAGGAATATACTTTTTACAAATCTCATGTCCATTAACTACAGTGATGATGTCTCCGACATTAATGTCATTAAGATTTACTCCAGTATAAGCAAGGCAACTAAGAGGCATGAAAACACCATCAGATTTTTCACCACGAAGCTTAATCGCCTTAATATTACGTTTGTCAGGCTCAAGATATCCAGTATCAGGTGTGCCATCAGGCTTCTTTCTACACATATGATTCTCTACGCAAAACTCTTCACTAAGCTGAAGATCTGAAGGAAAATAAATGCCGACATCTCCAAGAGTAGTTTCAAGGTTTACACATGTATCATTACCAAAAAATGTTGCAATCTGGAGTTTATCCGCATTGGTATGAGGCCGAAGCTTTTCTACTTTTACGACATAGCCACAATGTTCACTCATTTTATTAAATCCTTTCTATAATTTTGTACTATCAATTAAGTAATCTCAATCTTTCAATAACCTTTGGAAGAATCACACAAGCATAATCAATTTCTTCTTCTGTATTGTATCTTCCAAGAGATACACGAATGCTACTTAGTGCCTCTTCGTCAGACAAACCAATTGCTTTTAGCACATGAGATGGAACTGCATTACCTTCATTGCAAGCCGAACCAGCACTAATGGCAATCCCAAATTCGTCAGCCATCGCAACAACATCTGAACCATGCACACCATCAATTCTAAAGTTCAAAATGCTATCTAAATGCTGCTTTTTATCTGTTGCCCCATTAATTGTGACACCTTTTACATTCAATAAATTATCCTTAATCTTCTTGGATAAACGTGCAATTTTTGCATTATTTCCATTCATATGGGTTGTCGTATCTTCTAGCGCAGCAGCCATAGCCAAGACACCAAGGACATTAGTTGTGCCACCTCTGATTCCTCTTTCTTGGCTTCCACCATTAATTAAAGGATGAATATGAATTCCATCTTTGATATAAAGGAATCCGCATCCTTTAATCCCACCAAACTTATGAGCAGAGCATGACAACATATCTACGCCAAGCTCTTCTACATTAATTTTCATATGAGGGAATGCCTGAACTGCATCTGTATGGAACAACATATGATTATCATGAGCAATCTTTGCTAGTTCTTCAATTGGCTCAATAACTCCAAGTTCATTATTTACCATCATACATGAAGCAATACCCGGACTAATACCGAAATAATTATTCTGCAATTCATTTACTCTTTTTTCAAATTTCTCTATATCAACCATTCCTCTATAATCGACCTTGAATTTATAGTCTGGATCAATAGAATGATGCTCAATGTTAGATGCTAGTGTAAAATCATGATTTGAAACCCATGAATTTGCTTCAGATCCACCAGAAGTAAAGTAAATCTCGTCAGGTTGTGCTCCAATTAGTGCCGCAATCTTTTCACGTGCTTCCTCGACCTTAATCTTTACTCCACGAGCATCCTCATATGAACTGTTTGGATTGTAATATTCGTCAAGATTGTCAAGGATAATATTCTTTGCGGCTTCACAAATTGGAGATGTAGCAGCGTTATCTAGGTAAATCATAATTAATGCACCTCGTCTTCTTCTACATCATATTCTTTTGCAATGCCGTCAAGAAACACCATCAAATAATCAGGATAATCCTCTACATTTTCATATCCAAGTGAGCCAATAATATTATAATTAAGATATCTCATCTTAGTGATAATCTCATATGCTGCATCTTGCTTACCATCGTTATAGCCCTTTTCATAGGACTGCTTGTCTAGATTATTGTAATCCATTTTTAATCCATTACCTCCTTAAAATTTGATGTGTCAATAATTTTGTATTCTTTAATCCAACTACATTTACTAAAAATGCTTTGTAGTATCTCTAAGCTGTCTGATTCAGCCCATTTGTGTTTTCCTCTATCCTTGTATATAATTATGTATTTTTTCATTTTCATAGTGTTACAACTCCTTACTTGTTTTATCATAAGCAATTGTAACACTATAATTTCGTATTGTCAACACTCAATTCTCATATTCCATTTAAGTGTTGCGAGTTCAACATTCTGATAATAAGGTGTTTCAACTCCGCAGTTAGGACATCTCACATATACTGCTCCATATCCAGTAATTCGCATATTGGGCGCATTCCCACAAAAAGGACAGGGTTTTAGCTCATCCATCTCAATTGTCCACCACATCAGTAACAAACTTCTTATATTCCCAATCAACGCACTGCTTGTTTGACAGCCAACCCGTCTTATTCTTGAGACAATTTTCTCTTCTGCTACAAGTCTCGCAAACATGTCCGAGCTGAAGATCATTAGCAAGGTCAACAACGTCTTCTCGCATGGCATCTGCCGCGTTTGTCGCCTCCAGTAGCTGACGTGTAAGTAGATCACAAGTATCCTTTGCCATTTTCTCCTGTGCACGAAGCTGCTCATTCATATCATCAATATAGTTTGCCGCAGAAGCTAGTAGCCGACACATATTGCACCAAAAAGAATTCTTGCATTTTCTACACTCATTTTCAGAGCACCATCTCTTGCGGCGAATAGTTTCAATCTGATTGCGCAGCGCTGTTGACATGTCATTGTTGTTCATTGTTTTTCTTCTCCTTTGTTGTTATTTGTATTTTTGTTATCTTCTGCTTGCTCTGGATTAACATCATACCCTAGTGTGCTAAACCAGTAATTAACTAGATTTTTGCTAATTTGTTCTCCGCCACGTGCATTCAGCTTATTAGCTAATACACTCATTTTTATGTATCTCATTTAACCTTCCCCTTAATACAAACTCATATTACTAGAATAACAGAAATATGTCCATCCAAGATGGCTATCATATAGCGCCTTATAAACTCCACTACCCTGTTTAAAATTCGCTTGAAAAACAACCGAAGGCTCCATAATTCGTTCTCCATTCAATAGCCTTTTTGCAACATCAATACATCGCTCACTCGGAATTAGACTTGCAATATATCCACTTCGTGCTCCATGATATTGTCCGGGCTGATAAACAACATCAGGAATCGTATTAGGAAACTCAGGAGATGCAACACGATTTAACACAACCTCGCCAACACACATCTTCCACTCATCTGACAGAAAATCACTTCCTGCCTCTGCATATATTACTTTTGCCAAAAGCATTAAGTCACTTTCAGAATATTGTGGCTGTGGTGCGGAAAATATATCTGGTTGATCTTCCGCGACCACTTCTGCAACTTCTTCATATGCAATAATTTCATCTTCTGGATCCATGACAAGCATTTCTTCTAGTTCCGGTGTCGCTGTACATTCTATGGGGATTTCTTTCAAAGGTTGTTTGCTGTTCATGTTTTTACCATCATTAATCGAAATTGAAAATAAAATTAAAATAATAAGACCAACAATGATAAGTAGTTTTTTAATCTTATTCATTTTTTACCTCGCAATAATTTTGTATTGTTCAATCTATCGTTATCATATCATATATTTTCGTTTTGTCAATTGTGCAAATTGCACAAAAAAATGGGAGCCTAGAAAGCTCTAGGCCCCCTGTGGTCGCTGCCAATAATGGTCAACGCCAATGGAGCGGTAGACGAGGCACGATCTCGCAACAATCAGATTGGAAATCTGATGCTCTACCATTGAGCTACTACCGCATATTCTTACTTCTGTGTCAGCTTGTTAAGCTCCCTCTGTGCTTTATGAATCAGGTTTGCATTTACAACTTCACTCTTGGCCTTTAGCTTCGCAATACGATTCTCATAATGTAGCGCAGTTCTTGTGTTCATAATATATTCCTCCTAAAAATTAATATTTACATGGCAGCGGATAGAGGCTATGCTCCCCTACCTACAGATCCAAAGTCTGTCGTGCTACTATTACACTAATCCGCTATTTGGTTGCTGAGCTTCAGAATCGAACTGAATTGAGCTTGGTTATGAGCCAAGTTGAGATGCCAACCTCCCGCCAGCCATAAATAGCTCTGCCTTTATTCATCTAACCTGCATAAACAGGTAACAGAGCAGAAGATTGTACATAGATCTTCATGACGCAAAACTGAAGAGAATAAATGGTGGGTCTGGGCGGTTACGCTCCGTCCGTAGTACGCTTAAAAGGCGTATATTCTACTATTGAATTACAGACCCATACTAGTTATATTAATGTCTTCGACAAGAATCCATTAACTTATCGGGCGATAACATTCATCCATAAATTCTACCTATATTCATTTTTTATATGAATCTTTTTATGGCACCAAGGACATTCAATAGATACTGCAATTTCTCGTCTGTCGCAATCATCCATTTTAATAAAATACTCTTCAAAATCTCTAAAATATCTACCAGTAGGTTCTCTATGAGCATCTTCATTCTGATAGGTAAATACGCAATTACAATTAGGGCATCGCTGGGTAAATATAGGATTATCAAAATCTTTTCCTTTACTAATTATATTAATTGCCATAACTATTTCTCCTAATCTATATTTTAATGAGAGCGGCCAGACTCGAACTGGCGACTAAGGGCATTCAATAGCATATCCCTTCACGCTATAAAACTCTACCAACTGAGTTACGCTCTCATAAAGCGAGGCTTCCAATCCTTCTTTATCATGACCAAATAATTCAAACAAGAGCCTAGGTGCACATATCTCTTTCACTATTTGCTATCCGCTGTGCTACGTGATGGAAGTGACGTTACCTCGCTGGAGCAAGCAGTGTGATTCGAACACACATTTCCCCAAAGCGAACGTTTCCAAAGTAGCGATCTTTTTGTATCTTAGCTTTGTTAAATGAGAGAAGACCAATTCTTCCTTACTTGCATATAATGTGGAGCAGGAGGTCGGATTCGAACCGACGTGAGCAAAGCTGGCGGCTTACAAAACCGCTCCAATCGACCACTATGGGACTCCTGCAGATCTCTGTGTCTTTCCACAGCGCCAGCTACGCTTTGTTTAGTGGCGGCGCGCGACGTGCATAGCATCCACATTTTTCTAACGCAACTTGAATCGAACAAGTATCTCCCTCTGATAGTGAGGGCGCTTTCCAATTAAGCTATACGATAATATTTGGTGCTCCGCCCAAGCATCGAACTTGGAACCTCCCGATTATTGGCCGCTGCAGTAAGTCCTGCCCTTACATCTCTTAATCCGCGGTTAAGCAGTGTTACTATTACACCATGCAGCGAAGTCGGGTGCTCTGACCAATTGAGCTAGCGGAGCATATTAATTTGCCGTCTTTCCGAGCTGTCACCGTTTCTGCCGATTTGTAGGGTTCGTTCGAACAGTTTAAGCAACTTATCCCTTGGTAATGATAGCAAGCGAAGCCGTGCATGACTTCAATAGATTCAATAAGTGAGTAATAGGTTTATCCACCATACAAGGTACTATTTCGTTCTTATCTTTTCTATTTGCACTACTTACTACCATTTGGTACCCGAAGTGAGCTACGATCTCACACGCCTTGCGGCACAGCTTTTTGAGAGCTGCATGTCTACCAATTCCATCATTCGGGCATATTAAAGAATGCAAACGATAGGATTTGAACCCATGTCTTCCTCGTTCGTAGCGAGGCACTCTATCCAACTGAGTTACGCTTGCATATTTGACTCTTAGGTCAGTCAGCCACACATTACTTAACGCATTCCATTTGTTCGCGTGGTGCAGGTGAAGGGCCACGATCCCTCAATCCCATCTGGGCGACAGATTTTAAGTCTGTTCTGTATTCCAATTCCAGCACACCTGCATATCAATGGGCAGTTTTCAGAGATGCCTAGCTCTGCTAGTACTCAAAAGTCTGTCTATTTCACATTAGCCTATTTTCGTACAAGTATTGCTACCATTCAGCCTTGTGGATAACCTATGGCCATTGAACTTGAAACCAAACCATTGCTCAAGGATTTTGTAAAACTTTGTGGGCACACAATTTTAATTAATAATTATATAAAAGCCCTCTTTACAACTTTAAGACTTAAACTTTGACGAAAAAATAATCTTTGAGCATTGATCTCTGAACATTGATATTTAAACTTTAATCTTTACAGTTAGCAAATATATGTACATCTTGATTATAAGTCAATCCATATATTAGATCTTTTTTACTGTATTATTAGCATTAGTAAAAATATTGTTGAAGACCAATTTTTTTATTATTTCACATCAATGTATCGGTCAAAACCATCGAAGCAAGTCCGTTCTAGGTTTTCGAATGGCAGCAAGTTAGCTGCTTAATACTCGATATCAAGCACAGTTAGTGCGTTACTAACCGAAAGTGCCGCATCAACTTCAGTAATGAAACTAGAAATCTCATTGTCAAGCTGCTCAATGGCATCCTTGACACCAATAGGATCAATGATGTCATAAGTGTTATCCTTGATGTACTGAGCACGAAGATTCTTCATCGCTTCCGAATCAACAGCCATCTTAGAATCCTTCGGCTGTGCCTGAATGACACTAAGAACATAATTCTCTGCTCTCTTCTCAAGAGGATCACCACTGTTCTTATCAAGCTCATTCTTTGCTACAGCATACTGAGATGCAAGACGCTTCTTGAATGTGTTCTTGAACTCCATTCCATGGTTCTTCATCTCAATTGCGGTAGCAACTGTGTATTCAGTGTCACCAACCTTAACTTTCGTTACTGCATTAGATGCAACAACTGCCTTCTTGATTGCATTACGTCTTGCAATCAGATCAGACACCTTCTGGAAATCTGACTTCATGCTGTTCTTGAACTCATTAATAGTCACTCCATGAATCTTCTCATTGGAATGCTTATTCGCAATCACAAACGTACCAGAACAAATCGCATTATTGATACGTGAATCAATAACCTTAAGCTCTGCAAGCGCCTTGTGGACTGTCATCTGTTCCTTCGTTGCCATAATTCATAATCTCCTTTTAGTGATTTTTAATTATTAACTATAATTTTGTACTGTCTAGCGTGCTTACATATTACCACATTACTTGTCATATGTCAAGTGCATCTTGTGGTTTTTTCTTTTTATGTATTCAATCGGCTCAATCAATCAAGTTGGCTCTCTCTTGACTACATTCTGGATTATACCACAATAATTTCATATTGTCAAGGGGTATTTTCAAGAATTTCTACTGGAGTTTCAAATACACGACTGTTTAGTGCGATCAGATCTGCTCTAAACATATCAATTCGCTTATCAAAAGCACTATAATACTTCTTCATAAGCTTTTCCTTTGCAAGCATCTTGCCCTTCTCCTCGTCGTACACATCACCTTTCGCAAGCTTGACCTTAACCTTAAACTGCTTAGGCATCATGTACTTCTCACGAATCATATAACAGTCAAACTCATTGAGAAACTTATCAATCTTATTAATTGCATCAAGCTCAGTTCCTCTTAGAACGGCGAACGTTTCCTTCGTGTTTGGGTTGCTATAATACTGAATAGCCATTTTTTCTTTTGTCCTTTCTTTTTTAAATAATTTTGTATTGTCTTTTGACTTATGCTTGAATTATACCATATGTTTTTCTGTTTGTCAATAGCTTTTTTCGTTTTTTTGAATCACATATTGACTTCTTTCAACTATGCTTGGATTATATCACAAGAATTGCTGTTTGTCAAGTATCAAATTCATCCATCTTGGCTCCACAATTTGGACAATAATTATCATTCAAGATAAAAACAGTTTCCTCTTCATGACAATGTGAACATTCCATTGTACTTTCTGTCGGAAATAGATTGTCCGGGTGATGAATCCAATGTGCATGCACTCCATCTACAGTTGGCGCTTGCATCAACACTCGCCTGACACTGCCTTTGTATGGCAGATCATTCGATAAACTACTTAGAGCCTCGTCAGCATCAATCAGCCGCATCTATAATCTCCTCCAAACTTGCAAATAGTAATGATCCACCTGAATGATCCTTTTGTTCAAACTTACAAGGCTCCATATTATTTAGTAAGTTACATCCTGAACCATCCCAAAAAACATCATGATATGTGCATTTGGTGCATTTTTCTTTATTAATATGCTCAGTTATCATTTCTTTCGCAAACAATTCTCCTTTATGCAAGCATTCTCTCGCTTGAATAGATGCATCGACCAATTCATCAATGAGCTGCTTTAGGTTATTCGCATCACTATACCCATCATAATCGCAACCGATGTCCCATATAAATTGTAACCATTCATCTACACAATTTGGCTCACACATTTTACATCCTGTCTGTTCATCAATCCAATATTTCATTTTATTCACTTAAAATCATTAGTTATTATTTATCCTCCAATACCCAAATGTCACCACGTTGCTCTATAATTTTATAATTCTCAGCTACTTCGTTATAAGATACAGAATCATCAATAATACATTCATATCGGTATTCGCCGGTTTTAACAATACATGTTAAAATTCCACAAGTAACAATAATGGATAAACCAATAATAAGAGAAGATGTAGTTGCCCAAACAGGCCCATCAAGGATCATAGACACAGCAAATACAATTAATCCAGTAACAAATATTATGAATGCCAATACTGATACCCATGTGGGTAAACCAGTAATAGCCGTTTTATTTAATATAGTTATCCCTTCTACCATTCTCATTCCTCCACAAAATATTGAATATACAATTGAATTACATCACCTTCTGCCTCAATTCTCTCAGCTTCTTCAATTAATCCTTGCGCTTCCCAATATTTCTCCTGTTTAAATTTTTCTAACTGTTCACGAGTTGCTAATTCTATTTCAGGATACTTCCCAAGGAGGTCAAGCAAATCTTCTTTTTGCCACCATGTGAGATTCATAGATTCCATTTCTTTTCTAGTCATTACCATAAATCCTCCGAATATAATTCACAGATAATCCTCTCTGCTAAATCATCGCATGCCGAACGCGCCACACTCCAATTCATTGCCTTTCTATGACAATCCTCGCAATGATAATAAAAATTATCCGTATCATCATATCGACAGTTATCACAATAAATATCATCGAATGCTTTATAAATAAGGTTGCTTATTGCCTCTTTATTCTTTTCAAGTTTTTTGACTGGTGCTACTTCAATATATGAAGGACAACTATCATCACAAAGAGCACAAATTCTATTTTCACCACATATCATCATTTTCATTATACCCCTTTGTCTCATATTTTTCTATTAGTTCGTTTAATTTCCTTAATCCATTCATAAAAATTAAATCGTTTGCATAAAGGTAATAACGTAGCGCTTTAAGTTCAACGATAGGGACAGTTTCTATTGTAGGAAACTTATCAAGAAACGCCTTCTGCTTGAAGCAGTATTCTCTAACGGCAGCAACATTCATATTTTCATTATCTTTATCAAATATGATTACTTGATTGACCACATCAGCATCAATTGGCCTCATTTATTTAGTCCTCCTCAAATCTTTCTTCCTAAACAATCAACTTCAACAACATCATTATCGAGCACATCTGTTTCATAAAGCATCTCTTCTAGCACATGGATCTCGTCAAAATAATATGCAAGTTCTTTCTTTAGGTTTTCTATCGCTTCTTCTTTTGTTGCGCCATATCCATAAATATTTGTTAAGTCAAAATTATGATATCTATCAGAATCATTAAATAAACAACAAGTATGTGACTGAAACTTTTCCTTTCCATCATTATGATGTGCAATTTTCATTAACATAGTTTGCTCCTTTCGGCTCGTACATGTCACAAGCACTTGTGTCCTCATAACACAAATGCCCAAATATAAAAGTCATCCCCATTTCTTTTTCTTTAGGAGTCGGATGTGGAATGTCACAGCATAAATTCCAATCTCCACAACCAATATAATGCTTGCATGTCCCGCATTTATCCATTAATTTTACGCCTCTTTTGTAAAAAATAGATACATAGCTGTAACGCCATATGTATTCACTGCCATTTCAGTAGAGACTAGCTTAAATCCACGATCACCCCAATAGCTCAGTTCATTATTAAGTGCTTCAGTTGCATAATTACTTACAATCACAACCCGATTATCAAAACTCATTTTAATAACATCCTCCATCTGGCGCATCTCTCTTATAAGATGTGCATCCTACTGGATTGCCATTGCATCCGATTTCGTAGACGCATTTGTGGCAATCTCTAATATTCATCGAATCTTTTTCCATCCACTTATTAATAGTTGCGTCATCCACACCAAGATAGAATCCATTACTAACATGGCTTTGCTGAATAATTAGCTCATTAATACCAAAATCGTTAATACAATAGATAAAAGATTCTAGTTCTTCCAAACTAACAAATGGATGTTTTCCATTTCGAAGCAGATTAAGAATTGCTTTATTTTTTTCTTTTTGATTGTTGGGACAATTCTTATATTCATTTGACATTTGTTGATTGCTCCTTTATAAATTTGTTGCCTTAATGTACTATAATTTTGTACTATAGCCAGTATATCACATTTCTACGGTTTGTCAATATAGCAAGTTATACAAACTACAGTTGATAGTTTGGCGATTTTTGTATAAAAAAATAACTCCCACTATATAAGTGGGAGTTTTCGTATAATTAAATCAATACATTACTAAATATTATTTAATTCATGCTATCAATCTTAAGACTATATCCAAGAATTTTTTCTTTGTTGGCTTTACATTTTCTTCTTAAGCACACCAATTTCTTTCCAAACATTTCCGTCCATATCTACTTCAAAGCAGATCAAATCATTTTTAGAACCAACTCTGTTCTTTACAATTCTTAATCCAACATAATTTTTATCATATCTTAAATCATGCTCTATTGGTTCTCCCCAAGTATCATCTTCACAGACATATACATAGTTTTGCTTATCATCTGCTGATAAATGCTTCCACATTTGCATTTGGTCAGTAACATGCATCATTCTCTTTGAGCTTGCAATTTCCTGAGAATTTAAGTTTTCAATAGGGATATCATGCGCCGAATCTGTAAGCTGGAAGGTGCAAATACAATACATTTTTGTTTCATGAATCCACTCTGTAATTTTTGTAGCAGTTGCGGCTAACTTGGCAAAATCCTCAAGCCCAGAGCATTTAAGTGTATCGTATGCTACACCATCACATTTGTAAATTGTATTGGCTTTTTTAATTTCCATTTCGAGCACTTCATCTTCATAGCAAGAGCCGATATTCTTGAATAAAAATTTACCACTGCTTTCAGATTCAACCCATTGCATAATTCGTTGCACTTTCCGATATTCAGAAGATGTTTCATAAATTCTCTTTTTATAAGACTCTTCATCTTCTGTATACACTCCATTATCATCCATCTGTCTATAAATGTACTTTCCGTTATCATCTTTATATGATCCGAGTGCAATTTCTCTTTCTGGTTTATAAATATCTTTAATTCCATGTAGCTCTTGAATCTCTGGAGAATTAATGCATGTAACTAAGAAATTCAATTTAATGCTCTCTGCCGACATTTCGTTTGCAAGCAATAGAATTTTTTGCTTTTGAACAAGGACTAGATATGCAATAAGATAAACGAGATTTCTACCCTTACCGCTATTGCTCAAAGCACCTGTCATCAAAACGTTTCCGGGAAGCAATCCTCTGTAATACTTCTGAAGATATGGCCATGGCCCAGCAACACCCATAGATGGCATGCATAGGAATTGATCAATACATGAAACTGCGTTTTCTGTAAGAACAACAGGTTCATCAATTGCTTGTACTTTATTAGCTACCTTATCAATTCTGCCACGAACAATTCTACAAATATCATCTGGCGTTAATGAATTGAAACTCTTAATCGCCAGAATTTTTGATACATCATATCCAGTCTCATTAAAAGCCCTTAGCAATGAAAACTTTTTAAATATTGAAAGATAATTCTTAATATCATGAGGGTCGCTCATTGCCATTAATTCTTTAATTGTCTTATATCCGCCATACTGTCTATATTGTTTAAAACGCTCTTTAGACATGCTGCAGAACGTATTAATTTTCAATTCGGTAAAATCTTCAGAATATGAAACATAATAATCAGAAAATAACTGATAAAAAAACTCACATGCCTTGTCCGAAAAATCATATTTTGGGACAATTGAGGTTCCATATGTTAAATATAATGTTGGCTCTTTATAAAATGATCCAACTACCAGCATTTCGGACTGGCTATTAGTTAATTCAAGTTCCATATTTTCACTTCCTATCAAATTAAGTCTTCCAAAAGATCGCTAATATCCCCTAATCCATCACTCTGTTCAACTGCCTTAATTTTGCTATAATCAATGTTTACACTCTTTTTAATGCGGCTTTGTTTCTCTTTCTCTTCTGCCTCTTTCTTTGCTTTTTCCTTGGCTTTTGAATATTTTACATAATTACTCATTAAAATAGCAAGATCATAGTTAACTCTTACTTCTCCGTCAATCATCTTACCATGATGCTTGTTCCATGCATTTGTTTTGTCTAGTTCTTTCTGATAGTCCTTCCACATATCAAATAATGTTTCTAATTCAATTGGCTTGCACCGTTTTCCATTATATTTTCCAGATTGAATGTCTGCAATGATTGACCAAAAACGACGACTTAATGCCCCAACATCATAATGTACAATCAAATACTCATTGAATTCGTCTTGCACAAAACGATGCATTAATTTCTTTTGTGCTTCTGATTCTAGTTGATCTAAATTCTGTAAGGCATCTGAATAAATGGACGAGTACCTGTTGTTTTTTAGTACTCGCCCATTACACATTGTTTTAAAACATTCAGTATGATAGCTTTTCTGCTTGTAAGAAACCATATGCATATCATTCTTTGTCAAAACAATATCTTCCCCACAGAACGCGCATTTTCTAATTAAAGTGGCGCTCATTTATTATGTCTCCTTACTGTGAAACTACTTCAAGAATCTGGTTTAGAATAGCAATGTCTGTAACCTTGGCGAACTGGTCTGGAAGACCTGCTTCCTTTAGGGCAGCACGTTTGGCTTTCTTGTCTTCAGGAGAAAGAGATGACAGAACTCCCTTAATTTCTGCCTTAAGGTTCTTGCATTCTTCGTCTTTTCTAATTTCCACATCCAACTCGTCTGTTTCCATTAGATCCTCTTTATGTGAATTATAATAGTCTTCCTTTTCTTTTTTCTCCTGCTTTGATTTGCTCTCAATATATTCGTCTGTTGCGTCATGAGACTTAATAGAATTCTTAATTGCATCCTTGACAGTATCAATATAATTCTTTGCAGAAACTTCTACTCTGTCAGCAATATCTTCAAATCTACCACCTGCATCAATATATCCATTTCCACGAAAGTACATCCATCTGCTAACACCATCTACATGCCCATCAGTAATTTCTCTTTCAATAACACCCATCATACAAATATCTGCCTTATTAGCAAAAATCGAATCATAATCTGTTGAAAGATTAGATGTAAGCATCTGGTATTCATCGCCATTTTTCTCTTTAATATCCTTAATCTTAGTGTGCCCAATAAACACTAGACAGTACCCACTAGATTCTAGTCTGGTAATAACGGAATTAATTAGCTCATCCACTTTTCTACGCCCAGCTCCATAACCTCCAAAACACGCATTAAATTCATGCTTGGTGCCAGACTTCTTATAGTCAAGACGCACAATTTCCTTTTGAGCCATAGAAATCCATTCGTCAACGGTATCAAATGCAATAATAGAAAACGAATTTTCGTCCTTATTTTCTACTAGTTCGTCAACGACTTCCATTAGTGTAGACCAATCTGGGCAATCAGCAACCATTAGATTGTCAAGAGCAAGATAACCTCTCTCATTTCCACAGCTAATCAATAGGCCATGACTCATGTCGCCATATAGTTCTTTAATTAAATTTGCAAACAATGTAGTTTTGCCCCATTTTTTTGGTGCTCTCCAATAGTGGCGATAGTTAGTAATATCTACTGTTACCTCATTTTTCTTCCATAAAGCCATAATAATATCAGTCTCCTTTACCTTTTAAACTATTTATATATCTATCTAACTCTTCTTGTGTGATATATCCTTTTTCAATTGCATCTTCCGCATACAACCAATGCAATGCCTCGCCTGTTTGTGGATGTTTATACGTATAATTTTGTTTACCTCTACAGCACTTTGTAATAGAGCTTGGATCAAATCCATATAAATTTTGTACTTCTTTTGCTCCCCAAAAAATTTGATTTAATTCTATACAATATATTCTTCTACATTTCCACCAATTACTACCTTTACGAGAATCACTCATCTTTTTCTTTGCTTCTTCTGTGTGATGTTTCCCATACATTGGATGATTGCTTGGATTTATAAATCTTTCTTTTGCTTTTTCTGATAGATTTAATTTTTGTTCATCTGACAATTTTTTACCTAAACTGGGATGTTGTTTTTCTATCCATATATGTTTGCCTTTAGTTGTTGGATTTGCCCAATATAATTTATGTTTTTCATACCATTGTTTATATGTTTCTTCATCCATGCGTTCTTTTGGAGAAACTTTAAACTGGGGATTATTCTCGCCTACTAATCCTACTCTTCCATACATTGGATGATTATTTGGATCTGAAAGTCTTTCTTTTGCAGCTTTTGATATCTTTTTTCTTGTTTCTTTACTTGGAGTCCATCCTTGCGTTGTTCCTCCACCATAAACAAGATTATACCAATTGTTAGATTCAACAGCATTAAAGAAAACACTATAATTATATTCCTTTTCATTTAATTCTTCTGCAGAATAAGCAATATCAATTACATTTCTTACAAAATTTTCTTTTCCATATTTGTCAATTGCTTGTTTAAATGCTGCACCACTACCAAGATATTCTTGCCAATTTCCATAGAATTTTCTTTGGCCTAAATATCTTTTGCCATCAATCAAATTCGTTGTGATATAAATAAATCCATATGGATCTTTTACTTCCGTATATGTTGTATCTTGTAGCCCATCAACGGAAGAATTCATTTCTTTTAATTCTTCCATCTATTATCACTTCGCTGTCTATAATTTAGTATTGTCTAGGGAAGCTTTAATTCTTCCCTAGACTTATGGATTCTCACCATGGCTCATCTTCATCGTCAGATGCATCGTCGCCCCAATCATCATCTACATTGGATGTTGACTCTGCCTTACCAGTGAAATCCTGTTCTGCTTTCCTTGATGCATTTACCTTCTTAATTGCTTCATCAATTGCCTTTTCAGTATATGTTTCTTTGTCAATAGTTGATGGCTTTGCACCTGTAATAATAAGTTCTCGATGAGTCGGTGCAAAAACTCTCTTGTCCATATCATTAGATTCGCCCCAGCAATCATCATCTTCCTCATCATTCACGTCTTCAACATTATTAACAACATTGATGTGTCCATGAACCTGAATGGAATTATAAGGCTTTAGCCCACTACGCATCTGCTTTGCGAGCTTTGCATCTTCAATAATAAATTCAGCAGACTCAATAGAGTTATAATTCACAATCTTTGCATCAACCACAAATCGACCAGTTGGCTTGTCGTTTTCTCTTTCCTGATCAATACCAACAAAAACAATTGTCTGCGTAAAATCATGAGCGGGAGCATAATCCTCCGCCTCAAAGTCAACATCCTTCTGACATAGAGAAACTTGTGTTGGGACAAACTTTGTGGTACGAGAGACTTCTCCATCTTTGTTAGTATAACTGCCAAATTCTAGATTTCCTTTAACAAAAACAGAATCACCATCATTAAGATTTTCATTAATATATTCACATGCATCATATTCTGTTCTATAATGATTGTCATTCTTGAGCTTTCCATTCTCTCCCGGAACTTTCTTAAGCCCAGTCAGTACACCAATCATACGATATCCCTCTGGTGCATTCTTAATTCTATCCTTCCAAGCAATTGCCTTTACTTCTGTCTTGCCATCTTCATCCTTCTTACTAAAATATACCTTATCGCGCGGCATACCATTAAGCGAAGGATAAATTGTCTTCTTGTCCTCATATTCTACGCCAAAGTTAACCATACGGAAATCCTTGCCTGTCTTGGTCTTCTTTTCTGTATAGAAGTTATCCTTCTCTACTCCGCTTACAATTCCTCTAACCTGAAAGGTTCCCTTGGTTTGTGGGAAACTAAAAAATTTTTCTGCCATAATAAAACTGTCTCCTTTATTATATATTTTTTATTTTATTTGGTTGCATTTGCACAACAATTTAAATAATTATCTAGTTGTTCTTGCGTAATGTAATTTTCTCTAATTGCAGTTTCTGCATAAGCCCAATGCAATTTTACTCCTGTTATTGGATGACGGCCACATGTATTTTGCTTTTTGGCACAAGCCTTACTGACTCCGTCTGATGAAATGTCAGGATATTTATTCTGTACATCTTTCGCCCCCCAAAAACATTGATCTAATTCTAAACAATATACAGGACGATATCTTGAGCTATTGACCCCAGTGCATTTTCCTTTCTTTGCAGCGCTTATTTTACTTCTAGTCTCTATGCTTACTAAACGTCCTTTTAATGCGTCTGATATTTTTTTCTTCGCGTCTACAGATAGTGGCTTCCCTTTGTTGTTCGGTGGTCTTCCTTTTTTGATATCACTCAATTTCTTTTTGGTCTCAGCAGAAAGACATTTCCCCTTACGCAAATCACTCATTCGCTGTCTTGCTTCTATAGATTGGAATTGCTCTTTTGCCTTTTCCCTTAGCTTCTCTTTTGTCTCTTCCGATACTTTTTTCCCTTTGTTCGACGCACTCATTTTCTTTTTAGTCTCTTCGCTTGGATGCCATCCATTGTTTATTCCGCCACCAAGTACTAAATTATACCAATCATCAGATTCAACAACATCAAAGAAAACGCTATAATCATATTCTTTTTTATTTAATTCATTTGGAGAATAGGCGACATCAATAATACGCTTTATAAAATTTTCTTTTCCATATTTACTAAGCGCTTGTTTAAATGCGATTCCACTTCCAACATAATCTTGCCAATTATTATAAAATTTTCTTTGCCCTAGGTATCTTTTACCATCAACTAAATTTGTTGTGATATAAATAAAACCATATGGATTTTTTATTTCCGTATATATTATATCTTCTTGTAGCTTATTGGAAGAACTTGTTTCTTTGAATTCTCCCACCTATTATCACCTTTTTCCTATAATTTTGTATTGTTGAATAAAATAAAAATTAATACTTATAATATCTTTCATCCATGACCGCATTATAATATGTGTATTTGTCTAAAATGTCTTTCCCTATATTCAACATATTATTTTCGTGCTCACAGCATGGACATTTCGCTTGTATATATAAATACTCAATATAATTATTTCGTTCATCAACCTGAAAAATTGTTCCACATTTCTGGCATTGAACATTGACGCTCTCTGATTTCATTCATTATTCATCCCCCTTTCTTAACAATTGAAAAGACTATAATTTTGTATTACATCTCATTACGATTGCATTATACCATAATAATTGTGTCTTGTCAAGCTTTTTTATCAGAGAGCGAAAAAATTTATATTTCGATTTTAATTTGCATGGACTCTCCTTTGATCATTGCGCAATTTCCACTTACCTCAATGTTTGTAATTTCATTGTTCCATAAAAAGATTTCATTATCTTTCAATTTAACACCAATCCTTTCTCCATCATCAATAATATGGAAAATTCCCCTAATTTTTTGATTTCCATACCAATCATGATGTATTGTTATTTCCCCATTCTTACCATTTAGATTATGTAAGTCATTTACAATTTTCTTTTCCATAAAATTATGTCTCCCCTTTTGTAATGTAAAATAATTTACCTTTGCTTCTCTCTTATACAAAAATTATACAATAAAAACATATGTTCGGCAACTATTTTTTGCAATTATAATTTTGTATTGTTAATTAAGATTATAGACCGCACCATTACGGCCTATACAAAATCTATAAATTTATTAGCAATAACATCGACATATGAATTTAACTTATATCCATATTGTTGCGCCAATGCTTTGCCTTCTTCTGTATATAAAAATTCTCTTAATCCAAGATTGTTTTTTTCCATTGCATTTTTAATTTTATACAATAGCCCAGATGCAGCAAGTGCCTTCATTGTCAACAATGGCATATCTACATGTTTTCTATATGTTTGAATTCTTCTATATACCCAGCGGAAAAATTTATCGTCTGAATCTACTGTATATGCATTGTCCATTTCTTTATATAGACAGTCATCTCCGATTAGCTTCTTAACCCTAATAGTTGTTCCATAACACATATATTCTTTTTCTGAAAATGCCTTGTCTAAATAATTATATAATTTTGATGATAATTCAACTTTTCGTCCATCATTAAAACATATATATTTTTTATCCTCGCTAATCATACTTCTATTAAGAGCAACAATATCTTCCATACTTTTACCGCTAATGCCTTCCCATAGCAATTCTAAAAGCGCTTTATCTGTATAGTTATATAACTCATCTTCTATATCATCAAGCTGTTCCCTTGTTAAGAATTTTTGAGTCAATGTTTCTGTATCAAGGCATTGAAGCAGCATAGCTTTATTTATATCTGCATAATTATTTTTCTTACAAAAACCATGATGCATACAGAAAATAGAATAGCTTTTCAAATATACATTGTAATTTTCAAGCACATGCACAGATTTTGCATCAAACTCTTTATACATCGCTAATATTTCTTTTCTTGAAAAGCTATTACAATCTTTCCCTTTTTGTTGTTCATATTTATATGTTTTGTTAAACATTCCTGTTAATGAAGTCTCTGCTACAATTCTACTTCTTTTATAATCGTTTATAAATTGTATCTTTACCTCCTCATTATAAAACACATGATCACCCCTTGTGAATTTCTCGTTTCTTTTATTGTACAGTACAAAATTATAATTGTCAAATCTTATTAAATCATATCATCCAAAATGTTTGCAGCTTGCTGCTTTTTGTCTTTAGACATATTTGCATATCTCATAGTAGTAGCAATATTTTTATGATTAAGAACTGACGCACAAAGATAAATATCTCCAGTCTTTTCGTATAAATTAGTTGCACAAGAATGTCTCAACACATGTGGTGTAACATGCTTACTTGTCACATCCTTACTATATTTTTCTAGCATCACCCTAATGCCGTCTCTTGTAATTCTCTTTTTAAAGCTAGAAATAAACAAGGCATCTGTATTCGCCATGCTAAAATATTTTTTTCTATCCTGTAGCCACAATTCTAGCTGCTTCTTTACTCTATCGCCAAATAGAATATTACATGTTTTTCCTCTTTTTTCGATTACCTTAATAGTATTATTTTCGAAATCAATATCACCAATATCAATTTGCGTGATTGCAGATACACGCAACCCAGTAGTTAGTCCAAGCATAATAATGGCTAGATCCCTATTTTTCATCTTTTTGCTTGCAAGCTTATCAACATTTTCAAGAATCATTTGCATTTCTTTTTCTGTTAAATAAGCAACGTCTGGTGTATCTTGCACTTTAGGACGTTCTGTTCTCTCCATTGGATTTTCTTTAATATAATCATTTTCTTTAAGGAACCCAAAAAACGTATTTAATGCAGACCACTTTGTCGCACGAATACTATCACTTGTATTATAATGTCCATTGATAGTTTCTTTATTCTTCAATGCTGCAAAATATTTATTAATATCCAAAGGTGTTACCTTTTTATAAAAATCATTTGAGATTCTATTTTCATTAATAAATTCTGCAAACTCCTTCACATATGCGACATATCTCTCAACTGTTGTATAAGATTTAGTTGTACACATATAATAGTAAAATTCAGAAAAAATTTTAGGAAGTCCTTTTAATTTTGCCTGCATCTTATTTGTAGAAACAATTTCCTTCTCCATTCTTCCTGTCATTTTTAACCCTCCTTAATTTTCTTTTTTCTCCATTTAACAAAAGTATATGTTGCAAATGCCCAGATGAAAAGTCTTCCATTCAAAATTGCTGCAATGCCCATAATGAAAACATACCACATCCATCCAATAAGAAGGCAATCTGGCTTCTGCTTGTAGCAATCTTCTCCATCTTCTACCCAATGATAATATTCCTTATTATTTTTATATACTTTATTTCTATCGACAACAATGTCTCTTGTTTTTGGGGCAATAACACTAACAATATTATTCGTAAAAGCATCAAGTGAAAACATAAAATCACATGCCGCAATATTGCTATGGATAAAACATGTGTCTGATTTTTTATTGTATTTAATAAATGTAATTTCAATTTCTGGGAAAAGTACAACATCTTTCTTGATGAAATTTTTACATTTAAATTTTGATCCAGTGTAATATCTAGTTCCGTTATAGTCAAAGTAATCGCACATAACACCGTTGTTCATATTAAGACATTACCTTCTCAATAATATCAACTACTTCACTAAGCAAATCAATGCATTCTTCAAGATGTTCACAACACTCTTCTGCCTTGCTATACCTGTCAGATCCTTGCAAATTCTCAGGCATATTATCTAGGCACTCCTGTTCTTCGTCATAAATATCTTGAATACGACTATTAAGCTGTTCAATTTCTGTGGATAGGATTTCTAGTTTTTTTCTGCGTTTATTATTCATAGGAAATACCTCCATTCAAAAATTATAATCATTTATTTGTTATTATAATTATAACGCTATAATTTTGTTTTGTCAAGTATTTTGTTGAGTTTTAATTACTTTCCATACAGGTGCTGATTTAGTTCCACCAACTCGCTCAACAAAACCAAACATCGAGAACAAGATCTCCTCAATATCTGTTTCTTTTAGATCCATCTTCCGAGGGCTTTGCGGATAATTGCAAATAAATTCCCCATTATTATTCATTACTTGTTTAATTTGATTTAACGTTTCAAAGAGCATTAGCAAAGAACTCTGCACATTAAGCACATTAGAGGCGAATACAATATCATACTGTCTATTTAGTGCAAATTTATCGAGTAGTACATCTCCATTGCCAACCCATAGATCATATGCTACCACATCAAATCCTTTGTTTAGAAGATATTTTGTACTAGTAGCTCCCTTCCCCGCACCAAAGTCGAGAATTGTTTTACTCTTATCCACATTACTTTCCACCCAAAGAGAGACTACTGCACGAATCTTTCCATCCTTAATAGCCGAAGCTCCTGCACTTCGACTAGTTGCCTTTGCAATTTTGATTTCCTGAGCTGTCATACTTCAATGTCCTTTCTATTACAAAGCTAATTAAAAAGAGACCTGCCTACTCATAAGTATCAATTTCTACCAACTTTAAGCCCAAGTTTATAATGCTCAATATTTCTCTTAATAGAATGCTTTCTATTCAACAGAGAAAACGCCAGCTTGTGAGCTTTAATTTCCTTTTTAATTTTATTCTTAATACTCCAGACTTTGTCTTTGAATCTGCATTCCCAACAATCCGTATAGTCCAACGAATCCCAACCGTCATACGTGTAAAAGTAATGGTTGGAATAAAAATTCAAACGATGATACTTTCCACAACTATCACATTTTTTATAAAGCCATTCCCATCTCGCTTCATCATGAGGAAGCTCTTCGATAAGATAATCATACTGACCATAGTCATTATCTTCTCCCTGTAGTACAGGATTCTTCCACCAATTTTTCATAATTAATCTCCTTTTAATTAAAACCAACAATCATACTTTTCTGCAATGTCATTTGCTTCTTCCATGGATGCAGCATATCCATGGAATCGCTCACACCACTTATTTGTTTCTTTTTCTACTTCTTTATAATTATTTTGAGGATTGCTCTCTTTCCAAGTTTCCCATATAAAAGAACAAATTTTTGCTGCAACAATATAAGTATCTTCATTCCAAACCAATACAACAGGAATGCCCGTAACTGGACATTGAAAATCACTGCTTATAAAATTCATAATCAATCCCCTTTCCTATTTACCAGTTTAACTCCAGATGACAATTTATAAGTACTTTCTTTTTTCTTCTTGGGAATTAAGATTGTGCTTTGTCCTGCTATAAATTTGATATCCCCTCTGTGTGACACCAATTCTTTTGTAAGTTTAATGATGTGAGATGTTTGTGCTGCATTCAGGTCTGCCATACCAATTATATGATACAAATCAGCTTTCACAAACTTGTCCATTTCGCTAACTGCTGTTCTGCAAGACAAAATTGATTCATTAAGATCTTTTATTGTCATCTTACTTGTATCACGTACATTTAAATTATACTTCGACAAGACAGTTTCACACTGCTCTATCTGCTTAGAAATATTTTCTACTATGATTTGATATTCTGAATGCTTCATTATCAATTCCCTTTCTTATTCCCAAATTACCTTCTGTTTAAGACAGCCTTCATAAACATCTGGATAACTTACTTCTTCAATATTGGGCTTGTCTTTCCCTTTAAAATTATTCCAATCGGATCTTCCAAATGTAGTATGGCACACAGGACAACAATAATTTGCCATATCAATCTGATAACTATAAAACAGGTCATCATCAGTTATGTCCATTGCACAAACTGTATAACCATGACTTTTAAGAACTTCTGCAATATGTCCCTGTCCACAAGCTGGTTCCATAATTGCTTGACTGAAATTCTCAAGTTCAAGCAGCATTTCGACAGCACTTGGTGGAGTTGCATAATAATCATTTACTTCTCGCTCAGTATCACTGTGGTTACTTGCACCATGACAAGAATAAATTGCTTTACTATTTCCTGTCCAATCCTTAGTTGTCATAAATTATGTCATTTCCTTTCTGTTACTCGTTAACTAGAATTACTGTTTCGCCATCCTCAAATTCCTTTCCACATATGTCGCAATAACGCCCATGCGGATCATCGAAATCTTCTGTTGCATCAAACCATTGCCAGTAATCAAACTCAGCTTCTTTATATGGTTCATCTCCTTTAAGACATTGTTTGCAAATAATCATTAAATCACATCCTTGCGTGAATTTTGTATTGTTAATGTTGGTCAAATTTAATAAATTGGATTTTCTTATTGAAGCACTTCCTACAAATACTACAAGTGATTGTTTTATCCTTTTGATTAGGACAACCAGTAGTTCCATTCGGAAACTCAGGATTCAAAGTCTTGTCTTTAAAGTCTACATAGGCCACAGGTAAGTTGTGAGGATTTTCTACCTTCCAACCAATATGCCATGCAGAGAATCTTACTGTGAAGTTATCTGGCAAATCTCCGTTCTTGTCAATCCATTCATTTATAATCCAATATTTCTTTGTGTATGCAAGGAACTTAATATCAGGAAATGTGTTTGCCAAATCCACCATTCCAACAAAGAAATCTGCATCGGGAATGTCACCACTATCAGTCCAACGAAACAAAGGATACGGACGGTGTTTAATTTTACATTTCACTTGTTCCCAAAAGTCTACCGGATCTGTATTATACAATCTTAAGTTTCTTGCATATGCAGCCTGTACAACTGCTATTTGCTGTCTGCCTTTGTTACAGTAACAACCTCCCTCTCTGCACGGTGCATCTTCTCGACATGTACAAATAGGAAATGCTAAGTCATTGCACAAAGGCCCAGTCTTACTATTCTTATCACTTATATGCACTTCATCACTTTGTGCTGCAAGATAATTAATATAGTCTTCTCTTTCCATCCATACCTTGCTTGCATTTTTCTTTTTCATAATTCGTACCTCCATTATACAATAATTTTGTATTCTGTCAATAAAAGAGGCATAGATTTCTCTACGCCTCTTTACATTTATTTTATTTAATTTTACTTACTGCCTCTTCCCTTGTTTTTCCAAAATTCGCTTCCTGAAGAATGCCAAGATAAGGGATGAACACCCAAATGTCATCATTATAATCACACCATTCAAGAACTTTTTCTTTTAGAAGATCTTCGACTGTTTCAACCAGTCCAAAACACACTTCCTTATCGGCAGTCCATACCTTACGAATTGTGCCATCGTAACCACGTTTCTTGAAAAATTTAAGTTCCATTTTTTAAGTCCTTTCAGAATTTCAAAGTGTTTTCTGCAATCTCCGAAAGCATATGCGTAAAGTCTTCAACAACTTTACTCAACAGATATACATCTACCCAATCACCGTCTGACGTTGTGGCCATATACCATCCGTTGCCTGAGTATTCTTCAATTCCATAGATGTCACAATAATTATAACTCAGATATGCCATCAACATATTAAATTCATTTTCCGAATTTACCTTATACGCAATATGAGTGTACAACCCATCATCTCCATAAGGAATAGGAACAATAAAATGTTTTAGATTAATATCCTTAAATGCGTTCTCTTCATATTTCACACAGTCGCTATAGTTTGTAAATTCCTTTCCGTCAAGTGCCTGATAGACAATGGTTTCCTTTTTAATTTCTTTCATTTACTTTGCCTCCTTATTAAGTTCAGAGCCATCAAAGTTGTTAATTTTATCATAAATATATGACCATCCTGATTCAATCATGTAGTCTGTAAACCAATGATTGTCACACATCTCTCGCAACTTTGCAATATTTGCTTCCGTTGCTGGATAGTCATGCAGTTCAAGTGCATTTGCAAGGTCAGCTTCGTTCCAACGAACTGTACCAAACTATTCATTTTTCATTTATTCATCCTCCTCTTAAAATTACATTTTTAATTTACTGCCGTACTGCCGTAATATTAATATCGCTTTTCTTTGCTTTATACTTTCTACTTGCCTTTGTTTTTGCTTTGTCCCATGCTTCGTCAAGGTCATTTGCCTTTACTTTAATATCTTCTCTGAACATAGGCTCATAACAGTTACAAGTCAGAATAAATTCTTTCATAATTAAATCCTCTGCTTAATCGTCTCCATCACTATCATCCATCTGATTCCCGTTGTACCACTCTCTCAAATAGCCAATATCGGTACAATCAACCTCCCAAGTGCCGTCCATAAATGTTCCATCATAAGGGATAGGAATAATACCAGCATCATCTTTTGCGATTTCAATTGCTTCATCAAGTGTCTTCGCTTCCACATTTACCATTCCCATCATTGTCCAACACACAGGAATTCTCCAAGTTTTCATTTACTCGTCCTCCTCAAGAATCCAGTCATATCCGAGCCATTTAATTTCATCATCAGAGAAACCAATCGCATACACATCTCTACGAGCAATTTCAAGCTCTACATTTCCGTTATTTGTACAGCATTTGATTGCGTTGTCAAGCAATTCAAGCGCTCTTCTATATGTGATATATCCTGAATTATTTGTCTTGTCTGGAGGGATTTCATTTCCATCCTCGTCTTCATCACCTTCAACCCACCAAGACTCCCACATATTATAAGTTTCACTTAGACGTTCAACCATGAATTCTTCACAACAAGAGTCCTCAACATATGCTCTATAATCAGGATCTTCAATTTATTCTGTACTATGCCATTCGGAATAATATCCATCAAGCATATCAAGAATTTCTTTTTCGAGATGTTTATATGCATCATCCCATTTAATGCACAATTCTCTTTCAAAACAATTTACAAAATATCTTGTAACCATTTTATTTACTCATTTCACTTTTAATAAATTCTTTCTTTGCTTCTACATCCAACAGTTCACCACATGGTTCATATGGATCGTGCTTAATGCTTTCAATGTCTTTAAGCATCAACTCAAACGATTCGCTGTGGCTTTTCCCTTGTCTCATCCAGAAGTTGTAACACTCTTGTGAGAATTGATTTAATATTTCCATTGTTTTTTCTTTACTCAACATTTATTAATCTCCTTCCTATTTTATAAAAGGGGCTTTATTCAAGCCCCTTTTATATTTAAAATTAAGATAGTTCGATAAATTCAAACTGGTCAAATACATTTGGGTAATAAATACCAATCCAAAAATTATCTTGCACATTCTGATAATAAGCTAGGTCTTGGTTCCAATCCTGAATCTGATTATAAAGCTCCTTTTTACTAACAACATCGTCGTCATCATCAAATACATTGTTCTCATACTGATAAGTTAGCGACTCGTAAATCTGTTTATTCTCTGCAACCTTTGCATCTACAGTAATATAAACACAGGCGAAATAGATTGAGCTGATTAGTACACTAAGTCCTGCAAAACATACGGCAATTACCGAAATAACATATAGAAACGAATGGTCATATGAGTCAAGTTTGATCGCTCCAATGATGCCAAGCACCAATACAGCAACAAGCATAAAAAATACCATTTTAAATCTCCTTTACTCTGCAAATAATTTTGTATTGTTTACCAGCTACTCACGTAATAAATAGCTTGCGTTTCAAAGTCAGTGGTGGCAAGAACATTTTCAAGAATCTTAATGGAGTCAACAATGTCGTTTACATAATACTCGTCGTAATCACACCCTCCAAAAAAGAATCCATCACAACAAGGAAGCAACTCCTCTGCAACACTTGAGTCAATTACCACTTTGCCATCTTCATAAATCGGCTCCCAACCATTAGGAGTCCCCTTATCTCCATTATGCACCTGCCCATACATCATTGTGCAAGAATCAAGCACTGTTTTACAGATACCGAGAAGGTTTTCAAGAATCTCCTTTGTACACTCATGATGATAATCACAATCATCCTCTCCATCCTGAACGTTTTCAACGAAGAATGCATGAATCTGATTTGCTTTTCTCCAATAGCCAACCTGCTCCATGATCCTATCGTATCCATATTTATGCTCTGCGTCCCAAGCAGAATAACGTTTCTTGTAGAAAGGTTTATAAAATTCAATTACATCCTTGCTCGGAAGCTCGCTTTCATCAATATTGCACCATTCCTTAAGTGTGCAGTCTGCATATTTACTTCCTTCTTTCTTTGCTTTCATCCAATCAAAATAATTTTCAATTGCACTTACCTCGCTTGCCGTAGCATTCTTGTAACGAGGCATTCTGTTAAGATACATATCCAAACCCATAATAAAATCCTCCTTTAATTATTTATACATGCCATTTTGACAATTGCTCATTTACATATCCAATATGAGCAAGTTGATCATTAATACTTTTTGTACGCATTCTCATTGTTGTCTTAATTGAAAAGTCAAGTTCTTTTTTAAATCCTTCCTATTCTTTTACAAGAGTAAGCATCATCCATTCGCTCAAACTACAAACATTTTTTACTTCTCCATTAGGGGTAATTAAAAAGGCTGGAAAACCAAAACCAATCGCACTATTATCGTAAATATAAAAAACAAAATAATTTTTCATATTACTCAATGCAAGATGGTAATGTTTACAACCACTACACATATAATTGGCGTTAGATAGCGTATGAGTTATATAATCAATAATTTGTTCCATCATTGTTTTGCCTTTTGCTTGATACTGACTTTCTGTAAAATCATTTAGCACCTTTAAGGCTTCCTCTGCATGTTTGATGGCGACAACAGTTACTTCATATTGGTCATTCATTTTTAAATTCTTCTTTAATATTTTGTTTCTCTTTCATTCATTAGCCAGCCAACACCCTTACTATGGTTCTCATCAAACCAATGCCAAATCTCTTCTCTATGAGTCCCTTTGCTCCAACTATGCCAATCAATATCAATGCATTCATTCTCGTCAATAGGGACATCTTCAAGCTCATCCCAGAGCTTTTTAATCTCTACATCTTTCATTTTTTAAATCCTCAGCATAAAATTAGAATCCCTTACAATACAACCAACGCCATCTTTCGATACTCTTTTAAAACATCTTCCTATCATAAAATCCATACAAAGCAAATATTTGACATTCGGGACTTTTTCAAATAGCTCAATTGTATCTTTGCAAAAAATTTGTGTTATCGGCTTAAAATTTTCATCATAGCAATCATAGAAATATGTTTCCATATTACCCTCAACTTTCATATACATCCACCGCAACATCCCCACTCAACATTATCATTAAACACTTGATCAATTTCTGCTGCATATTTGCGGAACTGTTCTGGAATTCTCTCTACATCAATTTGCCATTCATCTTGCCATGCTCCCTCATAATTTGGCATTAGACCGCCACCGCTGCTCCAAAACGGTCTGTATGTCGGTTTATCTTTAGAGTTGAAGCCATAACCAAATGTAATTTCCTTTCCGTCAATCTCAAGTGTAAGCACACCGCTACACAGATTGGGATAGCTCCCAGTGTAAGAAACAAAATTTACATGTTTAGTTTCATTATTGTTGCGATTAGTTAACATTTTATTATCCTTTCAGCATCTGCTCTTCTTCCTTTGTTTCAGAACCGAGCATCCAAAGGTTTTCGTTTGAGATTGTGGTTTTGGTTTCATCAATTTCATTTTCGTACAACTCGGTCAGCCAGAATTTAATCATTTCGTTCATGTCAAAAATCCTCCTCGTCCAACATGTCATCAAGTCTGTCTGACATTTCTTCAAACAGAAATATCGGCTCATAGCCCATTTCATTTGCAAGAGCAACAATTGCCCTCTTGTTCATGTCGTTCTCGTGATTTTCTTTGTCCATTCTGTGCGCAAACGCATGAAGTTTTCCGTTTATGAACACATTGGTGTCGGTGATTTCGATTGTAAACATTTTCATTTTACTTTTCTCCCTCATTAAGATAGCTATTCAGCAAATCCACAACTTCACCAGAATGCTTTATGAGGCATTCATTAATATCCGCAATTCTTTTTGCGCTGTCGAGTGTTGCCTTCCATTCTTTCATGACGTATTCATACTCAACCAGATCATAACCAGTGAGCAGTTTAAAG